TCCCCTTTTTTTTCTTAAATTTAAACCCATCATTATGACAACAGAAATCATCAAACAAAAGGTGTCACTTATTAATGACATCAACAAGCTTAATTTACTTCTTTGTAAAAAGAGTATTAGCCCCGAAGAGTTTGACACATTGTATGATTATACAATTGAAGAACTTGAAGAGACTATTTTTACGGGTGAACAAGCCGTAAAATTAAACAACAACCTAGATAAAATCAAAAAACTTATCTTGGAACACAGAGAAATTCGTCGAGGATTAGAGGATGGCAACTAGCCATCTTCATCCCCTCGGGGATTTCTTATTTAGATAAAATTCCTAGATAGTTTTACTATCATCCGCTCCTCGCGGCCCTCAAAAAATACATACTCTCGGAAACCTTCCCTTGTAACACGTGTTATTTCCCTTTTTTCTTTTAAAATTAATTATGAATACAATTATTACTAATGAAATCATTGTGCACAACGGTAAAACCGTTAGAGCACAGCGGGTTAAATACCCAAGAACTAATCGCGAAACTATGAGAATTTGGGAAGACCCAAAATCTCCTTACGCTACCGCGATTATTGTCCTAGATAAAGGAAATACAGGATACGAATTCTAATCCTTAAGACAGATACCCGTGAAATACCGGGTATCTTTTCCTTAGATTTTTCCCTTTTTTCTTTTTAAATATTTATTAATTCCGTAACCCCTAAATCCCTATATCCTATGTTGCAAGCAACTTACATCCGTCAGTACAGAAAACCAGGTTCTACAAAGACAACCTTTGTGTACAAAGTCGAATCTTCAAGTCCTGAAGATTTAGCAGCCTTCGAAGCTGCGCAAGGCTCCTTCCATCGTGTTGATCCAAAGACAGGTACACCTGTTTGGTTCACCACTAGATTTGTAGGAGAAACCGCAGAGCTCATCGTCACCGATAATAACAAAGTTATCGCTGATATGTCCGAGTTTGAGAAAGCTCGTTCACTTGCTGAGCAATTCGGTGGAAACTTCGGTGATACCCTAGCCAACAAACTTGCCAGCAAGTTAGTTGAGCCATCCGCATCACCTAAGACCACACAAGATTCTAAGTCTGATACCATAGCAGACCTATAATCCCAACAAGAGAGCCCCTGAGAAGGGGCTTTCTTTTTTCAAAAGCCCATCGCACAAGATTTAGACAAAAAACCTTCCCTCCCAAAGCTCGAAACAAAGACCGATGAAACCTTTTTACTATCATCCTCCTTCTCGGTTCCAGACACACTCCCTCTCAAAAAAAAGTTTTATCTTCGTAACCTAATTGTTCTACTATGAATAAGTCAAAAAGAAACTCTCTCGCAGGTAAATCTACCGGAAAAAGTAAATCAGCTAAATACTTTGCTTCTAATCCTGAAGCTCGTGCTAAGAAAAATGAGTATAATACTAAATACCACGCGACAGAAGAAAGAAAAAACTATCGCGAAGAGCTTAACAAAGTTAACCGGGCCAAGAAACTATATAAGGACGGTAAAGATCTTGGACATACTAAGGACGGTAAACTCAAACAAGAATCCCGCTCAAGTAATCGCGCACGTAACGGAAAAGGCAATAATAAGCGCTTAAAATAGGAATCCAATAATCCAAAAACCTTCCCTTGTTTGACACTCAATAAGATAGCTCTCCCTTATTTGGTCTACACCCGAAGATATGGAGACCCTCACTCGCTTACGAATCCAACAATGTGGTTACATAATCACTCTTTTGCCCTATGGGACTCTTTATCTAAATAAAGAATACCGTCCTGCTTAAGCTATATTTTCCCTTTTTTTCTCTAAATCATTATATAAGGTATACAACTCGTAACCTTGTAGCATAATGATCATTGTACCTTACTAACCCTATGGGCCCTATGTGACTCGTAAAGCTTTGAAAGCTATGGTAGTTATGGAAGATGTTAAGTACCCTTTTTTTCCTTAAAGTAATTATTAGATATTCAGGATATCTACCAATTAATAAATCAAAGTAATAACCCAAAAAACCCAAATCAACATGGAAATCAATTATGCCCGCACCTACAAGAGTGCAAAAGGAAACACTGTATTCGTTTACACAGTAACAGGAAATGCTACAGAGTTAGCAGATTATGAAAGAGTACAAGGTAGCTACCACCGAGTAGACCCTAAAACAGGTGAAACTCTTTGGTTCACAACACGTTTTGTTGGTGAGTCAGGTAGCTTAATTATCACTGATAACAATAAAGTTGTTGCTGATATGTCAGAATTTGACAAACAAGCTTCACTAGTTCAACAGTATGGTGGTAATTTAGGTGATCACTTAGCTAAGTCAGCAGCTGATAAGTTAATGACCTCTAAGTCAACAGCTAAAGCAGCAGGAACACCTGCAGGTAACAACATCGGTGACCTATAATAGAAGATAAACATATAATCACGGAACATCTAGAACAATCTAGGTGTTCCAAGTGATTAAGTTAATCTCTTACTTTAGATAACACGCGATAAGTCTTTGATAATCAAGAGAGAATGAAAGAGGGTTTAATACACCCTCACTAATTATCACTTGAGTCAAAGACTTTTTTTTCCAGTAAACTATTGTGTAACTAACTATATATCTCTATTAATATGGAAGATACTAAAAATTTAGAGTTAGGAGAGGTTAAGGGAGATGAGTTGTCTGACTCTCTCTCTGATCTAGAAGAATCGGATGAACAAGTTATAGAGAATTATCTTGAATACCTCCGCGAGGTTAGGGACTCTCAGTATCCTCTATGGATGAGAGATCTTTATATATAAGCAACCGCGGGGTATGCTTTACGTCATTGTGTTTTAAAGATATTGCCGCCTATGGCAGTGGGGGATAAGCCGGGTGACCGGTATAAAAGGTAGTGTGTTAACAAACACATGTCCTGCACTGAAGACTCTTTGGGTCCCGGTGTCCTAGTAGGCAAGTGAGTAACGGTTATGATGGAGAAATCTCTGAGTAACCACAGCATGGGCATATGCTGTTGAGTAGGAAACTACAATAGGATAGAACTCATAGGATAAGTGTGGAACTCTCTCACCAAAGGGGGAACTGCGTTATCCAGTATTGCGAGATCTGGTAACAGGATCTTAAGATACCGTTGATTGGTAGTCAACATCGGGTTGTCATAGTACGCATTACCCAAAAGGTAGTGAGCTATTACTTGACACCACAACCCGTCAAGTGCCATTTGTTATTAACTAAAAACTAATAATCAAAAAGCGTGTCGACTTATTGAGCTAAAGAATCTTATCTGCGTGTAATATAGCAGGTCAACGAGTACCGAAAGGAAAGTTGATAGATAGAGAGAGTATATCTAAGGAGTTGCCGGGAGGTAATGAAGAGGCATCCACCTCACTTGGTAGAAATTAAAGTCTATGAAACTCAATAAGAAAAACTCGGGAACGAGTATAAACATTGATTCTGCTACCTACTATGGAGTAATCCCTAGTGTGTTCTAGTCTTGGTAACAAGGTGAGAATGGTAGTGTAAAAGGTCAAGACTCAGCCTTTTAACTCCTTTGGGGGAGTATAAACTTGCTTAAGCCCAAAGCGTGGTAGAAATACCGGTGCACTGCATGAAGTTAGTAGGGTATACACCATCCGAGTGAACCCTATAGGTTATTGAGATCAACCTAGGATATGTTGAATCATAGTAGATATATCCTAAATGGTCTTCTAAATAAACAAGTCAACCAACCCACTCAAAATAATAAACCTATGAACCTAGAAAAATTTGTACCAATTTACCAAAATGCAACAAGCAAAGATCTTGAAGCTATGGAACAACACCTACTTGATGCTATAAACTCACTCGTTAGTCAAGAAAATAATGACCCTGAAACTACAGAAGATATTATAGCAGATCTCAAGTTAGAGATATACTACATCCAAAGTTTGCTTCACGGTACCGTAACACCCGTATTCCCTGATGACTTTAAACAAAAAATTCATCCTGTTATACTTGGTGCTACCCAATGGGTATATATCAAAGATGGTGAAGTTCAAATAAGCATTGTTGGCGGTGGCTCAGGTCTTTATGGAGATGGAGTAAGAACCTTTGAGATGTATGACTTTAGAGAACATGATGTACAAGGTTATCTTACTGAAGATGAAATCAATGAGCATCTTAGAAACAATCCTTTCCTAAATATAGCTATGACAAAATAAGTCTAGCAAAATAATAACTTATACCGGGGGAGAAAATCTCCCTCGGATACTAACTCAAATACCAACCCTATGACAACTAACTACAAAGAAATGTTCGACAAATTTGTAATGATTTATAGAAGATCACCAATCCATGGTGACGAGTTTGCTAACTTCTGTAAGAAAATGGAGAAAAAAAATAATAGCAAAAAAACAATTAGCAATATAGAAAGATGTTTCATAGAAGAAGAAATTCATGAAATGGAAATAGAAGATGATTACGATAACTATCTAGGTATCTAAAGATTTAGGGATTTTTAATACCTCTAACCGTAACAGGGGCCACATAACGTGTGCTCCTGTTTTTTTTTATTTTTTTCTCTAATCCATAATAACATATTAAATGATTAAACTTAAATTTATGTGGTTAATTATTACACATGTAGTAATACCACAAGAAAAACATGAGGATAAAATGACATATACTATTGTATCTAAAGATGGTAGTGTTATTGAATATGCCTACAAAGAAGAAGTACTAGAGTATATTAAAACAGGTACCTTTGAGTATAATGAAGATATAACTTTCTAATAATATCTCAACGGACTGCTATGTATACGTTGAATAGATCTAGCGTGCTGAGATCTGGTGTGGTATGGAGCAGCTAATACCACACTATAAATTATTTTTAAATAATGCACCACAACTCACTTCCCAAGGGTGAGCAGTTGTAATGAAAACATTAATCCCTAAGCAAGGTAATATGTAGCCTTGTTACAACTGAGTGCAAAGGGGATTGTAAAAAAATTAAAATAAAAACTATGAAAGAATACTCTCTTTACTTCGTTGACAATAACGGAAACCTAACCTCTAACCACGGACTCATAGTAACAGGTATCCGTGGTACCATAGGACTAGATGCTATACTATTATTCTCATTACAAATAAATTAAGTAAGTATGAAAATAAATTTCAATCAATGGGAGTGTGAAATCCTTATAAAGAAATACCCACTCAATAATAGAACAGCTATTGAACTAGTAGATGCTGAAGATAGTTCACCAGTAGCAGTAGCAACAGTCAACTTCCCCGATGAACCACTCAATAATGATGAAGTCCTAATAAAAGATTACTCAGAAAACGAGGGTATGTATCAAGCTCTAGTAGATGCTAAAGTTATATCAGAAGCTATTGAGTTTATACAACGAGGATTTGTTCAGGTACCAAAATGTAAACTCTTAATCTAATCACTCCAAAAGTAAACGAGATTCGGGTTTACTATCATCCTACCTCTTAGAGTCACGAGTCATCGACCAACAAAAAAAATTAAAATATTTGCCTTTGGCAACGGTTTATGTAATGGTGGAGTATAGAGAAATTAGGGCTATGTAAGTAGCCCTTTTTTTCTTTAAATGGATAAATAAGTAAACTATGAAAATACTAAATTATACAATTGTTCCCCTTGAACCATAAAAAACTCGGGTTTAGGCACACCCCCGATATCTGTAATAAAGGCCTAAGTTATTACGGAATCTCAGTCACATGAGGATAAGAGCAATAATAGTTGGGGAGTAGCCCAGTTGTTACCTCTTTTATTTATATATTTGTTCACCTCAAAATATTTGGGAGTCTAATGTTAGATGATTCAGTTTTTAATTTAGGTTTATTACTAAATCATAGAGCGCTCCCAAAACCCCTTGCATAAAGCTCGATAGAAATATCGGGCTTTATTTTTTATACTAAACCATCAACTATGAAAAAAATAAATATAGAAATCACTGATAAAGACATAGAGTTACTACTCTTAAATAGTTTAAAAGACTCTCCTAATAAAAAATTAATATCTAAAACCATCATCGACCATCTTAGTACTACTGATATGGGAATCGAGTGTGTCTATAAATCTTTTTTAGGTATAAATAGAAAGTTTGATTATAAAATAGGACAAGAAATATGGGTGAAACTAGATATCTTACCTATTTGGAGAATGAATTTAGATAAAATGAAAGAAGAAAAAAGAATTTTTCAAGAACAAATAAGAGCTTCTATTATAGAAATATTCCCTGTAAATAAAAATTGTTATAGAGTAGAATATGAGTATTTAGATAAAGAAGATAAAGAAGTTAAAGACCAAAGTCAAATTAGTGAATATTACGTAAACCCTATTGAAGAGATTACAATAAGTGAAATTTAGTTTAAACTTTCTATGTGTTAAACTTTTTTAATTATATTTGGTGGCAAGATGATCTACCAGTTACCAAACGGCAAAGTAATACACATTACAATTGAGGAATATCTAGACCTCACTGATCAAGATATTCAATATCTTATGAGTCAAAATGTTGGTAGTTATGCTAGTTCTCCTTGGTATAAATCATCTATCAAAAAAAAAGGTAGACCACAAGTTGAAGAAGACCAATCCATAGATTATTCACCCGAATATGATGAGCCCTTGCATGGTGACTCTTTAGAAGAGGATATTGAAGATGAATATCCGGATATCGCAGACAACATCGAAGAAATAGAATAGTCGCGTTCCTGAAGCGATGACCCTATGCAAATAGCCTAATCAGAAGAACTACTGGTTGGGCTTTATTAATTCATAGTTCACAATAACCAATTTAAATTCAATTAAAATGAACTCAAAAGTTAGAGTATCTGCTGACCCAGCAGGCAATGTGATTGTAACCTCAAAGAGCAATCCTGAATACGGATATATCCGTGTAGAACAAGATCGTATGATTATTGATGAGCGCGGATTTGCGCGTAAGAAAAGAGTTAGCGCTCTGATCCCTGGTACTGTTAAAGACCTTAAAGGTTTTGGATGGACTAATGGTGAACAAGTAGATGGTAAGATTATAATTAAGGAATCAACAACTCCTTTCAACTCAGAAGATCCTGAGAGAGATTATAAGATTGCAGGTAAAACTGGAATCGTGTGTTGTGTAGATGGTGAACCTATCTATCGCAAAGCATTCTTTACTTTCGATTTAAGAGCTAGTGATGTTACAGTTGCTCATACTAATTCTGAAGATATCAAAGCAGCTTATGCCGCTTCTTCAGAAGAAGTAGAAAACTCTTCTTCTAGTTTACAACTATAAGATAGCTGAAATAAAAAAGATTAGATACAAGGATGTTATTCCTTGTATCTAGCTTTTTTTTTGAAATACCTACAAAGAAAACGAAGAAGAAAATCAATTATAATAATAACGATAATTCTATCACATGGAAAAAACAAACAACACCATCATTTCTAAAGGTACCAAGCAACACATTGGAGAAACTAAAGATTTTAATGCTACTCAAAATTTGCTATTTCAAAGAGCTATGTTTGGCTTATCAATCTACAGTGAAAGTAAGATTAAGAGTATGAACTATATGAAGAGAAAGCGCATCATAAAAGTTCACAAGAAAACTCAACATCTACTTAATATGTGGAAACAAGAACTCTTAATTGAGTTAACCAATAACTTTTTTAAGAAATATTTTCATCACTCTCCAATTACAAAAGCTTTATTAGATAATTTTGATTCTCCAGATCCAAATTTTAAATGCACTCTTAGTAATAAAAATTTACATCTAAGTAAAAAAGAAATTGCTATGAGACTATGCGCAGAAGGTATATTACCACAAGATTTTTTTAACCCTCACACATTAAAAACTATTAAACATGAAAACAGAATTCTTAGTTAATGGCGGTGTATCACTGCTAATAGCACCAGAAAATGAAATGGAGGAGCAACTCCTAAAACAATTAGCTAAACAGGAAAATGATATCAATGAGATAAGATCAAGTGTTATCATCCTAAATAAAACATTTAGAAATGGTTTATTTATAGGTAAAAAGTTTACTCCAATTAACAATGTCCAAGATAAACAGGACAACACATCTGATGAAAGTCAACAAGAAACCGTGTGATGGATGCGGGATCGAGAAGGTGATTTGGAAAAATCATCAAAGGAAGCGTTACTGTAAGCAGTGCTGGAGTGCTCATGCTACAAGTCCCCGTACTAAACCAACGGTGAAGCGGAAAGCGCTTCCTTCTCGTTCCCAAAAAAGAATAAAGCAAGAGGCTGAATACTCAGCTAAAAGAAAAATATTCTTAAGCTCTCACCCTCTCTGTAAAGCAAACCTACCAGGTATCTGTACTAACCACTCAACTGATGTGCACCATACAGCTGGGAGAATAGGAGATCTTTACTTAGATGAAACAAACTGGTTAGCTTTATGCAGATCTTGTCATATGTGGATAGAAACACATCCAAGAGAAGCTAGGGAAATGAAACTATCAAAATCTAAACTTTAAATTAATTACTAAAAACTAATTATTATGGGAAGAATGAAAGAAGTATTTATGCAGATGCAAGAAGAAGCTCCAGATACTAACCCTGCGGAGTATTTAAAACAATATGCGGAAAAGTTATGTACCACGGAGATACTATGTCCTAATTGTACAAAGCATATGCTTATAGAAGAATCCGCAATAAATCTTTTCTGCAAAGGTTGTAGAGAACAATTTACAAAAACAGGTAATAATCGAGTTAAATTTAAATAACAACAATGAACGAGTTAGATAACATCAACCTCTCTTTAAAAAGAAAAACTTGTAAAGCTTGTGCTATATTTATAGAATATGATATGGATATAAGCGAGGGTGATATCCTTCCTTCGGAGGCCCCTCGCTCCATTAGTTTCTGTGAATCGTGTGCAACTTTTATGAATAGCTATTTCTTAATTATAGGAATCGATAGTTCAAAAACAACAAATCCAGATAATCCATATAGATCCGGTGATCAATGGGCTATTAGTGTAGAAAGTGCTAAGAATTATTTTACTGAAGAAGAAATAAAAAGAGGCTTTATTTGGCTATCTTTAGAGAGAGCAAAGGAGATGAAACTCCCAGAAATTAAATCTTATGAAAACAATTAGCAAAACAAAATTCTTCTCTGAAATATCTATTTAAAAACATCAACATGAAAACAAGAGACGAGATACAACATGAAGCATTGCAAACAATATTACCACTTAAAAGAGCTGGTGTAGGAGTATCTATGGGAGTTGGTAAAACTCTCATAGGTCTAATGCACATGGATCATAATCATAATCTCGCATCTAAATTCTTAATCGTAGCATCAAAGAAATCTATATTAAAAGAATGGATACAGGAAGCAAAGAAACATAATCTAGCACACCTGATTCCACACATACACCTTAGTACCTATCTCTCGTTAAGCAAACAAGATCTAGACTATGATGTTATTTATTTAGATGAGTGTCACTCTTTATTATTCTCTCACCAACTATGGCTAAATAATTTCAAAGGGAAAATTATTGGATTAACGGGCTCACCACCTAGATATGCTTTATCTGAAAAAGGAAAGATGGTGAACAATTACTGTCCAATAGTATATACATATGAAACAGATAACGCTATAGAAGATAAAATCTTGAACAACTATGAAATCATAATACACAAGCTAACACTAAACACAGCTAAAACAATGCTAGTGACTAAGAAAAATAATAGCTGGTATGATTCAGAGTTCAACACATATCAATATTGGTCTAAGAGAATAGATGATGCTGTACACAAAAAAGAACAACAAATTATGACCGTGATGCGGATGAAAGCGATGATGGAGTTTCCGAGTAAAGAGTTACTATCATCCAAGCTTCTATCCAACACCACCAACAAGTGTATATTATTTGCAAACACACAAGAGCAAGCCGATCGTCTATGTAAACATAGCTATCACAGTAAAAATCCAGACTCCGAACAAAATCTATTAGATTTCAAAGATGGTAAGATTACTAAGCTAAGCGCTGTATTACAACTAAACGAAGGTGTAAACATCCCCAATCTCAAAGAAGGTATTATTCTCCACGCTTATGGCAACGAGAGAAAAGCTTCCCAGAGAATTGGAAGATTATTAAGATTAAATCCTGATGATACCGCTACTATACATATCCTATGTTATATGGGCACTGTTGATGAGAAGTGGGTATTTTCAGCTTTAGAAGGATTTGATAAAACAAAGATTAAAATTGTAGAACACTAAAATAGAAAGACACAAACACTTTAAAACCGGGTATTATAATACAATAAATAAATCCCGGTAAAGTGTTTCTATTTTAGATAACATTATAATTTATTTAACTATGCTAAAATTAATATTATTTCCTGAAGTAGAAATAGAAGAAGAAACTGTAGAAGTTCTAGGAATAAATGATGAAAAAACATTGCTACTTATAAACGATGAGTATAATAGTTTTGATCATGTTATAGATTGTTTAATAAAATATTGTAAACATAGTTTAGAACAAGCAGAACAATGTGCCATACTCACTCATTACAAAGGAAAATGTGAGATTAAAAGAGGAACCATAAGTCAATTGCAAGATGTATATTTTGCTCTATTAGATTGCGGTTTATCTGTAAAAATGATCTAATTATTATGATAAAAAATAAAAAAAAGAGTACCACTAAGAAAAAAAAATCTTATATTAGTGCCTCGAAAAAAAAAGTCAATGAAAATTGTATACATCAATTTACCATAATAAAAAGATCCGGAAAAAGAACTGGAATATCCACTTGGAAATGTTTATTTTGCAATAAAAAGATAAAATCTAATTAAAATGGCTACTACAAGTTTAAAAGTAAAAAAAGATAATCAAGTATTTAATTTACAATTTTTCACTATGCCTACAGAAAAAGGATTAATCATTGATCTAGGTGTATATGATAATGATTGGCAATTAATAAAAAATCTTGGAAAAAGTTTTGAAATTAAAACAGAAGAAGAGTATCATAAACAATTAAGATTTGAATCAGAACAACGTGGTGAATTGGAAAAATCTATGTGTACTAATCCAGAATGGAATCCTAATTATTTTGAAACAGTAAAAGATGAAACCATTTGAAGTACTTTGTATAGATGATGCTAATAGACCCGATGGTATTCCAACCTCCAAATGGATTACCAAAGGTCATCAGTATACAGTAATAGAAGTTAGTAAAATGCGTATGCAAGGAAATCTTTTAGGTTATAAATTAGCAGAAATAGATCTTGATTCTTGTTTCCCTTATCAATATTTTGCTGCAAATAGATTTGGTATTATTGTAGATCAATTTGTAGAAGATGCTTGGGTAGAAGAGAAATTAGAAAAAATAATGAGAGAAGCTGAAAAAGAAGCAGTAGAATTCCCAGAAGCAGTATAAATAATAATTAAAATATCATGACACCATGTACTCGTATGTCTTTGACATTGCGTAAAAAAATTTATCGCTATTGTATCAAAGAAAATAGAACAATATTACATACAGCAAGGTTGCTTCAATTACCATCTGAAGTAGTAAGAGATGTTATCTATATTGTATTTTCAGATTATACCGAAAGGATAAAAGTAATGCCGGCTACTGATAAATATAATCAACCAAAAGCAAAACTTAAATCTAAGTTTACAGGATATTATACTGAATTAACAGAAGATGATTTAGAAAAGTTTTGTAATGATGGTGTAATAAAAAAATTAGATTATTCATTAAAAGATATTGAAAGAGAAAGGTTCTATCAACACACTGAATCTAGATCTTATAAAGAAAGATTAATTCAAAAGATAGAATCAAATAATACATTCAAATCAATTGATGAACAACTAATCTATATTAGAAAATTAAATAAAATTAAATATGAAAAAAAGATATAGTAATCGTAGCACTATTGCATTACTTATAGCTTGTATGAGCTTAATCATATCAATTCTTGCTTTACTAAAATAAATAAATAAATAAAAAACAACATGAAAAAAACAACTTTAACTATTGCAGCATTAGCTTTATTAATTTTCTCTTGTTCTCCTAAAGAAGAACAACCAACCGAAACAAAAGAGGAAAAAGAATCTAGAGAAAAAATCCAAAGATTAAGAAAAAGCTCTGACTCACTTAATAGATTAGCAGACTCTACTCATGAAGCACGTGTTCATCTAGAAGAATTTTATGATCGCGCAATTAGATTTACAGAAGCAGGATTAAGTGAGAAACAAGCAATCCAAAAGGTGGCTGAAACTGATTCAGTAGGTTATGCTTTATATCTAATTAATGAAGAAAGAAGAAATAAATAAACTAATAGCTTATGCTAAAATTTATTTTTACACTTATGTGCCAGTATATGCCGTGTGAACACGCAGAAATTGTTACTAAGCAAGCTGTATTAGAAACTGGATGGTTAAAATCTGATGCTTTTATAAACAAGTGTAATCCTTTTGGATTAAGTTACAAAGGAAAAATACAAGAATTTGAATCTGTAGAACAAGCTTGTGAAGAATATGCAAAACAAATATATTCGCGATATAAAAGAGGAAATTACTATACTTTCTTAACTAAAATTGGCTATGCTGAAGATCCTAAATACATCTGGAAACTTAAACATATTAACTTAAACTATGAATAAATTTAAAGATACAGAATTAAAAGTAGTAACTATTTCACCTAAAAATGGTGATGTGGGTATGAAATTTGAAGCACAAGTGTTATTTCATTTGCACGACACCGATGGGAGTCAAATTATAATTTTGAAAACACCAAGAAGAGAAAGCGTAGAAAAGTTTTTGAATGATGAAATTGTTAGTAATAGCACTTCTTAAAATTGGTGCTAACGTTCCGCAGCTTGTTGTCAGTGCGGGATTTTGAAACCTATAATTATCAACTTAAAATAAAATTTCAATGGAAGCAGAAAACTTAAATGAACCGAAAAATCCCGCATTGCAACAAGGTGCTGTTACCAGCAGTGCGGATTTGGAAGATGATTTCTACGATGATGAATACTACGAAAACCAACCGCATAAGGATTGCCCTAAATGTGGCAGACACTACGATGATATTGATTTTGATTATCAAAGTTGTAGTAAATGCGGTTGGGATGCCGAAAAAGAAACATTCGGAGAAAGCAGAGAGCCAACTGACGAAGATTTTATGAACGGAGATGCAGATTTACTTACTGGACAATGGTTGTAGCATTGCTGGTAACTTGTCGCTAAGTACACTTCAATAAATTAAACCTATGAGTAAAGAATTAACAATCAAAGAGTTAGCAAACAATCCATGGGCTGATGCTCATAAATATGCAGACAATAAGTATCACATGGAAAAGGGTGATCATATTTCTAAATATGAAAGATATGAAGAAATAAAAGAAGCTTTTGAAGCTGGTTATAGACAAGCTTTAGAAGATTATGCTGATAAAATAAAACAGGATGGTAACACACGTAACTAGAAAGTCTATGACCATAAGATCATCGGGAAGGTCAACTGATTATATCAGCCCTTCCTTTGGTCATGGTTGTTTATATAACTGTACTTACTGTTATATGAAAAGACATAAATCTGAGGGATTAGATATAGCCACAAACACTATGGATATTCTTACAGAGATAAATAATCATTGTACCTTTGCCGATGTAGAAAAACCTAATCAAACTCACCCAGAATATATCACTTATGATATATCCTGCAATGAAGATTTTGCTTTACATGCTAAGTATCACGAGTGGCAAAAGATATTTGACTTCTTTAAGAATCATCCTAGAGCGATGGGATCCTTTGCTACCAAGTATGTAAATGAGAACTTGTTGTACTATGTACACCCACAAGGTAAAATCAGGATAAGATTTAGTCTCATGCCACAAGTATATGCAGATTATCTAGAGCCTAATACAAGTCTTATCTTAGACAGAATAAAAGCTATAGACAAATTCATTTATGCTGGGTATGATGTGCATATAAACTTCTCTCCGGTAATAGTAACAGATGGTTGGTTAGACAGCTACAGAAACTTGTTTAACATTATCAATTACTTTGTTAAAGAAGACCACAAAGACAAGGTCAAAGCTGAGGTAATTTTCCTTACACACAATGAAGCTAAACATCAGTATAACGTAGCTAACAATCTACCAGGAGAACATCTACTATGGAACCCAGAGATCCAAGAGGATAAAGTATCACAGTATGGTGGTGAAAACATAAGGTATAAATACAATCTCAAAGCTCAGTATATAAAAGAATGGACTGAGTTACATGATCAAATTATCCCTTGGAACACGATAAGATATATATTTTAAATTACATAAACCCAAAACAAATAAATATGAAACTACTAGGTAAAAGAGTACTGGTAAAGAAACCAGCAAGAAAAGAATCAAAGATTGAATTAAGTGAAGCAGATAAAGCTTCTATTGATGCAGATCTAATGAAAAGTTATACTGCGCTTGAGGTTACACATGTTGGTGATGAAGTTACCAATGTTGTAGTAGGTGATCGCGTATATATTGGTACAGCATTAGAACGCGCTGAAGTAATCCAAATAGAGAAAGACTACTTCTTTATGGTCCCAGATAGAGACATATCAATAATCTGGAAAAAAGATTAATCATGAAAGTAAGTCTTAAAGATATATGTAAAGACAAGGAGATGCTTAAGTATCTCCAGTCTATCCTTAGAGATCAACCAGTGACCAAAGGATTTGCTAATAAGCTTGAGAAAGTAATACGCTTTTATGAAGAAGTAGAGACTGATTTAGAATTAGGAACAGAATCTATTATTGAACTTAAAGGTGGAAGATTAGAAGAAATTGAAGAGCGCAACAAGATGCTTGGGTTTCTTAATAATGCTGATGATATATAACTAATAAAATTATAATAAAAAATGGAAAATATTACAATAGAAAATAGACCTCAAGTTGGGGGTATGCAAACTTTTAAAAAAACTGCTGAAGAAAAACTTGAAGTAAAGAAAGCAATTGCTGAGTATAAAAAGAAACAAAGATTACTAGGTAAAAATAAATAGTTATGAGTAAACATAATATCTATCATGGTAAATTTATAAAGAATTTACTTGGAACATTAACTCCTATTTCTCCAGAAAAGTATAAGCTTTTTCTAGATGGAATAAGCGAGAGTCAACAAGTAGAAGTATTCATGGAAGCTAATGAAGATAATGGCACCGTGCCTCAATTAGCTAAAATACATGTGTGTATTCGAGAACTAGCAAAAGAATTAGGATATACCTTCGAAGATATGAAACTTGAAGTAAAAAGACAAGCTGGTCTTTGTATAAAAAAACAGATAGGAGATGAAATGTTTATGATATGTAAATCTTTAGGAGACTGTTCAAAAGATGAACTAGGTTTAGTAATAGAAGCTATTAATCAAATTGGAGAAACTGTTGGAATTAATTTCCATCAACAACCTCAAACTTAGATTTGATATCAGCTAAAGATTGTTCAGATAAAGAACTCTCATCAATATCCACCACTTCCATAGTAGTTAAGTTTTGCTTTTGCATAGCTTGCTCGGTCTCAGAAACAAGAGTAAGAAGAGTTTGAAGGTGTAAGTCTAAAGCATTCTCAGGTTTATTACCCGCAGTAAGCTTATTGAAAGAAACTTCAAACTCTTCCTTCGAGTGTAGACTAATAAAGTAAAACATTAAACTCTGAATCCTTTGATAGAAAACCCCTGGGATTTCTAACTTTACAAGAGACTTGGTCTCAAACGCTGGTACCTTTATTTTCATATACCAAAAATACAATTTTTTATTTAAATAACAAAAGTTTAAATTTACATATGCTAGAAAGAGTAAACATACAAGATGTACAAAAGAAACTCTATCAAAGATTAGTACCCTCGGGATGGAGTGACCCACTCAAAGGATTCATCCTAAGTGGTGATTTTACAAACATCTTAAACACTCTATTAGAACAAGCCAAAGACAACAAAAGATTCACTCCCGTTCTTAAACAAGTCTTTAGATGTTTCGAGGAGTGTCCTTACAATAGTCTCAAGGTGGTTTTACTATCACCCGAACCTTATCCCTACCCTGATGTAGCTGATGGTCTAGCTTTTTCCTGTAGTAATAACCATAAACTCCAAGCTTCATTACGTTATATGCTACGAGATATTAATCAAAACATCTACCAGGAAGAGGACAAAGAGATTATTACTGATTTAAAATGTTGGGCTAACCAAGGAGTATTACTTCTTAATCTCTCTCTTACTACTACTATTAATAAAATAGATCAACACCAAAATCTATGGAGCCCCTTTATCGCATATCTATTTGATATCCTTTCACACAAGAAGAAAGATATGATATATGTTTTTCTAGGTAAAAAATCCCGCGAATGGGAAAGCTCTATACCAGATAATAATTATAAACTATTTTGTACTCATCCAGCATCAGCTAGTCAAAATAATCTACAAGTTTGGGAATCTGGAAACATCTTCGGAAAAATAAATGAAATATTAATTAGCAACAATAAACAACAAATCACATGGTAAAAATTATTAAATCTTATAATAGATTAGGTATGTTCTTTTTATTTTGGGGATCCGTTACCTGGATAATAAAAACCTTATCTTATTTATTTATTGAAATTATTGGTGACACACCAAATAAAGAAATCACATCATATATAGATACTGCAGTAAATATAATGATGTATATTGGTATATTACTTATTTTTATAGGCATGTATCAAGCTTATAAAGTAGTTATAGGAATGATGGAAGAATCTGAAGATGAAATTTATGATCAAGAAGGACTATAAAAGTAACATATGAATTTTTATATTGTACTTTAAACACTTTAAACTAAAATAAGCTATGCAGAAACTAATTAAGATAAAAGAAGACCACTATGTAGTAGTGGATGATTCAAAGATAGAGGTAGATGACTGGTATATTGAAGATGCCAAACAGATAAGGAAATTTGTTGTATCTGATGAGGTATACTGGCAATATAGACCATACGATAGAGAGTATAAAAAAATCACCCACTCAACACAACCACTTGAACTATTAAGTGAAAATGGATTATCAGGAATGGGATTTAGTAAAGTTAGACCATTGAATATTTTTGAAGTAAAAGAACTAATTGGTGAGGTGGATTTAGAAATATTAGCAGCTAATTTAGCTAATCCAAATGTATGTAAAACTACAAATTGGATAGAAGGTTATAACCAAGCTCTTGAAGATAACAAGGAAAAGAAATACACGGAGAAGGATATAAATAAAATAAGACAAATACTTGTAGAAGGAGCTATAACAAATATGTCTTGTAGTTCAGCTGTTGTTGAGCTTGATAAATATATCCAATCCCTCCAACTTAAAACAAAGTGGGAAGTAGAAATAGTAGATGGTAAACTTAAACTAAAATAAGCTATGGCACCTAGAGATAAAGCAAGAGAACTTGTAAACAGTTTTACTAAGTATTCAGAAAGCGGAATAGATAATAGTATTAAAACAATAAAGTCAAATGCTAAGAAGTGTGCACTTATTGCTGTGGATGAGATAATAGATATACTACATCCAGATAATTGGAATATAGAAAAGGATATGTATTATTATTGGAAAGATGTTAAAGAAGAAATCAATAATCTTTAAATCAGAATAAAATAAAACTAATTAAGATACCCGAAAGGAGAGCCGTAGTAGATGCCCAAGCTAACTTAAGCATTTTTTTATGCTCATTTAGTTCGATTATCTCACTACCAAGTTCTCCTATTTTTTTTTCTCTATTCACAATAAGTGTATCCTTATAAGCTATCTGATCCTGCAGATTCTTTACTTGAAAGATTTTCTCTTGAATATGTTTATCTCTATTAGCTATCTTAAGATTAGCATTAGAAAGCAAAGTATCACAACTGTTAGCATACTCCACTGTAGCTGCAATCTTTTGTAATTCTTTTATACCATAACATCTTATAGTATCACTATTTGGTTTTCCAACCTGCGCGAATAATTGAGTCGAGTACTGAAGGATCAGTAGTAGAAAAAATAAATTTAATTTTCTCATTGGTTCTATATATTACTTGTTGTTCAATCGACTCTAAGCTATCATTTTCTTTTATTAATTCTAGTTCTTTAGCAAAACTTTTATTAAGTTTGTCATTCAAAACAGCAATAGAATCCTTAAGATTTTGATCACCCAATTCTGTAGTAACCTCATCTGAATCATTAATAAGTTTCCATGATAATATTGCTATTACAATTAGTAAGATTACAATGAGTATATGAATAGCTTTAAACATAATAAGATTTTATAAAACCAAAAATACTAAAATATATGAAAGAAAAAACATCAATACACATATTAGAACTCTTTAATCAAATAGTTATAGAGAAAATAACTCCTAATCAGTTCTATCTACTCTGTTCTATGAAAGAAAGTATATCTCCTAGTATTATTAATGTTCATCAAGATTTAAAAATTTTAGAAGATAATTTCTGGGTAAAGAATATTTCTACTGATGATAACATTTCTTATGAACTCCAACCAAAAGCTATTAGTTTAATAGCAAAAGTTGATAGCTATTTTAAAATCCATAAAAAGAAAACAAGTAGCCAGTTAATGGGGAAAGAATACACAGAAAATTTAAAAACTTATAATGATACCTTTCCTAAAAAGAAAGGTGGGCACGGAAAATATCTTAGATCTTCTATAAATAATTTAGAACAAAACTTTAGATGGTTTTTTGAAAATTTTGAATATAGCTGGGAAACAGTTCTTAAAGCAACCGCTTTTTACTTAGATAAACAAGAGCAAGAAAATTATAAATACACAAGAACATCTATGTATTTTATTAGAAAGAAAGATGGTAATGTAATTGGCTCGGATCTAGCTGATTATTGTGCACTATTAGAAGATGGAGATATGGAAGATGAAACCCCAATAAGTTTCAAAGATAAAGTAGTATAGCTAAGACCATATTCTAATATCTTAGTGTTGAAATCTATGTAAGATATGTAAGAAATTATTTCCCTTTTTTTCTTGGAAATATAAAAAAGCAATGTTAGATTTGTAGACAATTCAATCAGCAATTTTAGATCCCTTAGTTAAGCTTGATAATAACAAGCCGGGGAATAGTCACCTCTAAAAAAAACAAAATGAAAAAGTGGAAAGAACTTAAAAATTCTTATCAGCAAGCTATCGACTATATGCAAGGTAGAAGAGACGGTAAAATTACTAGTCTTAAAACACCTTGGTATAAATTCAATGATGCTATTGCTGATGGAATAGAATGGAACTCGACCACAGTCATAGGCGCTAGACCAGGTACTGGTAAGACACTAATAAAAGATCAGATCGTCAGAGAATCTTTTAACCTTAATCCTAATCAAAATTTTAGAGTACTAGAATTTAGTTTAGAAATGGTTGGAAGAGTATCAGCAATGAGATCTTTCTCAGCTTTTGTTGGTAGACCTTACAAGTATTTATGTAGCGCAGATGGTAAGATTACAAACGAAGATCTAGTAAAGTGTTTTGATTATGCTAAAACCATGACCAAATATCCAATAGATGTAGTAGAAGAATCACTTACTGTTAACGAGTTCCGTGAAACAATTGCTGAGTATATGGAAGCCCATTCAACTCAAATAAAAGATGAGAAAGGAAACATATTTAGGCAATACACCAACACAATTATCACTCTTGACCACTCATTGTTAATCAACAAAGCATCATTCGAAAAAGACAAACACGAAACACTATTTGCACTCGGAGAAGCACTCACAGCACTCAAAAGAAAATATCCAATTGCTTTCATCATTCTTAGTCAGCTTAATAGAAATATGGATAAACCTGAAAGAAATGAAGATGGTAAATATGGGAACTATATTTTAGATTCTGATATCTATGGAGCTGATGCTCTATTGCAACATGCCGACACTGTTGTAGGAGTTAATAGACCAGGTAAACAAAAGATAAGATTTTATGGACCCGATCGCTATATCATTGATGATATAAATACTCTAGTATTTCATTTTCTAAAAGCTAGAAATGGAGATACAAGGTTGAGCTTTATGAAAGCAGAGTTTGATAGAATGAAAGTTAGTGAAATGGATACACCACCAACACAAGAAAAAAGAATAGTAACAAATGTAAAAGTATAACTATGAGTCTAAACCCAGAAGAAAGAAGGGAAAGATTAAAAGCCCTTAAAGATTTTCACCAAGAAACTTTTAAATCATTAGGTATTGCAGATCCTAATTTTATTCCAAAACTTGCGTATAAATATCCGGGAGTTACTGAAAAACACGTAGGATTTTTTCCTAGTGAAATAGGTAAAGGTATGGATATATATACAGAGTTAACTTCATCAGATCTATTACCAGAAGATCCTGAAAGAACTCTTTATAAATGGAGATTTAATCCTAATTATCAAGAAGAGTATGAAGCTTTAGAAAAAGATGGTACAGTAAGATATATGATACCAGTATCAGAATTAATCTTAGTGAAAAATAATGCACCCGAAATAATCATTGATCAAAAGTACAAAGAAACAAGTAAGGTTAAAGAATTTAGCTTTGCTAATGCTGATGAAGATGCTTCTATGAATGAGATTACAATAAGAGATTATGCAGCTATTATGTGGAAGAAACCAATCAGCAATAAAAATTGGCTAAATAATCTAATCAATAAATCATGAGTGAAAAAGAAAAAAAACGGGTAATAGAATTACCAAAAGCAAAGATAGCAGCTTCTCAAAAGAGTCCTTCTAATCTTATTATATTCTCCAAGCCAAAAGTTGGTAAAACAAGTTTATTTTCTCAACTTGATAATTGTTTAATAATGGATCTTGAAAAAGGAACCAAGTATTTAGACGCACTCAAGGTAGAAATCAATAGTTGGGAAGATATAAGAGATTACGGAGAAGAAATCAAAGCAAGTGGAAATCCATATAAATATATTGCGGTAGATACTATTACTGCTTTAGAAGAAATGTGTCTTCCTTATGCTGAAAAGTTATATCAAGCTACACCAATGGGAAAGAATTGGCTCACAGAAGGGAAACCTAAGTATGGAACAATACTTAATATGCCCAACGGAGCAGGATATCCATGGCTAAGAGAAGCTTTTACCAAGATCATAGAGTATATTAAAACATTAGCTCCAAGAATAATTCTAATAGGACATATCAAAGATGTATTATTAGAGAAAAATGGAACTGATTTTAATAGTATGGATCTAGATCTAACAGGTAAACTTAAAAGAATTACCAGTTCACAATCTGATGCTATTGGTTATCTTTACAGAAAAGGTGATCAAAATATTTTGAGTTTTAAAACTACAGATGAAGTATCTTGTGGAGCAAGACCAGAACATTTACGGAACAAAGAAATTGTTGTCTCTGAGATGACAGATGAAGGATTAATAACTTATTGGGATAAAATTTATATTGACTAATTAAAATTAAAAAAAATGTTAAGCACAAAAGACATCAAAACAGGAGGCGGTGGTACACCGAAGACTCTACAACCAGGAAATTTAAAAGTTAAAATTAATGCGGTAACGCTAGAAGAATTTAAGTTCAAACCAGGAGCCTTAAATCTTATACTTCATCTCGAAGGAGAAAACCAAGGAGATGATTTCGAAGGTTTTTGGATTAATAAAGATAATGAATCTTTAGGTCGTCACAAAGGACAAGTAGGAAAGGTAAGAGCAAGTGAATGGGCTTATGTTGATGGTGAAACTAAAAGCGGTATTAAAATTAACAGAGATACAGAGATCTTAAAATTCTTGAAAAATCTTTGTAATGAAATAGGATTAGATAGTTGGCTAGATAGTCAAGATGGTAAACATAAAACAATTAATTCTTTAGTTGAAAAGTTTAATGACGATAAAGTATTTAAAGATAAATGGTTAAATATTTGTTTAGCTGCAAAAGAATATCTTAATAAAGAAGGTTATACTTCTTATGATCTTTTTCTACCAAAGTATTCTAAGACTGGTGTTCCGTTTGAATCTGCTATTAAACCACAGACCAAACTAATAAAGTTCAAAGAAGCTGATCACATAAGAAAAAAGAAAGAAGAAAATCTTCCTGACTTCGGATCTAATGATGATTCAACAGGTGGATTCAAACTATAATGTTTAATCAAATAAGCGGGGAGGCGAGAGTCTCCCTTTTTTATTTATGTTAAGAACCAAATCCCTCATATCAAAACTAACAGAAATACCTAGAGAATGGGTCTTTGAATATTACTTAAAGCTAGATGAAAAATTAACTGGACAAGATGTAAAGATTGCATCGATATTTAATCCGGGGGAAAAGAATCCCTCGATGTTTATTTATTATGCAAGTTCAGCAGGTAGCTATAAGTTTAAAGATTTTTCCTCTCAGGATAAATCGGGTGATGCAATTAGATTAGTAGAATTGATCTTTAATCTAAAAGATCGTGGTGAAGCAGCACATAAAATAATAGAAGATTATAATCAATGGTCTCTAAATAACCAAGAAGATTATAACCTAAGAGAATTTAAAGTAAGAACTCGATATCAAGTAAAAGAATTTACTACACGGGGATGGAACACTTTAGATAAAAACTATTGGATGAGTTATGGTATAGGATCAAAGCTCTTGAAATTTTATGATGTTTCTGCATTAGACTCTTATAAGATGATTAAAGAAGAAGATGGTGAAACAAAAGAACTAAATATCAAAGGAAGTTTTATCTATGGATATTTTAGAACTGATGGAACTTTATATAAGATCTATCAACCTAAAGTAAAAGATAGCAAGTTTATTAAGATAAAAGAATATATCCAGGGAACTGAACAACTAACTTATCAAGCAGAATATCTTGTAATATGTAGTTCACTTAAAGATATGATGTCTCTTAGAGCTCTTGGATATAATAATGTAGAGTGTGTTGCACCAGATAGCGAGAATACTTTAATTGGAGAACAAGTTATTGAAGCTTATAAACATAAGTATAAAAATATTTGTACTCTTTTCGACAATGATGAAGCAGGTATAAAAGCTATGAATAAGTATAAAGAAAAATACAACATCCCATTTCTTCATCTAGAGATAGAAAAAGATTTGTCAGATGCTGTTAAAAAAATAGGTATAGAAGAAGTAAAAAGTATAATAACTCCTATGCTAAGAGAGACACTAAATATTAAATAAAAACTATGAGTAAAGTATATATCGGAATCGATATAGGAAAACACGGAGCAATAGCTTCTATATTTCCTGATGGTAAAATAATAGTAGAAAAAATGCCAATGATTAAAACAGAACTTGATTATTCTTCTATACCCGGTGCATTAAATCAAGTAGGATATCAATCATATGTTGTATTTGAAAAGCTAGGAGTAATCTTTGGTAGCTCAAAGCAAACAGCATTTTCTATGGGTGAACAATCCGGTGCTGTAGAAATGAGTTGTATTTGTCAAAGTATACCTTACACTAAAGTAAGAGCAGTAGATTGGCAAAAACAAATGTTTCAAGGTATTGATCAAATTACCAAATCAAGTAAGACAGGAAAGAAACAAGTAAGAGATACTAAAGCAATGGCTTTAATGGCTATTAAAAGGATTTTTCCTGAGCTTAAATTAACTTTTGGAGATAGATCCACAGTTCCTCACGATGGTTTAATAGACGCAGTATTAATGGCAGAATATGCTAGAAGAAATAATTTATAATATAATAACTATGGAGACAACAGAAAAAAAAGAAAAACTTAATGTAACAATCCCTTTAGATAGCACATTTAGTCACATTTTATTTAACCTTGCAGCCCAAGGTTATTCTCATATATGTATAGTATATGATGGTAGTGGAGATAGTGGAGATATTGAAGACATAATTCCAATACCTAGAGATTTAGAAAATGTAATTAGTTATAATACTTGTTACGATATAGAAGATCGAATAGAATTAGATACAGAATTATATAATTTAATAGCAAATCAAGCATATAATAAAGTACTAAATGATTTAGAAGACTGGTGTAATAATGATGGTGGATATGGTCAATTATATATCTCAACAGAAGATAGTTCCTATGACTCTTATCATTATACTAGATATACCGATATACATGATTGTTCCTCAGAAGGTAAAATAGAAGATTAATTATGGCACATCCATTAGTACACTGTAAAAGTTCTGTAAAAAAATTCGGAGGTATACCCGAAGATTATATAGATATCCATAATTGGTTTGATGAAACTAAAGCTTGGATAGGTCACTCTAATCACAGACTCTTTCGTCATCACTCAGAAGGTATCTTCGAATGTGAAAGAGTATTTGGAAAAAGCTTTAAGAATAGTGAAGGTAAAACAGTATACACTCGCTATGTTGGTGAACAACATGTAAAAGAAGATTGTAATGGATATATTCCTTCAGCAAAAGAATGGTTAAAAGGTTTAGAAAAACCTGAACTGTGGATGATTAAAACATTAAACCTAGAAGATTAATGGAAAAAGAAACATTAAAAAAAATAGAAGAACTCTTATATGGCAATGATGAAGAAAGTTATATAGTAGGATTAACATTAATTAATAATTGTGATATAGAAGAAAATTTATTACAAATATTATTAATAAAAAGAAAAGCAAATCTTAATGCTAAATATTGGACTACTCATGCGCCTAATCTTATGAGTATTTTGAAAAAAGAAAATCTAGATATTCAAATGAATCTAAAAGCTATATATGATTTTATGAAGAATAAAGATGAAATTGTTCCTGGATATTTTTCAAAAGAAAAAATAAAATTATTTACTGAAGAAATAGAAGAAATAATTAAAAAATCTTTTATAAATAGTGCTGGATTAGGTTGGGTTTTTATTGAAGATATAAAAATTAAAATTAAAATATAATGACAAATCAAGAACTAGTAGATAGTTTAGCAAAGACATCTAAAGACCTTATGCTTAAGGAACCTTTCTATGGACTATTCTTAATTATGTTACAAAGAAAGTTTAATAATAAGCTAGAAACAGCTGGTGTATATATAAATGGTATTACATATAATCTTGAAATTAATCCTGAGTTTTGGAAAACTTTATCAAGTGACCATAGAAAAGGATTATTAAAACATGAGCTATTACATATTGCTTTCTTTCACCTTACCAACTATGAAGGATTAAGAGATGCTAAAGTAAGAAACATAGCAATGGATTTAGAAATTAATCAGTATATAGATGAAGATTGGTTACCTCCGGGTGGCATGCTCCTTAGTTTATTTCCTGAGTTAAATCTAGAAAAGAAAAAAGGTACACACTATTATTATGATGAGCTTATGAAAGCTTCAAAGAATAAAAGTTGTCCTAATCTAAATTCAATGTTAGAGTCTCAAGGAGTAACAATAGTGTTAAGCGATGGGAATGGAGATGAAACAGAAGTAAATCTACCACAACATGACTGGGAAAATAAAGATGGTAAACCTATGGATGAAGCTACAAAGAAGCTTCTAAATAAACATACTCAAACTCTTTTAAATGAGTTAAAAGAACAGATAGAAAAAAGTAGAGGAACAATCCCAGGTGAGATATGTAATATACTAGATGAAATTAATTATACGGAACCACCTAAGTTTGATTGGAGAGGTTACCTTAGAAGATTTGCTGGTGGTAATATCAAAACCTACACTAAAAAGACACGGAGAAAATTCAATAAAAGATATGAAGATAATCCAGGTCTGAAGATAAAATATAAAAAGCATGTTCTTGTAGGTGTTGACACTTCAGGATCAGTTAGTGATGATGAGCTCACTGAGTTTATGCAAGAGATCCATCATATCTTTAAAACAGGTGCTGAAGTTACTGTTGCACATGCTGATGTTGCTATACAAAAGATTGAAAAGTATAATCCAAAAGCTGAAAAGAAAATATATGGCCGAGGAGGAACTAGTTTTGATCCTGTTATGGATTATTATGCAGAGAATACTAAAAAATATTCTTGTTTAATCTATCTTACAGATGGAGAAGCACCCGCTCCCTCTACTAAAGCAAATAAAGTATTATGGGTATTATCAAGTAAATCAAAAGAAACAGATCACCTACCAGGTGTAACAATTAAATTAAACTAAAAATGAATAATAATCAAGTAAACTTAAACATTGAAGATCTAAAAAGCTTCATGAATCACATTATTAGTAACAATAGATTTCTTCAAGCTTCTGGAAAGAAACCAGTAGCCGTAGAAGTAATCGGTGATTCAGGTATTGGTAAGACAAGTTCTATATTGCAATTAGCAAACGAGACAGGTTTAAACTGTGTAAAGTTAAACTTAGCACAGATAGAAGAGTTAGGAGATCTTGTAGGATTTCCTGTAAGACAATTTCAATTGTCTAAAGAAGGATCTATTCAAGTAGCTCCTGCTGTAAAGAAAGTAAGTGCACCAACTACTCGTATGGTAAAGAAAGTTGTAAAGAAAATGATTACAGAACTTGAGACTCAAATGGTAGAAGAGTTTGATGTACAGATTTCTAAGAAACAAGTACTTGAAAATGGCAAATTTGTTACCAAAGAAGTTGAAACTAAGATTGCAAAGATGGTTCCAAAAGAAGTAGAAGTTGAGCGCGAAGTAGAAGAAGAGGTTGAAGTTATAGAGACCGTTGATGAAATAGTATCTGTTATTGAAGAACCAAGTGCTGAAGAAGGAGACTATCTATGGATTGATGAACAAGCTATTGATGAATATGTAAAAAGAGGATATAAGTTTACCGGAAAAAAGAGAATGAGTTATTGCCCACCAGAGTGGATTGCTGATAAGCAAGGTGGTGGTATCCTAATTCTTGATGACTGGAATAGAGCAGATGTAAGATTTATCCAAGCTGTAATGGAGCTTGTAGATAGACAAGAATATATCTCTTGGAAGTTACCAAAAGATTGGCATATTGTTTTAACCGCTAATCCAGATAATGGAGACTATTTAGTAAACAGTATTGACACTGCGCAAAGAACCAGATTCATTAGTGTTAATCTAAAGTTTGATATGGAAGTATGGGGAACATGGGCTGAGAATGATCAGATAGATACTCGTTGTATCAATTTTATGTTGATGCACCCAGAACTTGTTACACATAATACCAATGCTCGTAGTATTGTAAACTTCTATAACTCGATTAGCTCAATTAAAGATTTTGAAAACAATCTACCACTAATTCAGAATATTGGAGAAGGTAGTGTTGGTACAGAATTTACTACAATGTTTACAAGCTTTATTCATAATAAACTTGATAAATTAATTGAGCCAAAAGAGATCTTACTTGGTGATAATAATAAAACAATTAGTGATAAGCTCATGTCATCTATTGGTAGTGGAGATAACTATCGCGCAGATATTGCTGCAATCATGGCTACAAGAATTATCAACTATAGTTTATTCTATGCTGAGAAGAATAGTATTACACAAAAGATTATTGATAGAATCACTTTCCTAGTAACTGAACCAGATCTATTTACTAATGATTTAAAATATCATATGGTAAAGAAAATCTTAAATGGTAACAAACAAAAGTTTCAAAAGATAATGGTTAATCCTGAAGTTATCAAGATGGCCGTAAAATAATTTTATATGATAAAAGAAGTAAAATGTTATCCTAATACTGAGCTCCCTATTGGGAGCTTAGTGTTAACACAAGAACAAGCTGATACAATAAAAGGTATGTTAACTAGTAGAGATACCGAAAATATTATAATGGGTCAAAATTTAATATTAAATGTTAATCTTACTATCCCATCTAATTGGCATTATTTATATCAAATGATACATTATAACTATACAGTAGTTACTAATTTTGCAAATCTTAGAACAAAAAAAGGAAGAGATCTAAATAAAGTATTCTCTTATAGAGAAGTATATTCCTGGAGTGAATTACAATTTGTAAGAAAATTATTAGAAAAAGATATAAATTTTGTAGATGATTTTATACAAAAGAACTATAAAGAAGCACTACATAATCATATAGAAAACCGAATGAAAGATTTAATAATAACAAAATTATTTAATATTACATATGATGCTAAAGATGAATATCCTCATTTAAAAAAAGATATATGATAAAAGAACTTTTTAAAAAAGCTCATGCAACAACAGGTTATAATCTTCAGTTGACGCTTAGCAAAGAAAAAACAAAATATATAGTTCCAGCTAAAACATTTAATGATGATTGCTTTAGAGATTTATTTGCAACTAAATCAATAACAACATTAAAAGGTGGAGAGAAAATATATTTTATTCCTAATTGTATCTTACCAAGATTTAAATTAAATAAAATAAAAGAAGCTGATTTTATAAGTATAGTAAAGAATATAAAATCAGCTGATGTAATAGTGTATAATGAAAATGCTATAGATAAACTTATAAGCAAAAAATATTCTTACTATATACAGTGTGAAGATTATACACCAATTATAAAAGAAAAAATAATTGAAGCAAAAGAAGATAATCCAAATATTTCAACAGATAAAATTAAAGATGTTCTTAATTTAACAATAGAACATCCTAATGATTTTATTGATCTTGATTGGTGGATGTTATCTTCTGAAGATAGAAGTAGATATAATGGTAAACATTATTGGACAGTTAAAGAAACTCATCTAGAGTTATTAGATTTTTTAGTAAATACTGATAAACCTTTTATACAAGATAAAGAATTACAAAAGTATATTTCAAACGCTGTTACTATAGATGAAAAAGGCTATGAAGAAATAAGTGAGATGCTAGAATCTTCAGATGATAACAATAATGTGTTAGCAATTGAGCTTATGGCAAATTGTGATTATGAAACTTCTTTAGTATATTTGCTCTTCCTACTCAAGAACCACGGAAATACACTTAAATACAAAAAAGAGTGTAGTCACGTAAACTTCAAATCACTCCTAGAATTTTTAAATATAAAACGTAATTGGTATTATTTAAATATTGATCATGTAATTCAAATATTATCAGACCATAAACAAATCACTAAAGAAAATATGGATATTGTTTTAGCACTTGGTAAAAAAGATGATTCAATTAGAGTAAATACTAATAGTGATTATTTTGTAGCTGATGTAATTACTCCTACTGAAGAATTACAAAAAGCTATGGAAAAAGGATGTTTTGTAAATGATGAAGAAAAAAAAGAAGAAGATATTGAAGATAATGATGATGATGAAAATGAAACAGAAGATTATCTATTTTAAATTAAATTATGAATAAAACAATAGAACAAAAAACAGCAGAAGAAAACTTTTATCTAAAAGATTTTTATTTTAGTTATTCAAGTTTAAATAAACTTTTATACTCACCTAATCTATTTTATAACCATTATATATTAGGACAAAAGGAAGATGTAGAAACTTCAGCAACGCTAATGGGTAAACTTATCCATTGCTTGTTGTTGGATCCTGATAATTTTAAAAATCAGTTTATACTTCTACCGGGAAATCAACCAAGCGAAAATCCAAAAAAAGTTATCGAACAAGTATTCCAACTTCAACTTAATCTTACTACTGTAGGTGGATTCGAAGAGCCCGCAAAGAATCAATTATCAGATCACAAAGATGCTATTATTGATATCCTCAAAGAAGTAAACCTTTATCAATCACTCAAAACAGATGAGCAAAGAATAGAAAAAATTATAACAGACTCTCATCAAGAATACTTCGAATTTTTATTTAATCGGCAAGATAAAAGTATCGTAGATCTTCCAACTCATAGTGCATGTGTAGATATTGTAGAGCAACTCAAAGAAAATGAAGAAATAATGACCCTCTTAGGAAAATTAAATCTTGGAGAAAATAGCCAAGTATTCAATGAGTTTGGTATCCAAATAGAAAAGGAAGAGTCTCGCAATACCGGATTAAAAGGAATTCTAGATAATCTAGTTATAGATAGCACAAATAAAAGCATTAAGATTAATGACTTAAAAACCACATCTAAAACATTATCCGAGTTTCCTGAAACCGTAGAGTTTTACAAACTATGGATACAAGCAGCATTGTATAAAAAACTAGTCACGGAAACATTTCTATTAGCAAATGGTCTTGATCCTAATGAGTGGGATATAAAGTTTACTTTTATTGTTATTGATAAATACAAACAAAGTTATTGCTTTGGTGTATCAGAGAATACAATGAAAGCTTGGGAGGAGAACCTAGAGAAAGAACTTAAGAAAGCAGATTGGCACTATTCAAATAATAGATATGATCTTCCATACGAGCTAGCAACAACCAATGTCTTACTTTAAAATATTTTAAAAACCATGGGAGGTTTATCCGTATACAAAGATTATATTCAAAAGAGCAGGTTATTTCTATATCCTGCTCTAGAATTGAAAAGAGGTAGTAGTGTTACACCAATCCAAACTTATACAAGTTGGAACGATAGATACAAATTGGAGGATAGAAAACTATCGTGTGTGTATCATTTACGAGATGATGAAGAATTTAAAAGATTCGAAAAGGATAAGCTGATGGGACATAAAATGTTTCACGATTTCAAAATTACAAAAGATGGTATGGGGATTTATACATTTGATTTTAGTCATATGCAAAATGATTGGGATAATTTTATAAATGGTAAATACTCAAAATTAAGTAATGATCTTAAACAAAAGATTAGAAACTTTTTTGGAGTAAATAATAGAGGAATAATAGATAGCTATTTATACCCTGAAAGATTTCATACTCTATATGTTGAGCTATTGATTGTTGATCAAAAAGATTATAAAGAGATGTACAACATATTGAAAAATGTAAAAGAATTATGTTCCAAACCAGATTTAGAAAAAGAAAATCTATTTGCAGAAATAAAAGATTTGCATATGATAAAGGGATTATCTTAATTTGTAAAAACCAATAAAAAAAAGTATATGTCAGCTAAATCAATGTTACTCTATTCATCAGATTGGGAAGGTATCCCAACTTTTAGACTAATGCCGATAACCTCGGATTGTCCTTACCTAGAAATGATTTTCATGCCGCGTCATCAAGGACTTGGTATCATGAATAAACAAGCTAAACAAATGTTTAAGTTTATCGATAAGGTGGATGATAAAGGTAATATCGTCATGGTTAAGGGAACCAACCAACCAGCACAAGAAAGAAAACTTGTCAATGTAGAATATGAATACTTTATGATTAATAAAGAAGAGATTAGTAATATAATCGAACTCTTTGCTATTAATTTAGATTCATTTGATTATAAAAAATACTTCATTGATATGAAAGTAAAAGAAGAAGTAGAACAATAATCAAAAATAACTCAGAAGATAAAGCGAGATATAATGTCTCGCTTTTTCTATCTATAATCGGGGGAACAGCTTAACTGAACAATCCATTATGGAAAAAACACATTGGGTAATGGACTACGAAACACTTAGTAATTGTTTTGTAGCAGTGTTTGAAGAAGTATCAAGCACAAATAGGATGATATTTATTGTCCATAAAAAAGCTAATCATATAGCTGAATTAATAAAATTTTTAGAAAAAAATATTAGTGAGCAAGAGTGGCATGTATCCTTTAATGGATTATCCTTTGACTCGCAAATCACGGAATATATATTAAAAAATAAAACTATCTTACTAGAGTCTCACGCAGAAGACATAGCAAAAGATATTTATAAACAAGCTCAGAAAACAATTGAAAGATCTAATACAGGAGAGTTTCCTGAGTATAGTGAAAAAAATCTATCAATAAAACAAGTAGATGTTTTTAAACTAAATCACTGGGACAATGCTGCTAAAAGATCGGGACTAAAGTGGATACAGTATTCTATGGATTGGATGAATATTCAAGAGATGCCTATACATCACACAACTGAGATAACAACAATGAAAGAGATTAATCTAATAATAGATTATTGTTGTAATGATGTAAAATCAACTAAAGAAATACTTCACAGATCTTCTTCACAAGTAAACCTTAGAGCTACCCTTACTGATGAATACAAGATCAACTTATACAGCGCCTCTGAACCAAAAATATCCAAAGAACTATTTTTACATTTTCTAAGTAAAAAACTAGGAGAGTCAAAGTATGATCTCAAACAACTCAAAACAAATAGAAAAGAAATTAAGGTAAAAGATATACTATTACCATATGTCAAATTTAATCAACCAGAATTCAAACCACTTCTTAGAGCTTATGAGAATCTTATAATAGATCCTAGAAATATAAAAGGAGCATTTAAGTTTAAGCTTAAGCATAAGAATATGCTAACAGAATATGGTCTTGGCGGACTACACGGTGCCAATAAAAATGGAATCTATGAAGCAACAGAGGATATGATTATCATGAGCTCTGATGTAACAAGCTTCTATCCTAATTTAGCCATCCGCAATGGTTGGGCTCCGGCTCATTTACCAAAGGATCACTTTTGTAGTTTATATGAATGGTTTTTCGAAGAGAGGAAAAAAATCCCCAAGAAAGATCCAAAGAACTATGTCTACAAAATCATCCTGAATAGTACATATGGATTAAGTATCGATCCTACATCTTTTCTATATGATGCGCAATTTGGTATGCAGATCACAATTAATGGTCAGCTATTATTAACTATGCTATATGAGATGTTATCAGAAGGTATCCCTGGAAGTATACCAGTAATGCAAAATACAGATGGTCTAGAGATGATGATACCTAAAGATAAAAAGGAAAAGTATCTAGAGATATGTAAGCAATGGGAGAATATGACTAGTTTAGAACTAGAACATGAACAATATAAAAAGATATTTCTAGCTGATGTAAATAATTATATCGCAGTATTTGAGGATCCAAATAAGAAACCAAAATGTAAAGGTAGATTTGAATTTGAAGATATCGCTTTACATAAAAATAAAAGTTTTCTAGTAGTAAGAAAAGCTGTATATAATTATCTAGTCTATGATATCCCACCTGAGAAAACACTAACAGAAAACAAAAATATTTTTGACTACTGTGCTGGTGTAAAAATAAAAGGAGATTGGGGCTTCAAACAAACTTGTGTAGTTAATCAAGAAATTGTTTACGGAGATTTACAAAATACTTTAAGATATTATATAACATCTAAAGGTTGTAAGATAATTAAAGTAAATAAAACCGATAAGCGAGAGATCCAATTAGAAGCTGGTCAGTGGATGCAAGAAGTATTTAATAAAGTAGAAAATAAAAATTGGGAAGAGTATTCTATAGATGAAAGCTACTATCTAAAAAGTATCTATAAAGAGATAGCTAGTGTCATCCCCAAGAAAAATAATCAAATAGAAATAATCTATAATTAATCTTATGTCAAGAAGAATAAACATTGTACCTAAGAGCACACTAATAAATGCTGCTCTACCAAATCATGCTAGTACCTACACAGTAATACCACATCAGTTTGTTATTGATGAAGTAAATAAAGCGTTAACAGACGCGGGATTTTCAATAGAAAGTGAGGAGTATAAAGCTTCTCACGAATGCCAAGTAGCCTCGGGTCGTATACACCTAAAAGGAGGAGAAGATCAAGAAATGAAGATGATGTTTGCTTGGGCAAATTCATATGATAAATCGATGAGATTCAAATGTGCAACAGGTGGATATTTGCCAACATCGGGGAGTATTGTTTTATCTGGAAACCTAGGAACATGGGGAAGAAAACACACAGGGGATGCCGATACAGAAACAATAACAACAATCAAAAACCAAATACAATCAGCCCAAAAATATTATGATATACTAGTGCAAGACAAGGAGGCTATGAAGAATATAATCCTAACAACTCGAACTAGAGCCGAGATTATGGGAGTGCTTTATGTTGAGCACAATTTACTATCATCAGAACAGCTTAACATTGTTTGTAGTGAGATCAAAAAACCTACTTACAAATACACGGCTAATAAGGATAGCTTATGGATTTTATATTGTCATATTATCTTTAGCTTACAAAGGTCTCATCCTAAGAGCTGGCTAGATCAACAAAGACTTATACACTGGTTCCTATGTGATATGTATAATATCACCCCAGGCTACATACAACCAACACCAATTGCTGAACCTCAAACAGAAGAACCTAATCAACAAGAAATCGAATTTAGTTCAGAAGCTCAAGTGTAATTAAGTTAAAAAGAAAGAGAGGGTTTATTCCCTCTCTTCTTTTTTTTCCAAAGCTTGTAAATTTCTTTATTGTTATTTTTCACCACTTTTCTCACTTTGATTTTCATCTTCATCTTTCTTTTTACCACCACCCGGATTCATCTGAGGATTATTCTTAATTGATCTCCAAGGTTCAACAGTACCACCAGTAAATCCTATTGTTTTCATTAGTGTTGTAATAAACTTAGATCCTCCTTCTTGTTGCCATCTATATGCACCAGCATCTTTCGCGTAGGTACCTTTTGAGCTACCTGTCATATCATAATAAGCAAACTCTAACATCTCCATATATGATTTAAGAGTAGCACCAAATCCTATTGAACTAGCATCGGTAAGGGTACCATAATATTGATTTAATCCCATACCTGGCCAAGGAACAAAAGCTTGTGCTTCGGCTTTAACACCTAAAGCTAACATCAATCCTTGTGTCTCTAACCATCCACCTACTTTAAATGGATGATCAGGATCATCTTCAGTAAGACCTAGTAATGGCATAGCACCACTCTTTTGTCTAAGCTTTTCAAATCTCTCCTCATCTTCTGGATCCCATCCAAATAGAGGCCCTAGTAATATTGAGATAGCTATAATTCCACCAATCTCAGTAACCCACTTAGCCCAAGCTCCTCTTTCTTCAGGTGTCATATAGTGCCAATATTCTCCACCTGTTCTAGCAATACGATAAACAGATCGGATACTACTAGTATAGAAACCTGTATCTAGATCATTAAGACCATAGTTCATCCTACCACGTATTTGTCCTCCTTGGCTACTATATCCCCAACGATTGATTAACATAGGAGTAAAATATCTCTTTAAGAAAGAGATCATACGATAAGCAAGGTAACGCTGAGCTTCTGGTTGATCAAATTGACCATAGGCACCATTAAGCTTAACCTTCACAGTATTGATCTGGTTACGCATCTCTTTAAAGTAGATATTGTTTATTTTGATTTTTTTACCTTCGTAAAGATCTTCTTCTTCATATAATCTCTTAATAGCATCCTCTGGCATATTGAATTTTTTAGCAAGTGAAGAAAGTGTATCTCCTTCTTGAACTAAATATTCAGTAGGCTTATTTGCATATCTAATATCTATACCATCTTTAAGAGCAAGTTTATTATCTTTAAGCTGCCAAGCTTCCATATAACTAACTTCTTTACCCGCCATCATAATCTTTCTCTTGTATAACATAGATGATCCCAATTGCATTTGAGCCTCATCTTCAGTCCACTTTCTAAAATTATATAACCAAGTCATACTAGCTACATCTTCAGTAAAGTTTCTAGACATAGACTCTGGTAACTTTTGTTCAGCTCTATCAGAAACAATATCAAAGCTATCTGCAATTTGCATATTCAAAGGCTTAACTCCACGTTTATATATCTCTGATGAAACTTGCATCATAGTTTTAAAACCCCATCCTTCACCTCTAAGAAGACTCATCCTATCTACATATTGTCCACCAGATGATTCAATCATAGATTGATATTTAGCACTAAAAACATTCTTTAAAGCTGATGGAATATTCAAAGCAAAAAAAGCAAAAGAAGCTCTTCCTAATACTAGATTAGCTAAATTTTGCATCCAAGGAATATCCTTACTCCAACCAGCAGTTGTTTTACCTTCAAACTCTCTTTCAATAAAATTATTTACAGCGCTTTTTCTAACATAATAACCTTTCTTTTTTATATAGGTCATCATTCCTCTATTAAGAAAATTCCACTTATCTAATTTAGTGGTATCATCAAGCATGTTTTTTGGATCATTAAGTGTTTGTCTTAAAGCTTTAGCAATAGGACTAATCTCAATTAATTTTTTTTGTCTTTCTGCAGAAAACATATATCTATTAATAGACTCATTAAGATCTGTAGATACATCATCAATATTAAGATCATATAAACCTGTAATAGGAACACTAATTACATCATTGCTAAACATATCAGCTCTAACTAACATCTTAGTATCATCCCAACCATATTGAGAACCATATTCATCTTTAGCTCTTCTAAAGAAATCTCTAGCTCTTTCCATTATAATTGAAAGAAAAGGTAGATTACCTTGAGCAGCTAATTTAGAAAGTTGTTTTATACTTCTAGTCTTAAGTAACTCTGCATTATTTTTTCTATAACGTGGAACATCTAAATAAAGACGACTTTTATAACCTAATCCCTCTTGATTTTTTATATGATGTTCTTTCATCTTTTCAAGAACAGCAAAATGCGCAGGATCTTCTTTTTGTAATCTTAAATAATCTTCATTGATATATGGACTATTTGGAACATCTTCTCTTGGTAACCAGTTTCTCATATTATCCACTGTTTTACCAATTATTCTTTCTGTTCTATATTGAGATTTTACAACACTCTTATAATATTTATAAGCTGGTAATCCAGGTAATGTTTCTGACTCTCCATTAGAATTTACAAAAGTATGTTTATCATAATAATTTTCATCAACTGGTTTATTTATATTCCAAATATAAATTCTTTCCCAAACTTTTTTTGTTTCCCCTAAATCTTTATCATAGACTTCTTTTTGTATATGGTTTTTTAAAAACCAATCTTTAAATTGTTGTCCTTCCGGAGTATTTTGATTAATTAAATTATTAACTATATACTCTTCTAAAACTAAATTAGCTGTAGCACTATTTATATTTCTTCCTTCTAATAATGGTTGAAGTATATTAGTATCAAGTTTACTTAAATGATTATTAAAAATAGCTGTATAATAAGAAGTAGCATCTTTCTTTTTAAAATCTCTAAGTTTAGCAAATAAAGCGTATAAAGTTTGTTTATCAAAGAAACTTAATCCATCTTTTTTCTTTTCTAAAAGAGCTTTCATATCAGCTTTTTCATCAGCATCTAATACACCACCTTCATTAATGATATCAAATAGATAAGAAAGATATTTAGATTCTTTTTTAGTTAAACCATTGATACCATCAAATTCTTCTTGAGCTTTAATCATTTTCTCTTGTTGCCCTTTAATAAAAGAAGCAGCATCTGGAGTAAAATTAGTACCATTTATTTGTCCACTTTCATCTCTATTACCAGATGTTAAATCAGTAATATCACTCATGATCTGAGCAATAGTAACTTTTTTTCTTTCTGCATCAGGTAACTTAGCTAAGATCTCAGCAACAGCAGCAGTCCAAATTTTTATTTGCTCATAAAATTCTGGTTTAACAACTACACGAGTATTTTTTCTTATCCACTCGCTACGTCTTAATTTAAATTCATCAGAACCTGGAACAAGCTTTTCAATATCTATAAGTTCTTGTTCAAATTGAGCTAATGTATTTTCAAATAATCCACGAATTAATTTAGATTCTCTAAAAGATTTACCTGTAGCTGGATCAATATCTGCAGCACGATATTCTTTTAATCTTTTTGCAATTAATAAAGCTTCACCTGTTTTACGATTACCATTAAGATCAATCTCAGAAAATAATTGATTATAATCTTGCCATAATAAATCTAATTTTTCAGCAATTTTAATTTCTTCAAGTTGATTTATAGCTAAACGATTTAATTTAGTAATCTCATCCATTACTTTTTCTATCTCATAAGCTGCAGCTCTACCTAAAGGATCTTCTAATAATCTTTCACGTAAATAAACTTTTTGATCATACTCTTGATAAAAATAATCTCGCATTAATTTTTTTCTAGAAGCAATAGCATCAGAAAGTTTTTTCTTATTTTCATCAGTACCATTTTCTATATAATCTCTTTGAGCATTATCTATATCTCTACGCTTTCTATCTAATTCAATTTTCCAATTTTTATGTAAACTCATCAAAGTCCAAACTGGTTTTTCTTCCCATTCTTTTGTATCCGGATTTACTCTACCTATAAGTTCTGGTCTTCCTATTTTATCAATAAGACCTGTTGGATTAGAAGGATTATAACCAGCTGCTGTTAATAGACCACTCATATCTGCAGCATAATTATTCATCTTATCCATAGCATTAGCTATAGCATCCGACATAGCATCTTTAACAAAAGTTGCAAAACCACCTATTACAGGATCGGTATTAAAAGTATATCCTTCGAAGAAAGAGTTCCAAACATTAGCATCGCGATATGTACCCTTAAGCGCCATCTCAATTTTATATTTTGTAATCTGGGCACCATTCATCGATAACAATCTTAAACCTTCAAGCTCTTTAAGTTCTTGTGTTCCTAAAGTACCTTTTCTATTAAGATCTTCGAGTGTTGTATGTCTCTCGTGTTCTGCTTTTGTCATACCATAGTACTCTTTATAGTACATATTTTGTATTTTATCAGAAGCAACCTTACCCGGTTTATTTAAACTTTCAAAAATTTTACTATACTTCTCAGCTAGTTTTTCTGCCATTGGTAATAACTGAGCATATAAAACATCTTTAGATCCTTCTTGATAAAATTCTCCAGTTAATGTTTTAGCTTTTCTAATTGAACCATCAAGACTAGATATTAAACTTTCTAATGCGGAATCAGATGGTATCCTTGCTCCATCTGCAGCTTCTCTTAATTGATCAACAAATTTTTTCCAATCTGAAAGAAGATAATCATAATAAAAAGCTTTTTGAAGATTATCAATATTATCCATATCTGATCTCAAACTTTCTAAATGCTTCTCTATTGTCTTAAGCATTTTATCCATCCTTAAAAGAGAAGCCATGAAAGCTTCAACATGAGCTTTGGTATATTCGATAGCATTCTTTTTATCAAGAAGCATATCCTCCATAGGCTTAGCAAACTTTACTAAGTTACGCTTAATCTCATTAAGATCTCCTCGCTTAAATTCATCAGCTAATAGGTTAGCTATCTCAGCATAATTCCCACTTCTCATTACTGTCTCAATTTGTTTTAGAGCTGTATCATGAGCAAGAACTGTTAATGCTATCTTATCTGATTGTTTTAGCTTCATTAAATCTGTAAGAATCTCATCACGCGATTTATTATAAGCTACAAAATCTTCTTCCGTTAAACTATCTTCTACAATCTCAAACTTGGTACCACCCTTAAGCATTTCAGATAATTCTCTCAAAGTTGTATTTTCATTTAAGCTGGATATTTTTATTGGAGATTTAGCATCAGCTTTAGATCCAAATACTTTTCTAATAAATTGCTTTATTTGGTATAATAGATTTTTAATAAAGTTTGAGAATCCTGAACTAGGAACTAAGTTGTTTCTATTTATATCTGCAATAGCAGTAAGAGCTTGTACTAATACTTCTTCTTTAAAATAGATACTACCTTCTTCTACATTATAATTATTTTTTACAAAATCTATAATAAGTTGTCCTTCTGGAGTAGATGCTAAAGTTTGATAAAGTTTTTCAAATAATTGTGGATTAGCTTTAGCTATACTTCTAAGGAAAGGATGAGAGAACTCGTGGAATACATCATTTAGATTAAGGTTTGTTCCAACTAAATAAACAGTATCGCCAACGAAAAAAGCTTTTTTACTTGGATCCCACTCTTCATTTCTATCAGCAAGTAAAGCAGCAGCTTGTTCTTCTGTTATAAATTGATATTTAAATTTTTCACCATCTACTACTAATTGTTCTGATAATTGAGTAGCTAAAGCTGTTAGTGCCCCTACTGCATTAGCATTATTAGTATCTAATGGAGTAATGGTCATCTCCTGCTCATTAATTTTAAAAAAATCTTCTACTAAAGGATTTGATACACTTTCTTTAATAATAGTTTGTGGTTCATTAACAAACTCTTTAAATCCTTCTATATCTTGTTTACCACCTAATTCATGTAAGTTCTTTGAAGTAGTTGCATATACTACACCTGATTCTCTAGCTCTACCTTTGTCTACACCTTTTAACACAGAATCTTGTGTTTCATTTTCTATAGATTTAGTATTCATTTCTCCTACATTCTTTACATTAGCTGTATTAATCAAGAATGTATTAACTATACCTTCACCAGATTTAGCAACAAATCCCTTATCGAAGGCATATTCTTTAGCATAAGATAGTTTTTCTGTGAAAAATCCTCTTGTATTAAATTGTGTTCTTCCTTTTTCACTACCTCTATATACTATGGTATTTTGAGGAAATATAGAATCAAGATATTGAGAGTAGAGTTGTAGAGCTTGTTGTTTTTGTTGTGGGGTTACTTTAGATAGTTCTTTTTCTACTAAATTTTCAGGCAACTCACTTATTCCTTCTTCTGTACTTGCTTGAGCTAAACTTAATTGTGAAAATATAAAATCTAAAAGCCTTTGTTTTTCTTTGCCTTTAAATATATTTCTTAATTCTTTGTCTGTTAGTTCATGCTCATATTTTAAATATGATTCTATTACTTTAGGATTATAGTTTTCAGAATTTGGGTTAGCCGTAGGATTTTTACTTATAAAATCAATAACAGATTTATATACATCTATTTGTTTATTAGATAATCCTTTTGTTGTAACAAGTTCAAATTTAATATTGTCGTCTATTTTTTGAAATTGTTTTAACTTATCTTCTGCTTCTTTTTTTATAAAATAAATATCAGATTGAATATCTTCATTTGTGGAATTTACAAAATAAGCATCTTTAAATTCTTCTACATACTTTTTAAGTTTTTCTACTACATCTTGAATATTTTCAGAGTTGCCTATTTTAGTTTTAAAATCTTGAATTTTTAATTTATTAATGTTTGCAATAAACCCTAAAGCTTCATATACAACATTAGCTAATTCAGGATTAGAATCAAATAGTTCTGGTACTCCTGGTTTTACTTCTTGAATAGAAGATTCAATAACTTTTTCAGAAGTAGTAGTTATACCTCTTTTAATAAGTTTTTCTAAAACTACTTTAGGATCTCTAATATTATAATCACTTTCTATGAAGTCTCTAAAAGCTTCAAATTCTCCTACGGTGGCTACAAGATCTTTCCACTCAGTTGTGTTTTTATTTGGGCAAACTAACATATCTTATGAATAACAATGTGACATTAAATCTCTAACCATTTCATCACTAATAGATTTACTTTCTTTTTGTTTAGCTCCTATTACTAATTTTCCAATGGGTGTAATATCGTAATTTCTATTAACGTAGCCAAATTTCTCAAATAAAACTTGAGAAGCATATTCGTAAGTTTTTTGTCCTAATTTTTTTTCTACTATAGAACTATAAGTATTCTTACCTAAAGAATTAGATTCTTCTAATTGATAACCCATTTGTTCTTGTAAAAATCCAGATGATGGAAAAACTATTTCTTTTCCTTCTTCATTTTGAAGACGAAGTAATTCTTTTACTTGAGCATCAAAATCTATTTTAAAATTAGGATTAACATCACCATCAACATCTTTAATAAAAGTAGTTTCTGTAAGATTATATTGATTATAAGTATTCAATCCAAAAGCATTAGATTGCCCTTGATTTCTAAATAACCTATCTGATGTTCCCTGTTTAGGTATAGATCTATCAAGACCTTTCTCATTATTATAAACAAAAATCTTATCAGGATTAGCTTCTAATAACTCGCGCATATATTTAACTTTTCTAGGATTATAGCTTTCATCAGTTTCTTTATCATCTCTTTTAAGTAGTTTATATGTATCAAGTATACTTGCTCCACTAGGTTGTTTATAAAAAATATCTTCAGTTTCTCTTAATCCAAATCTTTGATTTTTATCTTGTAAACCTCTAATTTGTTTTTCTATTTCTACTTTATCAAGATTTTTTCTAGAACTTTTTAAAAGACGATCTAAAGTAATTTCAGTAATATAATAATCTTCAAACTTATTTTTATTTTTATTTAAGATTGAATTTTGCTGAGACCACTTATAATAATAAACATCTAATAAAAGATCACTCATATTTTCAACATATTTTTGAGCAGGTTTTTCAATTAATCTTAGATATAAATCATAAGGCATTAATCTAGTAAAAGAAGATCTAGTTTTAGTATTAGAACCTGATTGTAATGTTCCAATAATAGGTAAACTAGTAAAGAAATCACTTATATATTTATTAGCTTCAGGATCTCCAGGAACTTTTACCACGGTAGGATCTGCTAGATCTCTAATATTTTTATAATAAGAATTAACTTTTTCTGAATCATCTAAGTTATCTTGTAATTGTATATTAGAATAAAGTTTACCGGCAGATATTGTAGATAAAGGATTAAGAACTTGTAATACAGGATATGTTTGTAAAAGATCTTTATACTGAGATTTTATATAACCTAATTTATCTGCAGCTGTTTTATTCCCTGTAAATAATTTTGTATTATTAAATATATTATCTAAAGCTTTATCTCTTAAGAAACTTTCAAAAGCAATTTTACTTATTCTTTTTTTATACGCATCTTCACTTTCTTCTCCTTTTGGATTTTTTTCAAAAGCATCATTAAGAGCTTCTTTGTATTCTATATTATCTTTAACATTATCTGTATTCTTATATAGATTTCTAAGATATTCTCTCTCTACTACAAAGTGATGATATTCGCTTAAAGAACTAAAAGTTCCAACACTAACTGGTGCTAATCCTAATTCTTTATAAGTGCTATTTTCATTACCTAAATAAGAAGCATTGTTATATTGATTATCTAAACTTTTTTTATCAATAAACATTTTTCCATCTTTAAAGAAAGCTCCAATACTTAGAACACTAACTCCTTCTTTTTGTTGTTTTTTAGTAAGATTTTCTTGTTCTGTTTCTCCTTTTTCACTTATTTCAACTATGTTTCCTTTATATCCATCTAAAGTTCTTAAATCAAATTGTTTAAGTTCATTTTGAAATATATATGGTACAAGATTATTTCTCAAAGAAAGAATAGCTTTTTCCATCATATTTTCTCCAAAATTCTCTTCAACATAATTTTTAAAGTCTTGATCACCCATCTTACCACTTAACCATTTATTAAATACTTCATTAGTTCGAAGTGGTAATAATTTTTCCCAAATCTGTGTTTGAAATTCTTGTATATAGAAACTTGATATAGGAGAATCTGTAATAAGTTTATCTATCATCTTTGATGGGAATCGATCTTCTTTTGAAAGAGCATCAATCATAACCATTCTATTTTGTGCCTCATAGATACTAGCATCTTTTTTAGTGTCAAAATTCATATTCTTTTTAACATTAGTAAGAGCAGATCCCATCTGTTCTATCTGTAAGAAATGTAAAAATATAGCTTTTTGATATTCATCATTAAACAATAATTTATTAGTATCTTCTCCATTTTTTTCAGCAGCAGAATATTTTTGAATATTCTCTTCCATCTTTTTAGTATCAATATCATTATCACCAAAAACTCTATTTATAATTTCAGCACTAGTATTAGCGACATTAACATTACCATAGATCGCATTTAATTTTTTTTCACGTACTTCATCATTTATAATATCATTTGCTGCAGCAATTTGAGAACCAAAATCTGCATCTTGTGAAAAGTATTTATCAATGATCATTTTCTTTGCTGCAAAACCTGGATATTTAGTATCAACATCAGTAATAACATCTGATACACTACTTTGAGCGGTCTTCTTTAATCTTATATATTCTCTTACCATAGGTTGAGAAACCATATAAATAGCATTCTCTATTGAGACACCCGCTTGAATCATAAACAAAAGTGTAGGAGAAAGATCCTTGTTACCTTGAATATCAAAAATCCAAGCATCTTTTGCAACGTCCACCCAACCATTCATCATTTGAGAGATAATATCTGAAACTCTATTTAAATCATTATTATCGTATAAATGCGATAAAGAAATAACATCTTGACCATTTATATTAAGAGTATTATGTTTAAACTTTAATGTTTGTCTAATTGTAGTTTTATTTTTACCATTAAATGATTTTACAGTAGCATAAGCATTCATATAAGCTCCAATTCTATTCAATAGAATATTGAAAGTATTATCTACAGCTCCAATACCTAAAGTCTCTTTACCAATCTGATTATACTGTTGCTTAGAAATATTATAAAGTATTTCCAATACTCTAGTTCCTTCCATCACATTAGGATTCTCATTTAATAAAGCTTGATCTTCTTTAGATAAAGTAGTAATATCACCAGCTGTTTTCTGCATCTGATCATAATCTTTAACTAAAGGTGCAAGTTTAGTAGCAATTGGTTGAACTGTATCAGTACTATTAGGTGTAATAAGATTAACAAAGTTTTCCGGCAATGCTAAAATATCTTTTATATTCCAAATAAGATCATTCTCTAATCCTTCTATAGAATTATCTCCAGTAGGATAAACTACACTTACTTCACTAGTTTCTTCTAGAATACGAAGTGTATTTAAATCTTCTTCGGTAAGAGTATATGCGCCACCAGATCCTTTTTCAAAATCAAGTAGCATATTAATATTATCTCTACTAAAATCTAAAGTTGGATTTTTTTCACCAAGTTCTCTTAATAAAGCATTAGTAATTTTAGCTTTATTTATTTTGGTTTTTATATTAGGCATCATCACTGTAAGCTTATCGATATCGAAGTCAGCTCCTGATTTAGCTACAATCTCTGTTGGAGGTATAATAATATTACCTGCTTCCTCTGGTAAGAATTCGTATACTTCCATAAACTCCATAGAATTTAATCCTTGTACTGGAATACGAACACCAACCATAGTAATCATCTTACGATGATTTTCTTTATTTAACCACTCTTCATTTTTAATCATGGAATTAAGTCTTGTTCTAGATGATTCTAGATTAAGAACTTTTTTACCATTAACAATATCATAAACAGCTATAGTTTGACCATCATTATGATTAAGATTAAGTAGAGATAAAAACTTTCCTTGTAAAGCAACTTTCACTTTCATTGCTTTAGTAATTCCATCTTTTCCTTTTCTATAAGTAGGAAGATCATCTGTTCCCCACTTTTCTAACTCTTCTTCAGTAGCACCTCTTGCTGCATCCCAAGCTTCATTATTTTCATAACCAGCAGTAGATACTTGGATTAAAGCTTCACCATTAATTTTTTGTTTGATCAATCTATTTACTACAATAGAATTAAGTAACTTTTCAATCTTATCTGCAGACAAAGAAAATGAAGCATCTGTTTTAAGCTTTGTACCACCATCAACTACATCTAAGAAATCTATTTCATGATCTCCTAAATTTTGTCTTTCTAATTCAGCTTTAACAAATCTAACTAAGTTCTCTATTGTACCAACTGGTTTACCATTCACCATCTTCCAACCCATCTCTTCTAAAAGTTGATCTCTTTTAAGCTCGGTAAGTTTCTTTAATTTATTCTCATATGTTTTATAGATCTTATACTTAGGAGATGCGGCCATCTTAGCATCTTCTGTTGTAATAGCATCCCAAGCTTCAATTCTTTTTTCACGAGATAAATTTCTTCCAAAATCAATTGGCACACCATTCTCTACTAAACCATCTTCAATAAGTTTTCTAAGCTGAGTAGAAAAAGTTACTTTCTTTTTAAACTTAGGTGCTATCTCTAACTGATTCTTTAAATAGTTTACATAAATAGGATTGATTGTAAATGGTTCCTCACTAATATTACGCTTATTATCTGCGTAAAAAAGATCAAAAGTTTGTTTGCCATTCTCTCCAAACTTTTCAGCACTTGTAATATTACTAATCTTTGATCCGGATTCAAATGTTACATAATCCACTTGCTCTCGAACCATCTTATCGTGGAGCTTTTGAATTCTTTTATCTTTAATTACAGTAGGAATAAGTGGTACTAAAGAAAACTTGTGCATAGCTGTAAGCTGTACATCAGAATTAATCTTTTGTCCTATTGCAGCTTTACCAGATAATCTGTTACCAAGAGGTCCCCAGTATTGTAACTTTTGTGGAGGAAAAAAGAAAGCTATATCAGCACTAGAAACTTGTTCACCTTTTACTATTTTTTGATATAAATTTTCTTGTGAATCTGACCACTTACCTTCTAAGTTTAATAGCATTCTATATGAATCAAAAGTTACCCAACCTTGACCATCTCCTTCTTTCATATCAGTATATGCTGTAATTAATCCACCCTTAATTGGTTTTTCTAGAGTACCAACTTTATTATTTTTTTCATCGTAACCAAAAACTTTTTTCTCAGCTTCTCGTTGATTTCCACCATTTCTTTTTAATTGTTCAGCAATTAAGTCTTTAGAATAATCTTCTATATAAACAGATCTTTGAACACTATCTTGTACAATTGCTGTATTAAGAGTTCCATCATAATATCTATTAGTTTGTCCTATTGATTTAGCATATGTATCACCACCATTAAGAATATTATTTACATAATCCATTGCAGCTTTATCAGTTCTATAAAGTGTACCAGTAGAACTTGAACCAGCATTTCTCTTATGAAATTCTTCCTTAGCCATATTATATTGAGCAAGGTTTCCATAAACTAATTTGATACTTTCAGTATTATGTATCCAAGAATTAATTACAAAAGATCTTAAAGCTACTTTATTAAAATCAGTATTTCTAAGTATATCTTTTCCTGTTTGTGAAAGACCTAATCCTTCAGTATAATTAGCTGTAACATGATCTTTTATTTTTTTAATAATATCACCACTTATAAGTTTAACACCACTTCTTCTAACAGGAAACTTTTTACTTACAGCTTCAATTTGATTATTAAAATAATTTTGAATATCTTTTCCAATTTCAACTTTTAATTCAAAACCTTCTGGAGTATTTAAGTATTCTGTTAAACTATTTTTATCTAGTTGCTTAAGTATTTTTACTTTAGTTTCTGGAGATAAAACACCTTGAAATGTTACAAAAGAAGATCCTTTTTCTATATAATTAAAATCAGTATTACCAATTGCTTTAAACATATCCTTCTTTTTTTCCGGATCAGTTTCTTTTCTAGCATCTTCTACTGCTTGTTTAATATTTCTAAACTTTTTTATTCGCTTAAATTCTGAATTTAAAGTTGGAAAAATATATTTATTAATAGCATTCTTTGTTCCTAAACTTGTAACAAAATCTGCAGTATCAACATATAAATATTTATTTCTATTATTAATATTCTTTTTATCTAAAGAAGTAGTAAAGAAACTAAAAGATGTTCCTTTATCTGAGTGACGCATTAACTCAAAATTTCCATTCATCAAACCAGTATGAAAATCTGCTACTAGTTTTGTTAAAGGATCTGAATTAAATAAAGAAGTAGATTTCTTTTCATCATAAACATCATCTTTATTAAATGCTACTCCACTAAGATTTTTTAATTGTACTTCTACATATCCAGATTTAGTTTTTTCATCTTTTATTCTTTCACCATATTTTGTACTATTTTTATTAAGATCAAATAAAGAATTTAATAAAATAGAAGACTCAGCATCTGGATTTTTATCTACATCTAAATTACTCATCCATGGAAGACTAATTAAAACTTTATATGCAGGTATAATAACTTTGCCGTTAGCATCTTTTACATCTTGTACTTGATTAAGTGTATTCTTTAAAACAGTAAGAAAATTATTTAATGTTAAATCAAATTGAGTATTACCTTCTGCATTTGTAACTTGATTAGTTCCCCATTTATCAGAATACTCAGCTTGAATTTCAGCTAAGTTATCAAATCTTGTTCCTTCTCCTGATGTTTTATAACCTATATCTACTAAAAATTTTTTTTCAGTTCCTACTTTACGTCTATTACCTTGAGAATCTATTTCAAATTTATCTTTCCAAACATATTGTTTATCTTCACCTATTTCATATATTTCTTTAAATAATTGAGATGGAGCATATATAGTATATTTAGGTTTTCCTATAAGAGGTTCTTCTTTATATTTAGCATTAGATAAAGCTTTAATAATATTATAAATTCTTTTAGCTGTATCTAAAGAATTTTTAGAAGAAACTTCTTTAAGAATATCTTCATTATTTGTATCAAAATCTATACCTATTGCTTTAAAAAACTCAAATTCTTTTCCTTTTATATTATCTTTAAAATCTTCTAAAATCTTATCTAATAAAAGATAATTTTGTCCAAGAGAATCTTTACCGATATAATCACCTTTATCTTTCATTCTAAAAGCATAATCCCAATTTTTTTTAATTGTATTTATACTAGTGGTAGCTTTAGTAGGTCTAGCTGTAAATTCCCAATTATCAAAATTTAATTCTTTAACCTCACCTTTACTCTCTGTTTTAGTTGTTATATTAACTTTAGTATATACTAAACCAACTCTAGATAAATTAAAAGTTTGCCAAAAATTAGTCCATAATCTAAACTCTGCTGATCCCGCAGTTTTTATTGGACCAAGTTTATTTAATAATTGTTTAAATGGAAGATTAGGTTTTGACTTTGCAAGATCACTTAAGATCGCGTACATGTTCTCAGCATCTTGATTATTTTCTAATTTCTTAGATAGAATATTCCAAGTAACATCAAAATCTTGAAGCTTAGGTACACCTATCTTAAGCTTAACACCTTGTTTAGTTTCTATTTCAACTTCAGTTCCTTCTACATATATAGTATTACCTTTAGCATCTACCTCATGTAAACTATTCATCATAATAAGGATATCTTCTGATGCTAATTCTTTAGATGATTTTTCATTACCACCTACACTTCCTAAACCATCTCTTCCAATTAAAAATAAATCTTCTTCATTAAGCGCATCTTCACTAAAGAAAAGTTCTTTTTCTTGTTTAGTAAATAATCTACTTTTAGCAGTATGAAACGCAATAACATTTTGAAATCTACCCTCCTTATCTATCTTATTATTTTTAAGATTATTTATATCTCCAAAGTTATTATAAGTCCAACTTAAAGTATCAATTATTTTTTTTCTATTAGCACGAATAATTTCACTACTTTCATTTTGTTGTAATAATACAAGTCCATCATGAATAGCTTTAATCATTTCTTGAGCATAACCATAAGCTAACTTTCTACCTTCTGCTGTTTTTAATAATGTTGCGGTATATTTATATGAAAGTTCTGCTGTAGATTCTACAAAAGTTTCTCCTCTAGCTTCAGCTTGAAGTCTAGCATTAGCAATATATTTTTTTCTTTTTCCTTCAGAAACTCTATCAACATATTGAGATAAAAAAGAATCAACCATATTTAAGATATAGTTTTTAGTATCTATATCGTCAACAGGTTTATCAGTATTTCTTGTAGCTAAAATCTCTCCTTTACTAAGCTTATCATATTGAGCATTGCTTTGAGAGAAAGTATACTCACTAAGATTACCTACACGAAGTTTTTCATATAAGTCATGAATAGTGCTTAAGCTTTCTGTACCATTAGCTATTTGTTCTCTTGTAAGATTTCCAAATAACCATTCTAATATATCAGCAATAAACTTAAAAATTTTATTTCTAACAGGAGCTTTACCAGCAATCTTCTTACCTCCAGATAACATATAATTTCTAAAATCTTCAGCTAAATATTCTTCTAGTTGTTTTGGTTTAGCATCTTTAAATAAAGTATAGTTTCCTTTATAATCTGTAAAACCACCAGATTTTTTTCCTACTTCTTTATAAAGATTTTCTTTCTGTTCTTTAGTTAAAAACATCTGAGTAAACCCGTGCCATGCTTCGTGATACAAATCAGAGTAATCAGCACCTTGATATAGTGTAATACCATCTAATGTCCAATTAGCAATTGATGTTGGATTTTTAGTATTAACAGCATTGAATAAAACATAGAGCGGAATTTTACTAGACATAGGATGGTTTTCCCACCACTTTTTAGCTGCTTCTATTTGTTCTACTGTAGCTTTTTGATCAATAAGTTTTAAAGCTTTAAGTTTATCAAAATTATTAATTGCATCATCAATAATATTAAGAGCTTGATCAATAGAATTAGTATTTTGTTGATCAGGTGTAGTAGGTAAAGTAATATCAGCTTTAGTATCTACAGAAACACTAGTAGATGGTTGTGTAGATAAATAAGCATCATTGAGAGCTTGAATAAACCAGTTTTGTCCACCTGTTTCCCAAACAGTATTTTGTTTAGTTGGTTGATGTGTAGAAGATAATATCCAAGCTGAACCTCCTTGTTTAGTTATTTCTAAAACTAATCTGGGATGTTGTTCTAATTTAGCTTTTATCAAATCTACCATTAGTTTATAATTATTACTATTTTCTTTAGTAGGTTTTGTTTTAGCTTCAGAATTATCTTTTAATTTTTGATAAGCTTGTTCAACATCTTTAAAGTTTGAATCTCTTACTTCTCCATTTTTATCTAACCATTGAAAATATATAGGATAAGATTGTTTAATATTACCTTTTGATTTAGCTAACTCTGTAGGATTAGTGAGTGCCGCTGCTAAACCTTTAGCATTAGAAGATATTTCTACACCTTTATTAACACTAGTAGATGGTTGAGTAGTTTTGGTAGGAGATACCCATCTAGAATAACCATTAAGTTTTTCTTCAGTATAACCCTTTTTTTGTAAATAATCTGCAACTAATTGATCTGACAAATTACCTTTTGCATATTGATTACCAATTCTAAAAGATGCACCTGCTTCTATAGCCTTATCTAATAAAGGTTTATATTTTTCACTAAGTGTTTTTCTAATAGCTTGTGCTTCAACAGTTTTATCAACACCTCCTCTACCAAAGTTACCACTTCCTGATACCATTATAGTATCACCAGCTGTATACACTCCTGTATTAGCTTTAGTACCCCAAGCTTTAGCATATTTATCTGTAGAAGATACATTACCTTCTTTCATTATTGTACCAAATCCAATAAACTGAGTAGATTCAGATGCCATCTGAATATCTTTAGCAGCATTACCAAACATATCAGAAGGTTTAATTCCTGCTTCTACTAATGGATTAACACTAGTAGATGGTTGAGTAGTAATTAATTTATCAAAGTTTTTATGAAACACAATATTATTTGGTATAGGTCCAGCAGCACTAAACATATCTGCCATTTCTTGACCTGTATAACCATTAAGATTGCTTTTAGAGTAATCAGGTATTAAAAATTCTTTATTTGTATTTTCTTTAGCAACTGAATATAGCTCTTTTATGTTTTCAATTATTTGTTCTTTTGAAACACTCTTTTCTCCTGCTTTTTTATATGTTATACCTGTGCTAGGTTCAACAAATCCAGCTTTAAGATTCTTAGTTACAAGTGCATAAGATTGACCTTGCATCCCTCTTCCTTGTCCATACTTTGCACCAAATAAATCTTTAGCATCTTTAGCAGCACCAGCACCATGTCTTCCTTCAGGATTACTTCCAAATACAAATATTTGATTAAGTGTCAACTTAGTTACTTTCCCAGAGTATGTTTTTCTAGTAGCAGGTTTAACACTAGTAGATGGTTGAGCTGATGTAGATTCAGCTGGCTTATATATTTTATTTAATTCACCCTCAGCATACTCATAAGTATAAAAAGCATTAAGAGATGGAATCTCTCCACTCTCATTTAACTCAAAAGGTATTGTAAAATTTTTCTTTATATAGTTATTATATGAAGCATTACGATCAATTGTAAATATTGTATTGTTTCCTTCTTTAGAAAGAGTTAAACCAGGATAAGTAGCATTTTGATATTTAGCATTAATATGATGTATAGGATAACCTATTCTATAATACTTTTTATTTTCTGTATTATAAAAAACATATCCTTTTTTAAATTGATCTCTAACTTTATCAATAGTTCCTTCAATTATATTTTTCATGTCAACATCATTAAGATCTTTTTCTAAGATCTCAGCTTGAGGAGCAAGCGTAGTAAAATATTCTCGAACTAATTTTTCAGCACTTTTTCTTTTTTCAAGAAGAGCAGCTTCTTCAACTGAAGTATAATTTTTATTTTTTAATCTATAAATTTCTTGTCCTCCTATTTTAACAGTATACCCACCATCTTCATTAACAAACATATCTAAACCTTCAGTTCTAGTAAATATATAATTTTGTAATAATTCTTTTCTAGTTTCAGCAGTAATAGCTTTTGAAACTCCTTTATCTTTACTTATACCTTTATCAAATAATATAGAAACAATTGTATCTGTTAATCCTTCAACTTGACTAATATCAGGACGAGTTATTTCAACATCATAAGAACCTGTAGCATCAGTGTTAGTATAAGTGTATCCAGAATTTTCGCTATCACTTTTTACAGCATAAATAGTAAAATCTCTATTACCTATTGTTAAATTCTCAAGAGGTGTTTTGACACTCATATCTTTTTTTACAGCTCCCATTGAACCACCATTTATAACAGTCTTAACTATTAAATTTGGATTAGCTTTAAGAGCTTGTCTAATATCATATATAATTTGAAGTTGATCAAGTATTGTTTTTTCAGCTTGAGCTTTAGCATTTTTTTCACTAAGCCCTGGATTAAGCTTCATTAATTTTTGTTTTAAAAGATCTACTCTTTTTACATCATCTAAAGCATTTAGATTAGCACTTTTGTATAAAGAAACTTTACCATCTTTTACTTGAGTTGAATAAATATTTCTAAATTTATGATAAGATAATTTACCATTTTCATCAAATTGACCTTCTTCATTAAACTTAACTGGAATACCATCTACATCAGTTAAAACAAACACTGGTTCACCAGCATCGTAAATAAACTTTTTATCATTGCTACCTCCTATTGTAGGATCTTCTTTAAAATCATCTCTACTTAATTTACTAGAACTCATTACTGTTAAGTATACACCTTTCTTTCCATTATAAGGAATAGTAATTTGAGAACTATCAAAATTAGTTCCTGGTCTTTGTAATAATTTTAAAACACCTCTTTTAACTTTATAATAAAATCTATATAAAGGATTCGCTTTATAATAATCTGGAGATTTAGGATTATCTATATTTATAGTTTCTCTATCTTGATCCGCTTGAACAGTATCTTTACCTTGATATTCTTCAGTAGCAGTTACCATATTATTATTTGTGGTATCAGCTGGTTCATCTTCTTCGTTAACTTTAATATCGCTACCTTCAAATAATGTCATCTGTATACCCGCTGTACTGTTATCTCTAGATTCAGCAGCTGCAGCATTAAGTTCTTTAAGTTCTTCAACAGGATTATTTTTCAAACCTAACATTTCTTCTAATGAAGAAAAATCAGGTTCTGATTTACTAATATTATTTACAAGTTTTATAAATTTATTAAAATCTATATCTTTAATAGTATCATAAACTGAAGGTTCTAATGCTTGAATACGATTTAAAAATATAGTTCCTATTGCAACATGATTAATAGCATTAGCATGTTTATCTTCAGGAGTACCAGTAGTATTATCATATACTTTTCTATAGATATCTTTAGTAAAAGATTCTAATGTAAAACCTTCTGGAGCTAGAGATAACTTTTTAAAGATATATTTTCGGAAAGGTTTATAAGATTCATTATTAGCTAAATTACAAATCATGTCTTTATAGTTTTTTAATTAAAAAATGGAAAGTTGACTACCCGGTAAACACTGATCTAAGGTATCAAGAAAATCCTTTTCTAGATCAACTATTTCTTGAGATTCTACTTCTTTAAATTCATTTTGTAAATCTTCATCAGAAACTAATGTTCTAGCACTAGTAACATTCTCTTTTGTAGATTCAACATCTTCTTGTGAAGTTACCGGTATACCTGTGACTTCTTCTATACCTGGTTGATCTTTATACATAACATATCTTTTATTTGGTTCTCTTTGATCTTTATCAAATTGTTTTTTGTTAATCCAAAATTCAACTTGAGAAGCACCATCTTCTATTTTTCCTGTAGTTTGTACTTTAATACCATTATTATTTATTTCAATTACTTTTACTAATTGATTGTTATCTAATCTAATAAACTCATTAACAATCATTTTATCTAAAGCAATATTAGCACTAAGTGATTTTTTCTTAGACTCAATTCCTCTTTCTATTGCATTTATATCTAAAACACCTGGAGTACGATTAATAATATCTGAAACTCTATTTTGTACAGCAGCAAGGTCAGTTAAATATTCAGCTTCATTAATATCTTTTATAATAGATGCCATTAATTCAACCTTAGTAAGTAATTCTTTTTCGCGTTTAATTTGTTTTTGCAATTCTTCTTCTGCAGCTATAGCTTCTAGTTTTTCTTTCTTAGTATATCCTTCTACTAATAATGCTTCAGCTTGTTGCTGATTCATACTATCAATATCAGAATAATTATAACCTTTAGTAAGAAGTCTTTCTTTAGTTCTTTTATTAACTGGTGTTGTATCAACAGTAGTAACAGGAGCTTTTTCTAAAGCAGCTAGTTCTGTATCATATTTAGCGTTGATTAATTTTTCAGCCTCCTCTCTAGTTTTAACTTGAATAGATACATCAGTTAACGCATTATTGTTTTTTAATATTTCATAATATTCTTTTTCTTCAGCTTCAGTTCTCATAGCTGAGTCTGTAGGAAGCTGTTTAAAATTATATCCTTCTTTATAATAAGGAGCTGTAAACAAAGTTTCATTAGGTCTTTGTTTAATAGCATTTAGACTTTCTTTTCTTCTTTTTTCTATATCAGCTCTCTTAGCTTCTATATCAGAAACAGGAGTAGTAGTAGGAGTAGTTATTGTAGTTGATGGAGTAATACCTTTCTTTCTATTGTGAGCACTAATAATATTACTTGCTGATGTAGAGTCAAGATATCTTTTGAATCCTTCAGTTTCAATAAGCTCTGACTCTGGACGCTGATCATAAAGTGGATCGTATACAGAATCTGGAGCTACAACTTGTCTCTCACTATTAATTCTTTTGTAATCAGCAACAAGTTCTTTTAAAACACCTGCTGCAGCAAGTTCGTTAATAGTACTATCTTTAGATATACCACCTGGAACATTTGTCCCAGCTTGAGTTGCTGCTTTGTATTTAGCTTCTTGAGCTAAACTATCTTCAGTAACTCCTTCTATTTTATCAATATGTTTAGTAACGACATATACTACTTCATCTAAAAGAGTATTATCTTTTGATATACCTAAAATCTTTGCAAAGAATTGACTAAGCATATCTAATAGTTCTTGCCACGCAGATTTACCGGTAGTTTGATAATCAATAGTTTTTAACCACGTTGCAAAGCGATCATTAGTAAGAGCTTCCGCTACAAAATCTTCTTGATTTCTTAAACCATAAAATTCAAAATCAACTTTATCTCCAAATAAAGTAGCATTCGCTGGTCTATTCTTTTTAAATTCTTCTTTAGCTGCTTCAAATAATTTAGCAACATCATTTTTAAAAGCAAGATTTTTTGACATATCATAAGCTGTAATATCCTTAATAACTGTATTAAGAATAATTGCTTCAATAGGTAATGAAAAGTTTTTTGTAATTCCAAAATCAGAAGATGAATATCTAGGATCTACACTCATTCCCATTTTTCCTTCATCGGTATATAATGCTTTATTTGGACGTGAAAGTTTTTCAAATTTTATTTCACTATTAGCTTTAACAATAGTAAGTAATCTTCTAGCTAAAGCTTTTTCTTTATAAGTAGAATAAGGACTATCAACTATCTTTTTTAAAACATCTAATGTTTTAATTGAAGTTATAGTTTTCATCTCAGGATCAAATCCCCAATATGCAGCATGCTCAGCTAAAGTTCTTTTATCTTCTCCTTTTTCCCTATTCTCTATATTATAATTGATAGTCTCACTAATAAATGGAATTGCTTCAACAATTGGTTTATTTTCAAATTGCTTACCAGATGTTTGTTCATATTTTTCAAATAAATCTAAGATCTGTCTATATTTTTCAGAATCAAAAGATACTGGTGTTATACTATCTTTAGCTTTAGGAATATTAAAAAATATAGATGGAACACGATTATTTAAAACATCTTGCATTCCTCTCTCATCTAAAAAAACTTTCATCTCATAAAGCTGATTGAATAAATCATTCATCTTTCTTAATCTTAAAAATCTTTCATAAGAATTTTTTAATAAAGTTTTTCGAGATTTATCTATATCAGCAATAACATTTCTTAATCTTTCAGTATATACTCTAAAATAATTAGGATTTAAAAGAGTTTGAATAGTTTCACCTAAAAATTTAGAATCTTGTTTTAATAAATAAATATCTCGGAAATCAGCAAATGATTTTTCAATAGCTCTATCTGTTACATTATCATTGTTATTTACTTTAGCTGAGTATTTCATCCACTGTGAATATGCATTGAATAATCTTTCTGTTGCATATGTCATAGCATCTTTTTCCTCTTTGCCTTCCGGTTGACTAACAATATCAAGATCTTTTAACTTTCCAATTTTTTCACCTTTACTATTATATGCATCACCTTTTTTTACATAAGATACTTTATGCTCTTTTCCTTTTTTATTTTTAACTACAGTACCTTCATCTATTCTAGCTGCTTTATCAGCATCTTCTATTTCTTTTACTTGAGTACCTAATTCTCTACTAGGTTCTAATTTTTGAGCTACTGTAATACCTTCTATTGCACTTTGTAATTCTTCTAGATATTCTAATCTTTCTTCAAGTGATTGAATCTTTGATTTATTATCAGGATCTTTTTCAATTGTTTTATAACCTTCTAATAATTTTTTTGTAATAGCTATTTCATCGACCATCAATTGAGGAGAAGTAGCTAACATTAAATCTGAAGCTGATGTTTTAGCTAACTCACTATTTGAAACTAAATTATTAGTAAGACTATCTACTCTCTGAAGAGTTCTATAGAAAGAATAATTTTGTAATACAAAATCTCTTTTAGCCATCTTGTGAGCAATAGCTCCTTGCATCATGGCTTCATATAATTTAGGATCTTTTTTTCCATCAACTGTACTAGGATGAAAAGGACCATCACCTATTTCTCTTTCTGCAGTCTCGTATAATTTTTTTAATTGTTCAGATTTCTTAATCATGTTATCAAGTCTATTTTGATAAAATGTATATGAATCTTCAGCTATAGATTTATCTACTGGACCAAAAGCTTCTTCTAAAGCTTCTTTATTAAGACCTTTAAGATCTTTAAATTGATCTACAAGAATATCTAATTTACCACTTTCAAGTAAAGTCATAAAGTGATTTCCTTCTGTCTCATCTGTTATATCACCAAAAGCTTTTTTATCACCAGCCATATTAGCTTGTTGAGCTTCAGCATTACCATTTAATTGAACTACCGCATTTTCATTAATAGAATCATAATACTTTTCACCCATAGTAAAATAATTCATAGCATCTACTACTTTATCGGTATGCTCTTGTTGTAGAGCCATATTTTTATCATACTCAGCTCTATTTGTAAGTTTATAAAATTGTTTAGGTAAATAATTAAAAGCAATTTTTTGTGGAATCTGTACCATAGATCCCATTAAAAATCCAGATGCAAAAGTTTCTAAATTAGGATTACCAATATTTTTTGCAAACTCTCCCCACACAGATCTAGATCCAGAAAGAGCAGGATGCGTAAATCTAGCAGAATAATAATCTACCATTGTCTTTTGAACAGCATCTTGATATACCTCTTGTAAACCTTCTGCTAAATTTTCTTTAGTATAAAGAGCAAATTTACCAACAGTATTTCTTAAAAGATTTTTAGGTTTATATGTAGTAGGATTAAATATATTTTTAAAACTTTGTAGTGCTCCTTCTTCAACAGTAGTCCAAGCTTTTACACCAGCTTTTTTCCAAGCTTCATTAAAAGCCAATCGTCCACTTAATCCTGTTCTTAATTCCTCTCTAAATACAGCAGCAGGTTTAAATCCTTTAAGAGCTGTTTCAAAAACTATTTGATTTGAAATATAAAGAGCTGGTAAATTCCAAAGATATGTTTCTCTACCAGCATTAGCTGCTTCACTGTAAATTGCCGACATCTCTTTATCATTAGGAAGTCTACCGTTTTTATCATAGAATCCATCAATCAATTGATCTCTTACCATGAGTTCTGCACTACCACCTTCTAAAGATGCTTCAGATAAAACTGCAGCTACAGCTCGACTATCTCGGTAAAAAGCGCCAAATCCTTTTGAAGCTTTTGCCATATTAAAAACAAGATCTCCTTTTTTACCAGCAGCAATGATATCATTAGCTATAAAACTTCCTGTTTGAGGTATTAAAGTTTTACCAGCACGTTTAAGAGTTCCTTTAGCATAACTATAAATATCTTTCATCTTATCAGGACTCTTCATCCAATCATAAGCTTTATTTACTTTTGCTCTAAATTTTTCTATACTAAGTGCATCTATAACATCATCTATTTTTTTACCAGTTCTTGTTAAAGCAACTTCACCAAGAGCTCCACCAGAAAGAGCTGTTGCTCCCCAAAGAGCTATTTCTTCTGCAGCAAATTCACCAAGAATACCAAAAGTGTATCCAGAATCTACTGTCATATTATTTATAAAAGATCCTACTCCAGATCTACTATCGGCACCAATTGCGTGCCATCTTTCCATCTCTTTTGCTGCTACAAGATCTGATGATTTACCATCCCAAGCATTCCAAGGTAACATATCTGTAAACCCTGTTTTAAATAGTTCCCAAGATGCACCGGCACTTCTTTTAAAATAATCCCACCATGTAGCATTCTCATTATATAGTGCTTCATTATCTCTATATAAAGAAAAGCCTTGTTCTTTAAACACTCTAGGTACTGCTGCATATCTTGCAAAGTTTGCTCCATCAGAATCAGCATTATAAGTTTTTAACTTACCATATTGATATGGATTACGAGCCCATTGATTTGCTGTTGCTAAACTATTATTACTTTGCTCTATTAAACTATTAGAATCAGTTAATGCATTAGTCTGAGTAGGTATCATATTTGTTGCTGATACACCAACTGGATATCTTGGAGGAGGTTGTGGTAAATCAATATCAATAGACTCTTTAAGAAGAGGATTCATTACACCACCTGCAACAGATGCTGCAAGATTTGCTGGATCTGGAAGAGATAAATTAATATCTTCTGAAATTACATCTGCCATCTCTCTTTAGTTTATTGATTTAATTTTTTTTTAAAATTTGGATCTTGTCTATTTTTACGAGCTTGTTCTTCAAGAATTCTTATTTGTTCATTTTTTAAAGCTGTAAAATCTACATCTTTTCCTATACCTGTTTTTGGTGTACCATAAACCGGTATTATATTACCTGGATTATTAGGATCAGGTACAAAAAATGTTACCTGTGCAGTATATGTATAATTATTAGGTTGACTAGGATCAGGAATAACTTTTGTAAATTCAACTATTCCACCATCATTCACTGGATAAGAAGTTTTTGGTAAACCTCTCATAGCAATATCATCATTATTACCTGTAGTTTTAGCTCTAATATCTTCTGGTAAAAATGTATCTGGCATAAGAAATATTAATTTATTTTTACCCCACTCTTTAGTAAATAAATTACGACCTTCTTTATTACTTGTTGCACGAGCATTAATATATGATTGAGGAACTCTTATCTCAACAGCTGTCATTCCTTTTTCTCCAAAAGCAACATTAGGAGCTATTTTTATATCTAAATTTAAAGCATCATCTTTTGTTGCAAGTTTTGGATCTTGAAGCTGTCTTCTCAAATCATTATTAATTTGATTATATTGTTCTTCATAAAATTCACCATTTTCTTCATAAGATGTCATAAAAGCTTCTTTATCATGAAACCCTCCATATCTTGCTATTTTTAATTCTCCTTGTGACTTAGCATTATTAATAGCTTTAATTAAACTTAAAGCTTCTAAATTTGCAGTAGGTTCTGCAGGACTAAACTTCATTTCAAAAACTGCAGAAGCATAACTAGTACTTCTATCTGAGTAATCTTGATAATCTGGATCCATCCAAGAATTAGCTTTTTCAGCATAAGCAGATAACCAAGATTTTTTAGTATCTTCATTATTATAAACTTTAAGAACATCAAAAGCTATTTTATCTTTAACTGTTCCCAATTTATATGGTTTAATTTCAGTTTCTATAAACTCATCCATAGAACCTGTAAATCCTTCTTTTATTGCTCTTAAAGGATTTTGAATCTCTGAAAGATTCTTTTTTCCTGGCTTAAGGATAAATAAATTTTCAAGACCACCTGTCCAACTAATATTTTTTATTTTACTTTTACGCCAATCTTTATAAAGATTATTAATTTCTGAATCAGGATTATTATATAAAGTTGGATCAGCTTGAGCTTTTTCAAAAGCTATTAATCTTTGATTAATTATTCCATCTTTATCATCAATAGGTGTCCACTTTCCAGTATTTTTTCCTAAGAAAATTTTATTAACTTCATCTAAAGCAGTGTTAGTTCTTTTATAAACTAATCTTCCACCTTCTGCAGTAAGTTGATTTAATAAAGGATTATCTTTAATAGCTTCTGCTCTTTTATCCGCAAAATCAGATATAACTTTTCCTCTTGCTGTTTTATAAAAACTTGATAATAAACTAGTCCAATTATCTATAGTATGAGCAGCAGGTGTATTTAAAGAACCTTCTGTAAATGGAGAATTAATAGGATTATAAGTTCCATATTTTGCAGCTTTAACTAATTCTGGAATAAGATTTACAAAAGGAAGATTTTTATTTTGCGCTTTAAAAATACTTGTTGCAACTTTATTATTTTCATTTTGAAGATTCTTCATTCCTTCTTGAGCCTGTGTAGTTTCTTGAATATTTTTTTCAATTGCTCCAAGGTTTTCTAAATAAGCAGGATCACTAGTAATATTAGAAAAAGCTGTGCTATAAAAAGTACTATATTGACCTTTTCCAGAAGCTTTTATTTTACTAGGTCTAGAAAATTTTGAAAGTGCTTTATATACTATATCAGGATTTGATTTATATGCTTGTTCTACTTTAGTCATTGCTTCTGGATCTCCATTAAGAAATCCTTTAACTACTTTATTCCAATCTGATGGTTTTATACTTTTATCAGTTAAATAAAGGACTTGTCCTAATGTTCTTTGAATATCAGGTTTTTGTAATGCTTCAGCACTATTTTGATAATAATTTTTAAAATGAGTAAAAATAAAATCATTAGCACTAGCTTTATAATTTACACTTTCTTCATCTAATGCTTTAGATTTTGCAAGATTAGTTTTAGTAGCTAAATCTGGAACTAATTCACCTGTTTGTGCACCTGCTACTTTAGGAAGAAATGTAACATCTTCTGATCCTCCTCCTAAATATTCTCTAGCTAAACTTTTTCTTTGTTCTGTAGTAACACCTCCTTCAATTCCTGCTTTTTCTCTTTCGAGCCACGCTTCTTTCATAGCTTTTCTACCCGGCACATATTCAATAGGATTACCACTTTCATCATATTTTACATAACCTTCTTCCATTATAGCTTTTTGCTCATTGTAAGCTCTCTCACTTGCGGCTAATTGTTTAGCATCTACATCATAGCTAACCTCAGTAGTAAGATTAGCATAAGCAGAAGAAGCATTAATAGATTCTCTCTCCAACATTTGAAGACCCATCATCTTATCAAAATTAGAAAGATAAAGATTGATGTTATTCGCGTTAATATTCATATTGCTAAGAGTATTCTCAGCATTAGTATAAATATCTTTTACTTTATTAATAGATTCTACTTCATCTTTATAACCGCTTAATTGACGCAACCAATCATTTTCATCACCTTGGATTCCTTGTTCTGCAGCATTCTTCTCAGCCATTGTAAGTTTAGCTTGTGCTGCATCTGAATCTTCATCAGCTTGTTTTTTACCATCTTTTACTTGATTATTAATAGCAGTATAGAATTGCTCCATATAAGCTAAGCTTGCTTCTTCTTCACTATTATATTCTCCAATCTTAGCATTAACCCAAGCTTTTCTTGTATTATATGCTAATGCTTCAAAGTATTTTGTATACTTAGGATCACTTCCAAATACAGATAAAAAATGTTTTGCTAAAGGTTGGATCATTGCCTCACCATTTTTTATATGAGTTATATATCCAGGTGCTTTTGAAAAATCATCATACTTAATTTCAAATCCCATATCCTTTGCCCACTTCATCGCATCTTTTTGGAAATTTTGATAAGGAACATATTCTACATCTCCAAAATTTCTAGCATCTTCATCAGTAGCATTTTTAAATTCTTGAGCTTTATAATCGAGATATTGATCTCCACCTTCCCACCATCCACCACCACACTTTTCTGGATCAGTACAAAGTTTAAAAGCAGCTCCTCTTTCTTTTTGATTTCTATAATTACGAGTCCAGGTCATATCTTTAACTATATCCTGATCATCATATAATGCTTTAAAAACTTGTTGAGCTGAATCTACATTTTGCTGTAAAGAAAGATCTACTCCGGACATCTTATGGATATCCTGTTGAATCATCTTAAAAAAATTATCTCTATTACTTATATTTTTATCACGTAACATTGGCGAATTAAGCATTGTTCCGTAAACATTACTTAACTGTTTATGTGCCGCATCGTAACGACTTTGTTTTGTTTGAAGAATATTTCCAAGAAAATTTAGATCCGGTTGGAAAGGTTGGATCTGTGGAAGATAATCGGTTACACCTTGTATATAAGTTGCCATAATTTATGTTGTAAATTTATCCAAAAATATTATAAGTTTATTACACTTATAAAGTTTATTTAAAATATTATACTTCCTCTTGCTGAGCATATGGTCCAGCATTAAAGTTCATAGTAGTATTAAGATCTTTTAAGTATTGACTATTGTTACTAGCTGTAGTACCTCTATCTCCAGTCAATAACTTATAGATTGTAGCGTCATCTACACCTGGAAGTTTACTCTTAAGAGTATTAAATTGAGTAGCCATATCTGCTGGATTGTATTCTGGAGTAACTGGTTTACCATTAGTAAAACTAACAAGACCACCTTTTCTTGGATCAGTTTTATATTGATCGTAAACTAAGTTTAGATTAGCCGCATTAACAGCATTAGTAATTGCATCAATATATCCTTGTCTTATATTTTGACGAGCTAAAGCTTTACTATTATCAAACTGTTGATTAGCTATTGTATTCTTATCAAAAAGAGCTGTCTTTAAAGCAGCTTTCTGTTGAGCAGCTTGATTTAAAATTTGAGCTTTTTGCATCTCAAATTGATTCTGAACACCAACATTAAGATTATTATATTTTCCTAATACATCAGCAGCAGCAGCACCAGCTTGTCCAGTAACACCAGATAATCTAGATGATAAAGCTTGAGGACCTGCAAAGGTTGCAAGACTATTCATAGCCATAGCTGATTGCTCACCTATCTTTGCTAGTTCTCTTTCGGGACTATAAAAAGTAGGCTCCCCAGTAAAAGTACCCGGAGTAGCTTGCCAAGCCATATACTTTTTTAATCTTGCAGCATCACCAAGAGCACCTGCTATTTTAATTAAATCTTGTTTAAAAATAGGAGCTTCTCCAGATTGTGAAACATACTGAGGATCTTTTACAGTAACATCTTCTTCAATCTCTGTATCTTCCTCTGCAACTAATCCTTCTCCAATAATATCATCTCCAGCTATACCAGCTATTTCACCTGCAGTAGTATTAGTATATACTCCATCTGCTTTAGAAAAGTTTTGTTTTTCTTTACCTCCAAATTTTTCATCACTTGCTCCTAATTGATCTTGAATAAAAGGTTTTATAAGTTCTTTAGTTTCTTCATCTTTTATAGTACCCGCATCTCTATCTTTTAATAACTCGGTAAAGCCTATATAAGATAATTGTTGAATACCAACTTCTTTATTTCTAGCAGCTTTTTCTTGAGGAAGTGGTAGTCCCGCTTTTGCAAATGCTTCATCTAAAGTTTTATATGGAACATCTTTACACTTACTATTACTAAGTAATTTACCACTTTCAGTATCAAAACATTCATATACTTTTTTTAATTCTTCTTTGTTTACATTAAATAATTTAGCTGTTTTTAGATTTCTTTCATTAAGCTCAATAAACTTTTTAGCAAGTTCTTCTTCAGTCATGTTCTCAATATCAGCTCTTGTAAAACCAGGTTGCTTACCAAGATATCCTTGATCTTTACCAAATTCTTTATCTTTATCATATGCCTCTAACATTTTTTGTTTTAATGCTGCAGCTACTTTAGGATTAGAAAATCTATCTTTAATTAGCTTTATTTGTTGATCAAGTAATTCTTGATCATTTTTTGCATTAAGATATTTTCCTTTATTAACTTGATAATATTTACCATCTTTATCTTTAGTATAAACAGGCTTATCACCAGATTCAGCAAAAGCTTTATCTCTAGCTTTTATATAATCATTTTTTGTTTTATATTCTGGATTAGTTTGATCAATGATTATAGCATCTGCGGGTATGTTTTGTTTCTTAACTATTTTTTTAGTTTTAACAGTTCTAGTACCACCACTAGTTGTTTGAGTAGTACCTTGCGTATTAGTACCTGGTCGACCATATCCTATAATTCTCCCTTGAGCATTTATAATCTCAATCATATTAGTAGACGGATTATATCTATAAGCAACACCGCCTCTTCTAACAGCTCTTCCAAATTGAGCTTTAGGTAGTCCAACTTGTTTACCATATTTTGCTGTATCCTCTACTTCTTCTCCCTCTTCTTCAGGTTCAGCTTCAGTTTGAGTAAAGAACTCTTCAGGATTCATGTTCATCATATCAACATATGGCTGAGATATTTTTGGTATACCTTGAGGAAATCCTTTTAATGATTCTTGAGCTAAACCAAGCTTAGCCATCTTAAGACTAATATTAGCAAGCATCATCTCCGCTGTTTTCCTTTGCATTTTATCACTATCTGGATCTGCTAGAACTGCTCTATACTTATTCATATCCGGAAGCTTTTTGGCTATATCAGCTGGTACAACACCTTTCTTTAATTGCTTTTTATTTGTAATACCAAACTCATTTAAGATTTCAGAACCTTTTAAAGCCATCTCTCTAGCTGCTGAAAAAATAAAACTATCTTCTGGAAGATTAAGTTTTGTTCCATTATTATAATGTTTTTTTCCACCAATTTTATGACCACTTGGTAAACCTGATCCATCAAGATTAGCTACTACATATTCTCCTAATTCAGCTTCAAGATTAGGTTTTGCTTTACGATCTTCAGTTAAAGTATTACGAGTACTAATAGGCTTCTTAGAATTTTGAGCTAGAAGCGCTGGCCAATTTAAAGTTTTAGCATTAGAAGAACCTTTTACTTCCATACCCTCTGCTGCCTTTGGTAACTTTGGGTAACTTATTATTCTAACTTTTTTCATAATTATTCAAATATTTCTAATGTTCCACCCATAGCCATGAAGTTATTAATATCTTCTTCAGTCATATAAATATATTCTGCATCTTGACCTTGTCCACCATATTTACTTTGTTGTATTCCTGGATTAATATTAGCATCCATAAAAGATTGTATACCTGTAGTTTTAGCACCTTCTCTGTATGGATCAAACCTATGTTCATTAATAGTATTTTTACCTAGATCATATGGTTGATCTTTTACAAAAGTAGCATCAGCTCCTTGTAAACCAGCTAACATTGCTTGAGAAGCTTTACGCTGTTGAGCATTATTTAAAACACCAGTAAGACCTTGCATAATAGCTTCAGTAGCATAAGGATTAAAAATACTAGGTCCTCTTTCAGTGATTACCAATTTATCAGCTCTATTAACACCACCTGGAAAGAATCTTTTTAATCCTTGATTATTAAATCCTCCACCATATTTTTGATTTGGCATAACAGCATTTTCTTCTGCTGCTTGTTCTAAAGAAGGATCAATATTAAAATTTAAAGGTTCATCAGCTGCAGTACTTACTGGATAAGGATTATATACTGTTGGAACAGTAGAAGCTGCATTACTTAAACCTAAAAAATTAGGTCTTTTTGCTGCTTCTATTTTTTGTAATTTTTTTTCTATTTCTCTTTTTTGTTGTTCTTTTTCTGCTTTTAGTTTCCATCCTGGACCTAAATATTCTGCTGTATTCCAAGAAGCATCATATACTGGTTCTTGTTTTGGGAATACTGAATAATCTATAGTAACAGGTAAATCATAATCAGCAGAATTTTTTTCACGACCTGAAATACTTGAACTACTTCCGCTATCAGCACCAGGTCTTTTAGTAATTTTAAGTTTTTTTACACGAGGACCTAATCCTAATGCATCACGTAATAAACCTTTCTTTTCTGAATACTCAAGATCAAATCCCATATCAGCATATTCTTTTTTCATTGCTGCTTGTTGCTCTGGAGTAAGATTACTCATATTAGGATATCCTGTTCCTTGATTTATATTTGAAAATATAGGATTTGAACTATTTCCTCTAACTCTAAAATTATATCTATAACCTCCATATCCATCAGATCCAATACCTCTTCTAGATACTGGATAAAGATTTCCAGCTTGTGTTCCTTGATTAATATCACTCATTTTAATGATATTTTCTTTAACACCCATAGCTACTAAATCATCATAAGACATATCTTTATTTAAAGCTACACCCATTTTTTCTTCTAGTGCACTTCTTAATTTTGATTGTCTATCTTTTTGTTCCCACTCATCAGCCCATGTCCATTCACCTCCTGGTGCGTATGACGGATATCCACCATAAGCAAATCCACCGGGACTATTCCAATCAAAGTTTCCTGCACTTGGATTAACTTCAACTTCAGTTCCTTTATAAGGTGTTTCTGTAGAAACATTAGGACCTGTGCCTGTATATTGATCACTTACTATTTTTTCTTTTTCTTGTGGTTTATCAAAAACATTACCCAATGGTTCAGAAATATCTAAACCAAGTTGTGGTATACCTGATTTTAAACCAGCCATTGAATCATCTGCCATAGTTTGATAAACATTCATCTTTTTTTGTATATAAGGATCTTTCTCATATACTGGTTTTGCTTGATCAAAATATCCACCTTCATTAAAATAGTTTTTTATCCGCGGCATCATCTGTTGTTTTACCTTTTGAGCTTCTTCTCTAGCAATAGCTTTCATAGCATTACTTTGTAAAAATTTCAAAAGATTATTTTTTTTATTTCCTATTTGAGCATCTATAGAATTCATATCTTGAGGAGCACTAGAACTAGGTCCTCCTGTTTCATATTTAGATTCCCAAGGAAATCCACTAAAGAAATATTCAGCAGTAGGTTGTTGTGGAAAAGCTATTCCATTTGTCATACCACCTCTCATATACTGAGGTTGAAAAGGATAACCACTAAAGAACATATCCGCAGGTGGTTGTTGTGGATATGCCTCTGCAGGTGACATCCCACCTTGACGATAGAATCCTACAGGACTATTAGGTACAAAACCTCTAGCATAAAACTCAGCAGCGGTTGGTTGTTGAGGAAATGCAATTTCTTTATCAGTTAACTTTTTCATATTAGTATTATTTGTTGACCCACCTTCTGCAAAAGGCTTGTAATATTTTTTACCCTTTGGACCAAATAGCGTCTCATTTCTTTTAAACAACTCGTTGATACTTGATTGTATATTTTTGTTTGTAAATTTACTATTTATTTTTAATTTTTTTGAGCCACCTTTTTTCATATAATCTTCTTCATTAAAATTTAAATCTTTAAATCCACCACCGTATTTTTCTTCTTGTAAAGCTTCAGCACCTAATACTCCAGCTCCTATTGTTGTTGGAATTAATCCAGGAGCTTCATTCATTAATCTTGCTAATTCTTTATATTTCCAAGGAGGTGTAAATTTTAAAAGTCTAGTTCCTTCTTTAAAATTTTTACCAGTAGAACTTAATTGAGTAAGAGCATCTAATCTAGCTTTAGCAAGCATCCAAGGAGTTATTGTTTGATAATCATCTTTAATAATACCTCTATTTAATAGTCTATTTCTAAGTTCTTCTTCAAAAGGATAAGCTTCATTTGTTAAACTTCTACCACCAGCATTTTCAAAATAATCTAAATCACCTTTTGATTGACGTGTAAGAGCTAGTCGCCAAGCTTTATCTGCAAGATTTTTAGATTTTATCATTTCTAATAAATCATAATCTATTGGCATTTTTCCTTTTTGAATACTATGTCCTATTTCATGACGAGCTACACCTTTATTTGTTTCAAATCCACTTCCAAGTGCAATAGTTCCTGGTTCAAAATTTGGATTAAGAAAGTCTCCATATTGATCATCAAGATTAGTAATAGTACTATTTATAGGAAATAAATCAGGTGGTGCTTCAACATTTTTTATATCAAAAACTTGTTTTCTACTAAAATGAGCATTTTGATTAGGCATAAAATGCTCAACCATAGCTTTATTTTTTAAAATTTTTGGATCTGTTTCTGAAATTGTAGCCAGAGCTCTAGCCTGATTATATTCAGTTGCTGCATTTATTTCATTTATTCTTGTTTGTACTAACCAATCTAATTGTCTATCATTTAAAGTAGGGTCTGCTTTTGCAAATTGATTCTTTAATCTTTTTTGACCTTCTGGAGATAACAATCTATTTACAAATTTTTCACCTTCTTTACGTATTGTATTATCAGCAGTTTTTATACTTTTAACTAAATTTTTAACATCATATCCTTTTTTAAATATTGCTCCTGCTGGAATAATATCCGCAATATCTAATACTTCATCTAATCCTTCTCCATAATTTACTCCTGTTAGTGGATTAATTCCTGAGAATCCTTGACCACTTCCTAAAGAATAATCTAATGCAGCAATACCAGATCCTAAAATATCAGCACCTGTTTGATATAAACCTTCAAGTGTTCCTATTGGATCAGATACTCTTCTTTGAATTGCAGATAAAGGACTTGTTTCATAAATAAAACGTGCTAAACCTGATGCGGCACCTAACAAAGATTCATCCTCATTTTTTTTATAATAATCTTTTCCAAAACCTGCTTTACTTCTAATACTTCTACCTATAGAACCAGAATCAGTTATAAGTCTTTTTTCTTCTTTAGTAAGACTATCCCAATTAGGGTATCTTTGAGAACCACTTCTTTGCCACTGTGGAGTTCCATAACCAATTCCTGGATCAATATCTTCTTCTCCATAAGCTGGTCTAAAAGAGTTTCTATCTACAGAAGGACTTGTCTCTAATACATAAGCTAATTCTTCTGGAGTCAATACTGCATTAGTTGCTGTTGAAGTAACTGTAGCTTCAGGTAACATGTTTGGTGCTTCAAATACATCACCTACTTGTCTATAAAGATTAGCATAATATTTTCTATATTCATCACTATCTGTATTTAAAGTTTTAACTCCTTCTGGTGTATCTACTTGAACATATGTACCAGACTCTGATTGCATACCCTTTTGAGCAATAGGAATAAATCCACCTCTTTTTTGTTTAGAAATATATCTCATTCTCTGAAGCTCTGGATCATAAACAAGATCAAAATTATTATAGGATTCCGGATTAAGATAATGTTGATTAGCTTCCATCCATGCTGTACTACCTGGAGCAACTCCTTCTCCTGGTTGATAATTTTTAAGCCAAACACCAGTATTAGGATTAACACTAAATCCATGATACGAATCATCATATTCATTAAGTGTCCAATCGGGATTGTTTTTTAAAGCCTCTTCAAAATTACTAGGTTTACCTAAAGCATCCCACATCCCGTAATGATCATACTGATTAGGATCTCCATAAGTCCAATCTTCACGAGCTTGTCTATTCTCAGGAGCAGTAATATTATATGCTAAAAAAGCTTCCCAATCTTCTGGTGGAGTAGGACCTCCTAACTGTCTTTTCATTGGATATTCTGTAACACTAGAACCTGGAAAAAAATACTCTGCTCCTGGATACATCATCTGTGTATTACCTAGATTATCTTTTCCACGTAAAGGATAAGAAATTCCTTCCATAGTAATTGGAGTCCCAAATTGATTACCTAAAATCTTAGTAATCTGTCCAGTATATTTATATTGGCCATCCTGAGAAACAATAGCGTCTTTAGGCTTAGCAAGTTTCTTAGCCGTAGATTTAACTTTTAACTCTTTACTATTATAGCCCATTATCGTGGTGAATATAAGTTTTTATTTGTAGCTACCATAAATAGCATCTTTCTATTTCCGCTAATATTTCTACGTAAAAATACATAATTAGAATAGTGTCTAAACTTCTTCCGCTCTAATTCATTTTTATTATAGTTCAAATTATTAGGATTTAAAGTTCTAATATAACCATTTACAGCGGTATTCCAAATTAATCTTTCAGCAAAAGTACCAACCATTGATATCGGAGGATAAGGAGATCCAATAGGAAACTCTCCTCTCGAGTCAGTAATATCCCAGAATTGATTAAACCTAAATTTATTCTCCTCTTTAGAAAAAAGTATCTGAATATTATTAGGAGTTATCTGTGGATACTGAATAATCAATGGAGCATTATTCTTTGGAGTAAGATTAAGTTTTAATAAACCGGAACACTGCTCAGTATTATAAATCACAGCATCATCAAAGTTGAAATCTAAAACATGGAATCTATCATAACAATTATCACCGTATCTAAATACTTCCATCATATACTCAATACTGCGCAATGTATTTATTGTTACACCAGTATTCACAACATACTCAATCTCAAAAGGAAAGTTATCACCATAATAGTTACAATACAAATCACAACGCTTATTGTGTATCCACATTCCATTAGCAAAGTTCGGATCGGTAGTAGTATTCTTTATAGAGATGAAGGTGTTCTTACCAGGGATAAAGAGATTAGGATGCCAATCGTGCCAACTAACCCAACTCTCAGTTTTAATATCATAAGACACAGTCCATGAAGCATCCTCAAAATAAGTAGGATCACCAAGCTTAACAGGAAGAAACTGATTAACCAAGAAGTTGTCCTTGTCCACATATGTTAAAGTAGTGCCATCAGGAAGATCTCGCTTCTTGACAAAATCTCTCTTGGTAAAATATACTATCATCGACTCATTGTCATAGACCGATTGACACCCGATACCAATCACTGGGTTATCTATTAATTCAAAGTTAGGAAACTCTAGTACTAGTTGATATGGAAGGTAAGCTGCAAACCACCACTTAAGATCTTTCAGTGTTATCTCTTCTATACCATTCTGCATCTTAAATATCTTACCTTGATTCTGGGATACCCAAAAAATACCAGCTGGGGTATTACTTATACTTAATCCATCTTGACAAGATCCATACTCATATGGTCTATCTGAGCTAACTATGTTTTGTTGTGGTTGTGAAAATAATCCACCATCCCCTATTGTAAGTTTTGTTCCCGCATCAGTTTGAAGTTGATCTACTCCTAAGAACTGAACAGGACTCTCATTGTAAAAGAATATCATCACCCCATTTTTATTAATAGGCTTGATAGATACTGGTCTAGATAAAAACTTCTTGTAATTGTTTACAAGGAAGAATAGCCAGTTATCTCTTTTACTTTCTAGTTGTGCCGGTAATGAATAAATAATTTGATTAGGATCATAAACATAACAGTTCTCTGCTATTTCCGCATTATAATCTCGAGGTTGAGTATTACCCCAAGAAATATAATTTATATAGCTACTAGCTATACTTAAGCTTCTATCGTATTTAAAGTAATTACCGGACTTAATAATATTAGTGTCAAATATTGTTTTAACATCTAAAATTGGATAATGCTTTTGTGTATCTAATTCTCCCCAATCACGAAGAGCAATATTGATATCAGTCTCTACATAGAAGTCTCTGATCCCTGAATTAAAAAGATAGAAGTAACTATAGGCTACACCAAATCTTAATTTTGCTCCTAATGGACCAGTAAATATTCCACAACTAGGACCATCAAGATTATATAACCCACTAGGTAATGCTGCAGCAAAATTAAAAGTTCCTGCCATAAGTTGATCAATAAGTCCTGTAAAGAAATTTGACATCTCATATTTTTGACTATCTAACCAATAACGAGGAAATGGTAACATTCGATGAGCAAGATAATTATATTCAAATCCATCTGGCTCATCATATAACCACTCATAGAAAAAGAAGAAAGTATTTTTTTCTGTATATCGACCTATATAAATATCACCATTAAATAATTGATTACTAGTTAATCTTCCCGTTACAACTGTAGGATCATATACTACAGGACAAACTGAAACTGGAACTTGTATAATAGAATCTATTTGGCCATATTGATTTCTTATTCTTTGTTTATATCCTACATAAAAACAAGATGAATTAGTTTTAAAAGATGATTTAGTAGGATCTTTTAATACATCAACACCATTTGTTATATCATCTGTATCACTAAGATCAGCAACATCACTTGCTTTTTGTCTTGTATTATCTCCAGTTGGAAATGGAAAATCACCATTAATTTCTATACTAACATGTGTAGTTCGATATAAATTATTAATAGTAAAATCAGATGAGAAATCTGTTAATTGAGGACCAGTATATTGTTGATTTAAAATTTGTTTTCTTCTACTATTAGGTCCTGGAGGAGGTACTGCAAAATCATATAAACAATGAGAATTATATTTAAGAGCATAATCTCTAAATCTTATCATAGCTCGTATAAGATCTAAAGTAACATCTGCTGATTGAGTAATATTATAAATAGTTTGAAAGGCTCCTTGAGCAAATGCTAATATACCATTTTGATAATCTAAATCACCAAAATCAGTTTCATATTCTCTATATGGAGAATCTGATAAAAAATTAGCAAAAGCTGGTATTGTAGCTGTACTAACTCCTGAATTAAATATAAAATTTGAAGATTGACCAATTAAGTTAGCAACAAAAGTTGCAGCTGTAGCACCTAGAGTTGTACTATTAGCTGTATCAACAGCTGCTTGATAAGTTGCTGCTGCAGTTCTACCTGCTGTCCAAATTGGTACTAAAAGTGGTTGAAGTAAATCAGAAAGTCCTGCTGTTGCTACTTCTACTCCTCCTGTTACTACTCCTGGTATATTACCACCTTTCCATGTGTATCTTCTTTCACCATTTGTTTTCTTTGTTCCAAGAGCAATACCTAATACAGTTGATAATACTATACCATTATTAGAAAGTAATTTAAGCTTAGGATGTTTTTCAGAAAACTCAAATTTACCTAAAGCAGTTCCTCTAAACTCTTCATATATTTTTAATTCTTTACCTGAAAGATAAGGTTTAAAAAAGTTTGTATCTGGAGAGTGAAAAGAAAAAATATCTTTTCTAAAAGTTTGTTGAGCATTATAATCAACTTCACCACCTGCTCCAAAAAGACAAGGAGTATTTCTAGTTTTTGTAGTTGAAAGAAAAGGATCTGGTCTAACATCATTATATGGATAGTTAGGATATAATCCTAATCTAGAACCGGGATAAGTGAAATTTTCTATTTGGTATTCGCCCATATTATTGATGATACCTTTCGCCAACACGCTGCGATTCCCCTGCCGAGTACCACGAAGAATCTCGAAACCAATAATACCACTAATAGTATTTCCATCGTTATCTTTAGGTTGTATAATGTTTTCAAACTTTACTCCCATAATTCTAATAGCAGCCTCACCATTAAAATAAGGAGAGTTAGTATTAAAATGATTAGCACTACCATCTGAAAAAGTGTTAGATGCATCATTTATAAAATTATCTGGAAATCTATGATGTCTAATTTTTTCTCCACATAAATCATAATCATCAATTTGAGTACCACTATAAGGAATAATTGGTACAGGTACTACTGGACAAGATGAACTAGGATTTAAAGATGACCAACAATGTGCACTTGCATTCCACATATCAGGATTATTATCCGGATACTCTTCTGTAGATTCCCAATAACCCATATATCCACTAGCTACTTCTACTCCACCATCAGAAAGTACAGTAGGTGTAAAAGGTAATTCATGAGTAGCTGTATTTTGTACTAACCATGTAAAATTAAATCCAGCCTCATCTGGTAAAGCATCTGTATTTTGAATTGCTGTTTCATCATAACCTAATGTAGCAAAATTTAAATGAGGTCTACCAGGAATATGATAAGAGGAAGATTTATCTCCTGTATCATAAACCCATCTAATAAAAAATGAATAAACTTCATCTCTCATGTAACCAGTATTAGATCCACCATTTACATAATAAGAAGCAGGATATTCTACAGCTGTCCACTTAGTTACAATTTGATTAGCTAAAGGTTGATAGTTAAAATCAAATTTACTTCTTGGACCAACTCTTAACAAATAATCACTAGCATTAAATATTCCATCACTTTTTTCATAAACAATAGATCTTAAAGAAACATCTGATAAAGGAACTATTGGCCATGTATCTCTTATAGCATCTAAAGTAATTAAATTTTGTCGAGTACTATAAGTACCAACTTTTCTTGCTACTGTTTGCTGATTAATTATTGATATAAGTACAAGTTCAAATTCTTCAAAATTTACTCTATCAATAGATTCAACTATTATATCAATTGATCCCGCAATATTATCATGTTCAAATAAAGGTTGCTGATTAGAAGGCATAAAATAATCAGTTAACTTTTGACCGTTTACTGAATAAGCTATTGAAACTATATAAGTTCCATTAAGTAAACTTCCTCCACCAGCTCCTTTTGAAACTTTTACACAAGGAGGAGTCATTAAAGAAGCTAATCTTATTTTATCACAATTTAAATCTGGAGTATCTACACATGTGATACAACCAATAGGATCATAACCTGAAGGTGCTGTAGCAATATTAACACCTAACTCATCGGTACAAATTTGAATATAAGGAATATCATTGATATCTAATATCCTATCTGGATTTAAAGAATCAGCCCAATATAATTTATAAGAACAATCTGAAGTATATCTTGAGACTCCTTTAATGAGATTAGCTCTATTAAAATTTAAGCATTTATCATTAACAATTTTTCTATATTCACATGTGCTCTCTTTAAAGAATCCGATCTCCGAATCCACATCATCTGTAGAATATATTGCCCATTCATCAGCTGTAAGATGTACTACACCAATAATAGGATAAGGAGCTTTATTACAAAAAAGATTTCCTGGTTCATTACCTATCTTTCCAATATCTCCTGTTACAGAATTTGTAATAGCATTTCTAGCATGGGTCCACGAATTAGGATCTAAGTTAGAACTTGCAGTATCCTCATTTAAACTTTTATTAAGTTGTTTAGGATCTTGAGACGAGGTATTTTGATAGTTATTTGCCATTATACACTTCTGCTAAATGTTCGATAATCATTTCTAAATTGAGGAAAACTCTTAAACATGTCATAGTACTTAGCATATTGAGCTCTTCTATTCATTTCCCAAACTTGTCTAAACTCTGAAAAATTAGGAGTATTAACAATAGATAATGCAGAATTTCTAGCAGCTCTATATCTTTGCTCAATAAGCTGTAATTTATTCATAGCTCTTTCATCATCATTCATAATAAGGTTCTCAACAATTCTTTGCTTTAAACCATATTCATAATACTCATTGAGCATGTCATGATCTGGAACAAGTAAATTCCCATCATCATCTTCTAACATCCCTTGATAATTGATATATACTTTTCCGCAATCAAAACTTGTATAAAGATAATTATCTTTTATCCAAGCTTTTTCTGGAGTGTTCCAATATAAATTAGGACAATCACAATCAATAGACTGAGCATTATTTATAATTCTTATTTGAAATAATCTTTTATATGTTCTAGTTTCACCACTATTTACAATTTGAACAAGTTCATATTTTTCATTTTTGCAATTAAGAAAAACTCTAGGTTTTATACAAGGATCACCATAATATCCTGAAGGATTTGTAGTATTTAATCCTGCGCTACAAGCAGCAGGTGTAACACAACTACAACTTGAAACAACCTGTTGGCAAGTAGAACAATTTACAGGACCATTAGTACAAGGATTAGGATTAGGATTTGTTTCTTGATAAGGAGTAATAAAAGGTCTCTCTTCAATCCATGTTCCTTGAGGTGTTCCTTGATTAACTGTAAACTCATCACAAATTAAAGCAAAGTTTAAAACATAAAAGTCATCAGGTAATTTTACTCTTCCTTTTTCTACTTCTAATATTGCTTCTTTAGTTTGAAATATCCTTAATCCTAAATCGTAATTTATTCTTTTAGCAACTTTAATTAGTTGTTGATTTAATATGAAACCTTCTAAATTGAGTGTTTCAAAATCAGATTGAACCTCTGAAATAAGTTGATCAAAGGTTTTATATTTAAGTGTATAATTATAACTCATTATCTAAAAATATTTTGGCTATCATCAGCCCCATCAGCAGGGATTTGACCAGCAGTTAAAAGTTCTTTTATCGCGTATTGCTCAATCTCAGAAAAAAGAAAATCTGGAATTCTAAAAAAAGTATCTTGAATTAAAGTACAAGGTTCAGCATCTGCTTTAAGATAACTAACATCACCATCAAATAAAGCTTCAATTCTAACAGCATCCCAATCTATATTTGGAAAATAAAGATGACCATCTATATACCAAAAATATTTACTCTTATTATATTTAAAATTTGTACTATTAGATAATGAAACATATGTACTTGGATAAGTAGAAATCATTTCTATAGATGAATCAATAGAAGTAACATTTCTAATTAAAGGACCATAAGAACCTTCTAATGGTGGTGGTATCTTTTCCTTTGTTCGCATAATTCTACACTTAGATTTTATACCACTACAACAAGCTTCTACCTTATCAATTTCAATAAGCTCAACACAAGGAAGAACTTCAAAGAGTGATTGATATTTCATAATTTGTTTTAAATCATCTTGACGCTTCAATAAAGTTTTACTGTATTTCAAGATAATACTATAGATAAAACGATCAGTTAAAAAAGGATCTTCTTTAACCGCTTTGAGTACATTGCGCACTCTAGATATACTGTCGCCTATTGTAGTTGCCATATTAATCTAAATCAAATTCATTATAATTTTTTGAATATTCCATCTTTTTAGAAACTTTAAACTTTCTACTTTGATGCTTAAAGAAAGAAGATACTTTTGCAAAATTATCTACAACAATATAGTTAGGCCATTCCTCTCTATAAACTTCAGAAAGTTTTAATTTAAATTTTCTTGAAGCTTTAAAAGTCCACAACTTTCGATGAGTGTAATGATACTTACTTGCAAAATTGGTATAAAATATTTTAGCAAGATAACCATCAGAAGCTAAATTCCTATTTACTACACATTGACCAAGCTCTGTAGATTTTTTAAAATCAATATTTAATTTATTAGGACTCTTACATGATCCAACAAAAACATAACCTAAACCTTCTGGAAATTCAACACCATCTCTGTTTTCAATTACTCCCATCCAAAGTTTTTCATTAAAATTATCTATTATAGCAGTAAACTCTACACGTGTAAGATTAGAATATTCAGGATATTTTTTTATAAAATTATCAAAAAACTTTTCAGTTAAAAACTTGTGACGACTAGCTCTAAATCGTGGACCCTTTTTATTTGGTGGATTGAAGATTCTCATAACTATAGAAATATAAGAAAAATTTTTGAAAGTTTAAAGATAAAGATTTAAAGTTTATAAAACACAAAAGGCTCAGGAAATCCCGAGCCCCTTGCTGTCAGCCACAGTAAACCAACTTAACCATGACATTTTTATGCGCAAGGTGATACAATCGCAGTAATAGTTACTAATGGATCACTTACTTGAACAGTGCCTGTGGAAGCACAAATGGTATTTGGAGGACCTGGTACAATATTAATAGGTCCTACTAATGCACCAGTACAATCAAAATATTGATAAGTTTGAGCATCAGTATCAGTGTTATCTATTTCATAAGTAGTACAATCACATAGACAACTATCTGTTCCACCTGTTATAGTAAACTCTGCATTTATAGGAGAAGTTGCTGCATCTACACATACTTGAATAGAATCACCTAATGCAACTGCTGGTATATTGACAACAGTAGATGTACAATCTGTAATTACAAAAGGAGCACAAGGTCCTCCTGGTGCAACTGGATTATCACATAAAAAATTATAATTTAAACATTGATAATTTGTAGGTGCAACAATTGCTACCCAAGATACTCTTCCAGCAAGTGAACTTGCTTCTTCACAACAAGGTTGTACATATCCATAATAAATATCTGGTGTACAATCTTCAGGATTAACTACAAGTAAAATAGTTTCAGAACAAGCAACACCAATACCTAGTGTACAGTTTACAATTACAGTAGTAAATGGACCTAGAGGATTATTTTTTGAATAAACAACTCTATGACATCCATCAGCATATTGAGATGTAAAATTAATTGTGAGTATAGCATTAGCAGACATAATATTAGTTTAATGTTGTTATAATTAATGAAACTGATCTACAACTTTCTTTACCAGAAATGGTATATGTTACATATACATAGTAAGGAGTATTAGGAGTAAGACCTGTAATAGTATATGTAGGTGATGTATTAGCAGTAATTGGTCCAGAGTTACTCCAGCTCATTCCAGCTACAGTAGTATAGTATACAGTATATGAACTAACTAAAGGAACAGGTGTCCATACTACATTAATTGTAGAGCTAGTTACAGCTGTTGATTTTAATCCATAGATATACGGAAGATCAAAATCACAAGAGCCATATATTGTTGCAACTAATTTTTGTAGGGTATCACAAAGTCTTTCTCCTTGAAGAACAGAAAAAGTTAAATCATCTGCATCTGTTATATATACATAAGAATCATTATTATGAATAATACAACAATCACTAAAAGTCTCAGCACAAGGTTCTGGATTAGGACAAGGTGGTAGACAATTTAAATTAGTTGTTAAAGCTACATCTTCACATCCACAAAGACTAGTTACACATTTACATTTTACACAATTGCTCATAATTTTTTATTTTATATAAATCCTATTGAACCACTAACAGCTGTTGGAGGAGTACAAGGAGCTAATGGAGTTGCTAATAATACCCATGGACAATCATATGTACTAGTTCCAGTAGTAACTGTTACTAAAACTCTATAACTTGTACCAGAAGTTAAACCAGTAAAAGATCCAGTAATTGCTGTAGGGCCTACAAGGAATATTGAATTATTTTGTAATAAAGTTATTCCAGCAGCATCATATAACTTAACATCATATGTAGCAGATCCAGTAGGTACTGTACCAGTATAATTAATTTCTGTATAAGTTGGAGTATAAATAATAGTAGGACAATTAGTACTATTTAAAATATGATTTAAATAATATTGACAAGTTTGACCTAATGATACATTAGTTAAACATAAAGTTGCAGTAATAGTAAGATTATCTAATATATTAAGACCAGTTGTATCATAAGATAATCCACCTGGAGTATTCAAATTACCAATAACATTTCCTGTTCTAACTATAAAATTACCACTCTGATCAGAAATAGTAAAAGTTGTAACACCTGGAGCACACTCTAAAAATCCTAATGGTATAACACCATTAAAAGTAATATGTAAAGTTGTAGCACTTAAATAAGAAGACATTGTAACTTGAATATCTTGACATCCTTCATTACAACAAGTAAGTTTAATATTAGTTACAGCAGCTCTTAAATCACATATAGTTAACCAAAGATTAGTTATAGATTGAGATAAATTAGAAACTGTATTGTTCCACCCAAGAATAGTTCCCATTACTCCAGGACCACTTAATTGAGGTTGATTATTAAGGTCTGGACATTGAGCTGAAATAGCAGTTAATATTTGACTTGGATTTCCTGTAGCTCCTTGTAAATTACAAAAAGCTGTTTCAAGAGCTTGAAGAATAATTTCAATTGAAATAGGAGTTGTACTAGTAATAACACAAGCAGGAACAAAAGATGGAAGTACAAGTACAGGATCAGGTTCATTTTCTAAAGCTGTGATTCTAATTCCGTAATTTTGTAAAGTTTGATTAATAATCGTTATTTGATTAAGTAATCCACAAATCTTATTTCCTATTGCTTGAATATAATCTACAAGTTGCATCGTAGTAACAGTATCCCCAGTTCCATTAGTATAATAAAAACATGGAGCAATTGGAACTATACAATCTGGACAATTTATTGGACTTCTTGTTGGTGATGTAGTATTTTCAAGAGCACATACTTTAGTTATGATAAGTTGAAGAAGAGCATGAAAATCTGCTGGTCCACAATTATTAGGATCAAAACAATCTAAATCAAGAGTAGAAATATCAAGTTGACGTAATACTTCACAAAGTTCAGTTGCAAGTTTAAAAGTAACATCACTTATAGAGTCTCCTTTACACAATTTAATACAAGGAATATCCGGACCTTGCCAGATTACACAATTTGATGATATTGGATTGCAGCCTTGGTTGTCAATATTTAGAGGTTTCATCTTAATTTCTTTATATTAATATACAAAATATTTTAATCATTAACAATTTATTTAGAGCACTCGGGACTACTGCAATCTCCAATATTTGCTACAGTACCTGTTCCAGATATAATTGTAACTGTGTTTTCAATAGCACAAATATATGTAGGATTTAATACTGTTTGTTCAACATAGTCATTATCACAATTATAATAAGAAATATAAACTCCAAATTTTGATGGCTCAATTGCATAACAAAAACAACTAATAACACAATCGGTATTTGTTGTACAAGGTGTTTCTGAATTTATAATTAAAAACTGAGAATTAACTGGAGCACAAACTGGTTCAATAGCAGATTGAGAACAAACATATTCTGTAGTATTTTCTGCAACTGTTATTGTTGTAGCACAACCTTCACAATCTATATATCTAAAAGTTATTGTATTTACAATAGCTTGAATGGAATAACAAGTACAAACAATTGGACCGGGTATAATAAAATTAGGATCTAAAATTGATTTAAGATCTAATAAATCTTTTTTAATTTCCCACTTAGCCATATCATGATCACAACAAATTGTTACACCATATCTATTAATAGCCATTTCATCAAACACTTGTTCGGCAAAATTACAACTTATCTTTTCAGTATATTGAGTAGAACATCCGGGTGTATTATAACCAGGTTTAACCATTCTACTTCTAAGTTGTACTGGAGTTGGGAGTGGAGTTGGATTACATTCTGCACAAGTAGTAAAAGATTCTAAAATAGGTGAAGGTAATAAGTTTACTCCTGGACACTCAATACTTAAAGTTACAATGTAGCAAATATCAGGACATCCTTGTAAAGTAACAATTAAACCTTCATAATCTACCACCGAAGGATCATTTGTTACAAAGAAATTATTTGAATCTGAACAATCTGTTAATGTATAACAATTAGGCGCTATTCCTAAACATTCATCACAAGTTGGAAAAGGTGTAGAAACATTTAAAAGTGTAATAGCTTCTCCACAATCTGGTGATTCTGATATTACAAAACATCTACATTGATCTAGTACTGGAAAATTTACACAAGGAAAATTATCGGTACAATTTGTACAATCTGTATAAAGAGTTCCCCCAGAAAGATTTATAAAACCTACATAAGATCCTCCTATTTGTAGTTCTTTTTCTACATACCAACACTTGTTTCCAAGAGCTGGAATACTAACTACTGATCCTTGATATGATCCAAAATTGTTTTGAATAGTAATAATATCTAAAGGATCACAACAATTTGTAAGAGTAAATTCTTGATTACCTTGATCTAAAGGATCTATAAAAATTGGTATTCCATTACCTATACCACCAGGTAACGCTGGGATATCTTCTGGACATATTTTTATAGTTTGTCCTATATAAGCTGAAAGATCATTAGTAACATAAAGAGTTTGAACTGGAGAATCTGGATCACAATCTGCAGCTTCTAATGCAAAACAAACTTCTTGATAGTTAGTCCAAATTGCATAAGTTGTTTTAGTTGTAGATACTTCTGATAATACTCCTGTAAAAGAACCATCAAAAGTTTGATATACATTTACTGCACTTGCAAAAAAACCTTGATTTACTAAATAAAAGTGTTCAGCAAAAATAGCTGGAGATCCTGGATTCAAATTAGTTACTATTAACCAAGTAAGTCCACCATCTATTGATTTAAGTCTATTATCTTCAGCACCTGTTGCCCATAAATTTAAATCATCAGTCCATGTTAAATGTATACCAGATTTAGCCCAAACCCATTTTTGAGTAAAAGTTAAACCTCCATTAACTGATACATATATATAAAAAATTCCTAGAGCAACAATAGTTTGTTGATTAGTTGAAATATGAATACCAGTAATAGAATTACTTGGTGTTCCACTTATAGGTGATGTTGAATTAAGATGAGTCCAACTTAAACCACCGTTAGTTGTTTTATAAACATTATCGTCAATAGTTCCTACAACACCTACTAAAGGACTAATAAAGTGAATTGAAGTTAAATCTTCACTTGGTATTTGTGTAGTAACATTAAAAGTAAGACCACCATCAGTACTCTTTAATACAATCCCATTTGGACCACATATAAAAATATTATTTATATCTACTACACTTACTTCTTGCCAAACATCAACAGCTGGAGATAATGAAAGACTAGTATAATTTCCAGCTGGTTTTGTCCAAGTAACTCCAGCATTATAAGAAACATAAATACCTAATTCTTTACCACCACCTGTACAACTTAAAGTTACTACACCAACAACAAAAACAATATCTGCGTTACTTGGAACAGTTTCAACATCTAAAAGAGTAACATTACAAGCTTCTGGAAATGTATTTGAAACACTTACATCTATCCAAGAACCTGTAAGATTATCTAATCTTCTTACTGAAGCATCATTACCAACCGCATATGTTTTTGATTGAATAGCCATTGTTTATGGTTTTTGTGGTGGAGTATAACTAACATTAACATTAGTTGGTTGTGTATTTGTAGGTTGAACTGTTTTGATCTTAAGCTCATAAGCTCCTATACATCTTGTACAAACAGTTGCACCATTTGAGGCTTTTACAATTTTAGCTCCAGCGCAGCCTACACATGGAGTTTTACAATTAGGACACTGCATATTTGTTGGTTTTAATTATTTATCTGCAAGAATAACAATCCATTTTATCTAAAAGTTTTACCGCATAATTATAAAGCTGCATTCCTTTTGTAGGCTCATGACAAAATTCTACTTTTGCTTTAGCCGCATCTAAATACATCTTTATCATTCTCAAAGAATTAAGTTTATCTTTTACTTCAACTGGTGGATCACAAGCTGCAACATCAAGATCACAAAGAAGACCGTTATATTTATTTAAAGCAGATGTTATACGCAAATGATTATACTCTACATAAACTAAATCATTTGGTGAAACACTATATCTAATAATGTAAATCCCATCCGGAAGATCTACATAAGTAGTTCCACACCCAGTAGATTGAACTCCAAGATCACAAGCTGTTAAGTTAAGTGTAAATCCAGGTTGAAAGCTTTGTTCTGTAAAATTAGCAGGAGTAGAGAATCCCGGTAAAGTTATCTGTAATAAAGGACACTTTACAAGAATTTGACTATTATAAACACTAGTATCAATAAGTCTTAAAATTGACTTATTCATTGTATCTGGTGCTTCAAGACTTAATACATGTTGACTCATTGCTAATTATATTAATGTGATTATAAAAAAAGAGGAGAAGAAGTTACCCTCCTTCTCCCTTTTTTTTCTAGTTAAGTACTAGTAATTATAGTATTACTGGTTGAATTGGAGGAACAGTACATTCACCACAAGAAAATTCTTCAATTCCTTCGCATGGGGCAAAATTACCTAACCAAGTTCCAATAAAAGTTTCTAATGCAGCATTAGCATTATCAGTAATAATCTCTAACATATACTGATCATTATCAAATACTCCAGATGGATTATTGAAACGAGGTACATTATGTTGAATATAATAACGAGTATAAAGCGCATTTCTATCAATCGCATTTAAGATATCATCTCCTTGAGTGATCTCTCTAATACGGATATCACTGTGGAAGAAGTTCTGTAAATAAGATTCAGATAAGATAAAGTCACGAAGAACTTGTTCTCCAAAACCATTACCTTGTAAACCTGGACACTCTTCAACAACACAAAGTCCTTCAAAAATACAAGGATCTCCTGTATAATCAACTAAAGAAGCAAGGATTTTAACCGGCTCTTTTTCAAAGAAATCTGTTACTTGGAAAGAACAGTTACCAAATCTAGTCTCTACATAAGCTCCAAATAAACGAAGACCAGCGCACTCACCATTTACATGTCCTGGAGAAACATAATTACTCCACCATTGAGTAGCATTTACAGCTACACCATCTGGATCTACAGTAGTTCCTGGAGCAAACCATGCAACACCTGATTCATCATAAACTACAGCAAAAACAAAATCTTTAAGATATGCTGTTGTTGTAATTTGTTCAGCCCACTGAATAAATACTGTAGTAGAATCTACAGCAGTTGGTGTAGGACCAGAACAACATCCTGTGTAAGCAGAAACTGTTTGATAAGCATTATGATTTAAAGCGCGTAAAGCAGGAGAACCTTTTACATCTACACGTAAATAATATGTTTCATCACATAAGAATTCTCTACAGCAATTAGCAGCTAAAGTAACTGAAGTTACTTCAAAATCAGGTTGAGTACCAGCTCCAACAGTTGGAAGAGGATTAACTAAAGTAAGAATATCACCATTAGTATATCCAGTTCCACCATTAACTAATGTAACTAAAATTACATTACCACCAGAAACAACTACAGTAACAATTGCTCCAGTACCAGTACCACCAGCAGTAATAAGATTATCATAAGTACCATCAACAATAGATGCACCTGCTGTATTAGTAATAATACTAGCTATACGATCATCTGTATAAGGAGTATTTCCAATTGAGATAGCAGTTTGTTGTGGTTCACAAGAGTCAACGCGATAAACTCTACTAACATATTTAGGATTAATAATCTTAGATTTGTTAGTTTCTTTATAACCTCCATGAAAAGGACCAATTTTATCATCACGTAGTAACGAAGTACTAGCTAAGATAAGTGGACAACCTGGAGTAACAGTAGCCGAATTGACACTTGTAAAACTTCTAGGATCAAAGAAACCATAATACCCAATTACAGGTAAAGTTCCACTGTTAGATGAAAGTTGTGTTAAAGTAACACTAGGTACACTAGCTGTAGTAATGAATCCATCTGTTGAATAAGGATTTCCAATACTTTGGGCAGCACCTGTACTTGCAAGATTTCTAGTAACACCAGTTCCTAGAAAGCGCTTTGTAAAAGCATGATTGAAATAAGACATAATTTAGTTTTTAAGGGTTATACAAATATAGTTTATAATATAATTAATTTTTTTATTCAAAGCAAATTTTTTTTTAGTTATTTGTTTCAACAGATTGATCAGCTCTTAACATTTGGTTAATTGACTCAATATCACCAGCAAGAATAGAAACTGCTTCATCTATAAATAATTCTACAATATCATCTTTAAACTCACATTCAACATCTACAGTACTAACTGTTTGAGTATATGGATCTACACAATTTAATATTTGAATCCTTACAGGTTGTCTATAATAATGTAAAATTGTATCTGTTACAGTAAAGTCATTATTAGTATAGACTCTAAATCTGTTATTAGTAAAAGTAGCAAAAGTCTCAGCCCATTCAAAACTTGGTTTTTTATTGACATCTCGAAGAAGCTCATCTACATTGGCTTCTTCAGCTAAATAAATAACCATCCTTCTAGGTTTATCGCAGCAATCATTTGTTGCATATACTGATATTCTTTTATATTCAAAGTAATCATCTGGTATATCTGGAGATTCAAAATATAAAGATTTATTAGTTAAAGTTACAGGAACTTGTATTAATAACTTTTGAAGATCATCTATTCTTCTTTTTGATTGTTCATCTCCTTCTTGTTTGGCATTAGTACCATGAAGATTTCTACGGCACCACTCTACTTGACCTTTATTAAAAGCTTCGACAACTTGCCAGCACTCTATGTTATCATAGTCATTGCTAGCAAGTTTATTAAGTCGTTGCCTAATCTTAAGTTGTATAGTAGCGTTATTCATATTTATTTTTTATTCATCTTTCTAAGAGTCTTAGCTAAATTAGCTTGACGCTTTGTTGTAGTACTAGCTTTAGATCCTTTTTTTGTAACTTTATTAGCAAAAGCTGCGGTTGACATACCCGCTTTTTTAGCTTTAGCTTTAAAAGCACCAGGATTTTTAATAGCTCCTTGAATCCAATTCTTTGCCATGATTACTTCTTTTTTTTGTAAATCATTTTTGCTTTATTAGCTGCTCCACCTTTTTTATACATACCTCCACCATATTTTTGTGTAACAGTAGGAGTAGCAGCAGCTTTTTTCTTAGCCGCATTTGCTCTTGCTATTTCTGCATCGGCTTTAGCTTGATCTCTTTTAGTTTGATTAGTAAAAGCTTCATCTATTTCTTTAGAAAATTGAGGATATTTACTTTTTGATTTTTTAACACTATCTTCAGTCCATCTTGCTTGTGTACCAGTACCTACAAATGTTTTATTTTTATCACCTGTAATTGCCATACCATAATTAGCTTTAGCAAGTTTTTTACTTTTACTCTTTATTATTTTTCTCATAACTATTTTTTTAGACTTAACATCCACCTTTTTTCATCTTAGATGTTGCTCCACCTTTTCTATACATAGTTTTACTTTTTTTAGATCCACCTTTTGCCATCATAGAACTAGACATATCAGATCCTGATCCATAAACACCCATACCCATTTTAGCTTTTTTTAAAGAACCACCTTTTGCCATCATTTTTTTTGCTTTCATAATTTATTTTTTAAAGTTAACAATTCCACTTTCTTAAAGACTTATTAATCCTACTATTAGGATCATTAGCTGTCTTTGAACTTGTAAGCTTTTTTTTCATCCCACTCATTCTAGAACAAAAGCTTTTTCTTCTTTTAGCAGCTTTGCTATCGGGATCAAGTTTAGATGGTTTAGTAGTAACAGCAGTCTGTAACTTACTACCAGGATTAGCTGCTCTATATGAAGCTACTCCTTTAGCATTAAGTCCTCCTTTAGGATCTTTACCCGCTTTACGTTGCCAAGCAGCTGTCTTTGCCATATTACTTTTTCTTAGCTTTTATAATACCACCTTTTTTCTTGTAACCCATATTGTTTCTTACTTCTGTAGGAAGTTTAGCCAATCCTGGATTTTTAGATGGATTTACAGCTTTTAAATTTGATCCACCCATGGCCATCTTTTTAACTTTTTTACCTTTAGCTTTCATAGATATTATTATATTATTTTTTCTTTTTAGTATTATAAGGATTATCCTTATGCCATTTTTTAGTAGCTGCTAATCCTTGTTTTATAGTTTTAGCTCCTGCTTTCTTAGTTAAATTTATAGTATCCCACTTACCTTTATCTTTATTGGAATGATTTACCATGATATCACCAGGTTTACCTTTACCTATTTTATTAGTTTTTTTGTAAACCTTATGTTTTATACTATCTATAGTAACTATAGCCATTACTTTTTCTTTTTTTTCATTAATTTTTTTTCACGAGCTTCTTCTTTTTTACTTTCAGTTTTCTCATGTTTTTTCATAGCAGCTTTTGTAGTATATCTTTCCTCTGCTTTTGTCCCTTTATATTCAATGATTTTTTTCTTTGCCATAATTATTTAATTTTACCTGATGCAATATTACTATATTCTTTAGCTTTTTTAGAAGCCATGTTTTTTACATCAGCCATAAGCTTCTTATCATTTTGAATTTCTTTAGCTCTTTGTAATGTGTTCATAGCAGATTCTATTTCCCACTTTCTCATCTCTGCTTTGCCACCCATTCCAATAGAAACTACAGTAGATGATTTTGCTTTTGATGTTGGTTTTTTCTTAGTCATAAGTTAATTTTTTAAATAGTATAGATTTCATAATAAATATAAAAAACACCTTCCCATTGATCAGCGCCTGCTGTTGCTGGACTAGCATTATATATTTCAACACCTAAACCATTTGGTATCAATACACCATTAGCAAGAAGATAAGGAATAGCTTTATCATCAACTGCTGGTTTATAATAAGGTGTAAGTTGTACATAGATATTATCCTTATTAGCCTGGGTCAAATTAAGGCTAGGATTATTAATATAGATTTGTGCAACACTTCCAAAACTTGGAACTGGGCCACCAAGGACTTCTATATTATCTAATTCAATAATACCTTTAAGGGTATTTACTTCTACAACAGTGCTAACTGTTAGATCATGATTATAAAAAGCAGTTCTTTGAATAAGATCACCACCTAATTGCCAGTTGCGAGTTTTTTTTATTTTGTATTCAGGATATCCCATAAAAATTAGTTTTTTGTTTAGTATAATATAGTAAAATTATCGATGCGCTTTAGTTTTTTGCTTTATATTTTTTGGTTGTGATACAAATTGTTTACCTTTTCTATTACCTTCAGCTTTGGCTTTATTAGTAGCAGCCTTCTCTCCAGATGATAAAGAACTCCAAGCAGATTCAGGTAAATATCTTTTTTTACCTTTAGACTTCACCTCTTTAAAAGAACCTTTCTTTTTATTAGCATAGGTTCCAGATGTCATCCACTTTTGAGCTGACCAATCTCTTAAACTTTGCTGAGGATCTTTAGCCATTACTTTTTACCTTTAATTTTAGCTTGAACAGTTTTACTAAGATCTTTTAAATGAAAAAGATAAATACTTGAAGCGCTATGTTTTTTGCCACTCATTAGATTTCCCTTGCTATCTTTATGAACTCCGGATCCTTTGTAAAGAGTTCCATCTTTTTTATAATGTGGTACGCCTTTCATATTACTTCTTAGTTTTATATCCTCCACCTTTTGACTTATACTCTTTAGCAAGTAGTTGAGCCTTTCTTGCGCTCCACTCACCAGGATCACCACCTTTAGTACCAGCTTTAATCTTATTAAATAAAGACTTTCTCATACCCGCTTTGGTATATACTCCTGCTTGGTTTACTTTGCTTTTAGTTTTTGCCATTACTTTTTTTTAGTTTTAATTCTTTAGCTTGATCTTTAGGGTTATTTATTATAATTGTTTTATAAGTTTCAAACATTTTTTTTCTTGCTTCATCAAGATAAGGATTAGTAGAATTAAAAGTTTGTTTTGGTTCAACTTTAGTAGTATCAGATTCGCCTCCTTGATAATATCTAATAATTTTAGCACTACGAGTATCCTCATTCATACGACTTTTTTTAGAAGCCTCAATTTTTTTAGAGGCTCCTACATATCCCATATGACTTCCAAAATTACTTGTTGCAATTGATGTTTCTATTTTTTTACGATCTTTTGCATATTTATCTTTTCTTGGCATAATTACTTCTTTTTAGGCACATTGCAAGCTGCAGTATTTAAACCACCTTTATAACGTGTTGGATTAGTAACTACTTCACAACATGCTGCTATATTCATTCCTCCTTTATACTGAGTTGGTTTTGTAACTACTTCAGGATACTTGTTTAAAGACTTAATTGTTTTCATATTTATTTCTTTTTAGATTTAACTGAACCACCTTTTTTATATGAACCAGTCTTAACTACTTGATTTTTATTTCCACCAACAACAAATGAATTTGCTCCAGTATTAGAAGTATTATTTTTAGTAGTAGTATTTCTACTATTATTAGTATTAGTATTTCTAACATTAGTAGAGTTAGTATTTCTAACATTAGTAGAATTAGTATTTCTACTACTATTAGTATTTCTTCCACTACTTTGATCTACTTTAGTATTAGTAGTTTTATTATTAGAATTAGTTGTTTTTTTATTACCCATTGAAGTACCAACAGATTTAACAGTTTGTTTTGTAGTTGGTCCACCTTTTAACATTTTTCTCATAGTTTTCATATATTTTTGATTTTTAAGTTTTTGTCCACCAAATTTTCGATTTTCTATAGCACTCATATTTCCGCTTCCACCTGTAACTGTAGAATTATTTCCATAATTACTAGTATTACCTTCATTAATAGTACGATTAGCACTAGAACTACCACCAGTTCCACCTGCACCTCCTGTACCACCAGCTCCTCCAGTTGCTCCAGCTGAAGAACCTGAAGTAGTACTAATATTAGTATTACTATTATTAGTAGATGTTGAAGTAGATCTAAGTTTAGATCTACCTGTTCCAATAGCTATAGATAGATTTTCAGCCTTAGATCTTTTCATATCTGCAGCATTTTCATATCCTAAAGCTTTTGCTTTTTCTGTTTTAGCTTTAGCTCTTCTAATAGCTCTTGGACCTATTAATTTATACTTATTATAACGTGCCATATATTTTTATTTTTTCCAATGTACTTCAACTTTTTGTAATAAATCTTCTAGAATCTTATCATTTAAAGGATTCTTTAAAAACTCTAAACACTCTGCAGTATTTCTACCCATAATAGTTTGTGTAGACATATGATAAATCATACCATCTGATTTAGGCGCCAATAACTTATAAAAATTAGCATCTTTAATTAAAGCTCTAAGTTTTAAAGTTTCTACATCTTGACTAGCTGTATCTAAAAAATACTCAGCTGCTCTACGCTCACTTCTCTCTACACCTTCTCCATTAATAAATGTATCTAAATTATCATAGATAACATCAACTGGAGTTGATCTTTTATATTGAGAACTATTGCCATCTACAACTTTAGCTACATACATAAGCTTAGAAACTTGCTTTTTATACATATGCTCAAGTTCAGCAAGAGCCTTATTACGCAATTTTTTAAGTTCTGTTTTAGTAGCAATTGTATTAATCGCTTTATCTAAATAAAACTTTGGAGCAACTGGTTTATTTTTAGCATCATCATAACTCTTTGCTACAATAGAAAATCCACCAGCATTGATTGCGTAAAATCTAATTAGATCATGAGGATTATTTTCTGGATCTAAAGGAACAGGTTTGTTACCACAACGAACTTTAATCGTAGACCAAAAATCATCATTATCCGGTCTTAGTAATTTTACTTTATTCCAAAAATCAATATCAGTTGGATCTATAATATTAGTTGCTAGTTCAGCTTCTAGTTTTGCTACAACTTTATTAATATCTAAAATTACAGCTTCTCTTCTCTCTTTATCTGGAATCAATTTAACTTCTGGAGCATAAGGATTAAGACCTGTTACATATCTCTTGATTCCATTAAGCTCTATACAAGCTAATTCTTCTTCATGAAATACTCCATCAAATAAAGAGATCCCATAATTCTGAAGACCTAGATTATCTACATCAGGGTCAAAGAACGGTTTAATCGAAATTTTTCCTTGATCTGAGATCGTAGGAAGTTCTGTAAGTGTTACTTTCATTTTATGTTGGTTTAAGGTTAGCTTTTTGCACTTGGACCAGGATCGAACCAGTCGTGTCTCTTATTTCAAAACACTATCCAAGCAAGGCACCAATATGCGGAAGGAAACATGAATAACCTTCCGCTGGCGCTAATATTAGAATGATCCTCCCGTGATTGGGTTTCTCATAACTATCTTCAATACCTTAGTTGGGTCTTTTACCCAAATAGCTGGCATTGTTTGTGTCATATAAACACGGTATCCATTGAACTGTCCATTAGATTGGAACCCTTGAGTTCTTCCCATGTAGTCCATAGTACCGTTTTGATACCACCACTTCAATTGATTATCCCAAGATAATTTCAATAAGAAGATATTATCATTTCCTGTATCAGTAATATCAAAGATAATAAAGCTATAAGAAGATAATGGGTTACCATCGATAATTGGATTTTCAATATCATTTGTATGGATATTGTCAAAAGCTGGGTTCAATACAAACTTAACATTTGCTAAGAATGGAATAACGTAGCTAGTATAAGCAAATCCAAATCCTAAATCCATACCCTGGCCAGAGATAGCTCCGATACCACTGTTTTGAGCAGCTTGGATTACTAAACCAGAATTAGAAGCTTCACGCTTAATAGCTTCATTAACAAGGCGCATACCACCCATACCAGTCTGAACAATAAGCTGACGCTTAGGATCTGGACCTTGGAATTCAACACGACCTGCGTAGAAATTATAAAGCTCAGCGCGGAATAGTTCAAGAGAGAAATTAGACTTATTATAAACCTTTTTGAAAGAGTTATCTAATTGTTTCCAAAGACCCACTGACATACGGATATCATCTGGACCATCTTGCTTGATACGTCCACCGTGTCCCCACATTAAGTAAGTCTCGATATCTGTAGCAATTTTAGTAAGATGTGCTGCTTCCATAGAAGTAACAAATGTTCTGCTCAATGTTCCATTAGCAACAGCGCGCTTTACATAATCTTTACCCATAGTAGCAACCATGTCTTCAATCTTAGAAATTGACGGATCCATAGATTTGTCAAAGTTTCTCCAGATTTCAGTTACAGGAACTGTACCATCAGCATTCATACCACCACGAGTCATCATATCTGCGCGAGATGAAATAGAGTAGTGAACATGTGCTTCAGATCCACCTACGAAATTGTAAAATTCGCGGTATCCAGAACGTGTAGTAATATCAGAGAATCTTTCTCCATACTCACCACGAGCAGAACCTTTACGGAAAATCTTAGTTTGACCTTCTAAGTATTTATTATCTAAATACTTGTAGTTATCATTGTTTACAAGTTGAACAGTGTAGATATAACCATCACTAGCTGGAAGAATATCATCCACAGTAATGTACATCTCTGCACCATTATACTTGTCATAAGTGATGATATCTCCATGACCAAACTCACGCTTGTTGATTTTGATTCTGAAAGTTGTACCATCTATACCTTTAGTAGTATTATCTGGTTCGATATCTTCGATGATATAAGGAAGATCCTGAGATACAGGAGTCTGCCACTTATACTCACCTCTAGCGTTATCTACCATGATAACATTTTTGCCACCAAAACTTGACATCTGATAGAGTGGCATCTCTACCTTCTGGGTCATTGCCCAGATGTCTACTGGACCCATATCCATAGGTTCAGCGTCTTTTAACATGTTGACTAAGTGGTAAGAATCTACGTGAGAAGAAGCTTCATACTTCGTGTCACGCAAGAATATACCATTGTTTAAAACTGGAGTGCTCATTGTGTTGTTATTTATTTAGTTATTAATATTATCTTTTAAAAAATCCACCTGTTGGTCTTTGAATTCCACTACGAGTTCTAGTAGATGCTCTTTGATCAGCATCAATATCAGATCCCACGGAAGAACCAATTTTATTTTTTTCTTCTGTTTTAAGTAATCTAACTGTTTTCTCTATAGTACTTTTTGAACCATTTTCTTTAACCTTATTTCTATAGCCATCAGGATCTGCTAATAACCATAATGCTTCTGCTACAAGAGCATGATTAGGTTCTACAAATTGATACTTTTCTAATAAGTGTCCTAAGAGATTTGTTTGTTTACCTGAAACAGAAGGATAGTTTGCTTGTACTAGACCACTATACAATAAACCTTGTGTTTTTTTATCAAGTTTTAAACCATTAATTTCAGCTGGTTCTAATACTTGATATATATTTTCCATATATGCTTGAGCATGTTGCTGTTGTTGTTTACGCAATTGCTCTTGTCTAGCAAGTTGTTGTGCAACTACTTGCTCTTGCATAGCATCCAATTTTGGTTTGAATTTTTTAGCTTTAGACTCTAATTCATCTCGATCTCTCCAGCCAATAATCTCTTCTTCAATTTCATCTGGTGTCCAATCTGGATTTGTAGCATTAAGATATGATCTAACAATTTGTTCTTGATCACTTTCTTCTGAAGGATCAAGTTGTCGAACTTCTTCTACTTGAGCTAGAGTTCTAAATAAACCTTTCAAATCTTTCCCTCCATCAGCAATATACTTTGCAGCATATTGCATCTCTTCAGGAAGAGAATCAAAAAATTCTATTGGAACTTGTTGACGTATTTTATTTTCTTTCTCTTTAAAATTAGCTGTAAAAAGTTCTTCAAAATCTTTAACTGAGTATTTAGTAAGATCCTCATCTTCTCCCTTTTCATTTTGAAAAGGAACAATTTGATTAGTTTCAATAAGCCTTTGAGCAAGTTCTAACATAGCATCTTTACTCATCTTAGGTCTTCCACCTGGCTTATCTGGATCTGCAGTTATTTGATTTAAAATCTCTTCTTCATCTTCCTTAGTTAATTTTTCTGGAAGAGAATCATCTTTCTTAAAATTTGTTTTTACATCCGGTGATGATGAATCATCCTCATCATCTTTTTCAAGGAACGAAAGATCTACTTTTTTATTAGTGAAAATATTAGGTTTTTCAACCTGTTTTTTCTCACCTTCTGGAACCATAACACTCTCTGCGCCAGGGGTTCCTAATAGTTGATCTAAATCGGCAATATCCACTGTTTTAACAGTGGTTGTGCCTTCTTCTTTTTTATCTGACATGTTGGTTGGTTTTTATGATCTGACAATTAAATTTACTCAAAAATATAAAATCTAAACTTAATAAATTTACACTTATAAACTAATAGTGAAACATTTGTTAAATTATATCACTATTAAGATTTTTTCTTAGGTGTTTTTTCTTTTTTTCCTACATCATATTTGTTCTTATTTTCTTTTGCAATTTGATAATCTACATTCTTTAAAAGCATTTGTTGACTGAGCTTCTGTTTTTCTAAGTCTATTTTCTGTTGACTATGTTGATTTCTAGATACTTCCTTCTCACGATTAAGATTCATTGTAGCATCAAATTCTTCAGTTTTTCGCATGTTACTCATTACATCTTGGAAATCACTCATCTTATTCTCATTAAGATCTTGCATCGCTCCATAACCTGCTGATTTAATCTCAGCTACAAGTATATCTTTACGTCTATTTTTCTCAGCTTCAAGAACTTCATGATCAAGTTCCATCTGCTTTTCTTTAGTACGCTGTTCAGCTTCCATTTGCTTCATCTTCTCTTCATGAGCCATCTGTTCTTGACGTTGACCTTTAGATTTTTCTTCTACAGATTTTAAAGTATGTGTAAGTTCTGCTAAAGATTCAGATTGAATAACGGCACCTAGATCATAAATAGAGGCTCCAGCTGTATTATTTTGCATAGCTAGTTGCTTCATTTGTTCTAAGATAGATCTATGATTAGCTTTAGTTGTACAATAAACATTTATATCACGAAGCAATAAATCAGTACCATTGATTTCAAAATTTACTTTCTCATCTTTAGTCGTCATATACTGTAACCTTAAAGAAGGTTTAGTAGATTGATAATATTGCGCAAGATCTGTTCTCATCTGGTGAACTCTTGGCATCAGATAATCTGAGTGTTGAATAAAATACATCTCTGTTTGAGCATAAGATCCAGCAACAGCTTGTTCTATCCCGGTAGCAGTATCCGATTGACCTATCTGTTGTCCAAGTCTTTGTGGAGTAACACCAATATTTTCAAAACATTGTTGCTTAAAGTAATTAGCTAATTGAATCCTAGATAATAATCTATTAGTCTGAGAAAGATCTAGTTGTTGGAAATGCTGGAAAGCTAAAGGATTTTCAGTATTAGTTATAGTTGTATCCAACGGTAACATCTGAAAATTCTTCATTGCAACATAAGCCTTGGCTAAGTTGTTCTTTCCCCAATCTTCACCCAAAGAGTGACGAGGTAAAGCATTCTGATCTAATAATACTACTGTTCCAAGTTCATCAACTAAGATATCTGCTATCTGATTGTTTACTATATTGTACCCAATCTGATAAGGTTTCATAAGATCTACTAAAGCTGTTGATCTAGTATTACGATCAGAGAAAACAGAACCTTCTACTGGAAGTTTACAACCATATAAAGTATTATCACCTTTAAATTGGAATTTAAGTGGTCCCACTTTATTTTGATCAATACCTAGATAAATAGGATTTACTCCACCAGGATTATTAGCTCCCCAGAAAGTAGGTCGATTAGGACCAATCTTTACACCACCCCAAACTTGATTAATCCATATCCAATCAATATGTTCTCCAAAGATTAAAGTATCTTTAGTCTTATTTTTAAATAACTGAGTATTATAAATAGGTTTATCTGTTATCTCATAGCTTTCATCAATAATATCAGTGATTGTTTCACCTGTATCATTAATTTTAGTTAGATGTCCCACTTTACGCTGAGATTTCCAATAATTAGTAGTGACTCTTAGCATATAAGCCATTCCCTCATCATAGTAATCTTCAGATTGACCCATAATCCAATTTACAATATCACCTCCATTATAATCGTAATTATCCCACATAGAAGTAAATTGTCTATAAGCAAGACCGGGCATATTAGTATTCCAATCATGACTCTTAGTAGCATCATAATAAGATCCATCATTTTGATAGCCCTGATTAGCATAACCTGCAGAACGTACAGGGTATATAGCTTCAAGTGATTCCAATTGATCATTTGTCATTAGATAACCGTATTTATCTATAACATCGGCTACGGTCATCATTTCTATTTTACCGACCCAATTACCTTGACTAATATATCTTACTTCAGGAGATTTGTGATAAAAAGTTAAAACTGGATTCCAAAGTTCTACATCATAATCATCTTCATACATCTTAAAGTGCCAAAACTCTCTATCTGTAATAAGACTATCTCTAAAACCTCTTTCCTCAAGTTCATCTAATTTAAATCTTTCATCATCTACTCTATGTTGGTGAATTGCCCAATCTTCACATAAACTTCTATAATCTTTATTAAAGAAATTTTGAATCTCAGGTAATGTTTTTAAATTTTCAGGAGCTAATTGTTGTTGCATTTGCTCTTGTAATTCAGGATCATTAGGATCTGCACCCTGAGATATCATATTAGCTATAAGCTTCTGTTGAGCATCTTGCATCAAAACTGATTCAATAGCATTCATCTTTAACTGCAACATCTCATTGTAAGAGTTTTCATCAACAGCTCTAAAAGTAATTTTGTTATTTCTTTTAGCAAATTCACTAGTTAAAACATTTATCACATTTGGAATAATAGGATAAAATTTAAGTTCTAAAGCTGTATCATCTTGTTTTACAAGAACTTCAACAAGATCTCTCATCTCATTATCTTGTTCAACTATGTAATCATTTCTATCAATAATACCTTTAGCAAGCTTATAGTTTTTCATCAACCTTTGAGCATTGCGTCTAATTTGCTTAAGCCCCTCCCATTCTAACCAATCCATATTCCAAGCTATCCACTCTTCATCTTTTTCTTTTCTAGGTAAAAATTGAATAGGTTGTGTAATGGAACCCATACGGTTATACTCCGTTTTGGCTCCACTCTTTAATTGCATCGCATTTAAAATCTTCATGTTACTTTATATTTTTAAACATGTTTTTTGGTGGTCTTATAGAACTAATTTTGCTATTATTTCCAATATGTCTAAAGGCATTATTGCTTAATTTAAACAAATTATCTGACTTTTGCAAATGCTTAGTATCCTTATATTCCACACGTTTTTTATAACCTCTATTAGCTTGTTGTACTTTAGCAAAAGCAACAAGTGCTGCCAAAGATACTAATCTATCGACATTGACACCATCTTCATAAGCTTCCATTTCAACCATAGCCATAACATCTGGGATCCTTTCAATACCATAGACTCTTTTTACTATGGTACCATCTTCCTTAGTTTCGACATCTATTTCTTCTTTTAAAAACTCAATTAAATAACTAAGCATATGACTTTTAAATAAAGTCCCAGTATTCTTCCAGCCATATTCTTGAAACACATTAGCATTAGCACCTAGATCTTTAAGAAAAAGAATTTGATTTTTAGGTACAAGATACTTTTGTAATTTCTTAGAAATCATATGTCTAATAAAATGACTTATGTTATTTTCAACTAGTGTCCAAGCATTATACCACTCGATAAGTAATTCTAATCTCTCATGGGTTTTATTGATATCATCAAATCGACCACACCAACTAGCAACAATTTTATCTTGTTCTACAAAAGTTTCTGTTTTTTCATTATGAACTCTAGTTACTTCTACTGGATTTTTATAAATATAAATAGAACAAAGTGATTCTGAAGTAGTTGTTTTACCTTCACCAACAGGGTCAATAGAAGCAAAATAAGTTCCCCATGAAGCTCCAGTATCTGGTTTTTCCCAAACAACAATAGTTCCTGTTTTATCTTCAGTATTTTTTGTAATAGGAAATTCTGAAATAGGAAGTTTACTTGTCATTTTAGCTTCAATTTTTCCATCTGGAGCTCTATTAAGTTCTACAAATTCGTAAGCATATTCTTTATCTAGAATTCTACGCTTTTGTGCTGCAACATAATCTAAAGGAAAAATTGATACACTTCTTGAAGCAAAAGCTTCAGCAATATTAGTTGGATTCTGAGATATCCTTAATTGATATTGTTCTGGAGAAAGTTCTCTTTTCCATCTTTCTCTAAGAACATCTATTGCTTTTAAAGCTTCTTCAACAAGAGAATTACCAAACTCATCTATATAAGGAGGCATTGACCATTGCTCTGGAATAAATAATCCACTTAATCCTATTGTTTTTTTCTCATCTAAAAGATCAGTTTCTACAGCATAAATATCATTTGGCACTGGTCTCAATATCATTTCCTTTAAAGGTCTACACTGACCAAGATCACCAACAGATCCTGCTGCAATAAATAATCCAGTAGTTATATGACCAGATTGTAAAGCAGGTCTAAGGTACTCATATGTTTTATCCATCTTGGGTGCAATACCTGCTTCTTCGTGAAAGAATAAAGAACAAGGTCCACCTACACCTGCTGTAGCATCTTTTTCAAAAGTTAACATAGAAAGAACTCCTTTGAGACCCTTCATATATTTTCTACCTGAACTATTTGTTTCTTCAATTTGTTGTTGCCACATACCCGTCTTCCAAGGATTCATTGGACGATACCAAGCTGTGTGCTCATTAAGAAATGAAAGATACTCATTAAGAAACTTCCAAGATCCTTTATCATTAACTTGATCTTTTAATGCTGCGCCTATTTTAAGAATAGGTGTTTCTTCAAACCAAATTAAATTAATAAGTTTAGCACAATGGAAATATGATGAAGCTATTTGTCTTTTCTTTAAAATAGCGCAATGCTTATAATTAAGTTCTGCTAGTAACTCATATAAAGCCATATGATATTGCGCATCTCGAATTCCGGGAAAATCAAATTTCTTTTTTTCTTTATCATTTATTCTAAGGAAATTAAGAAACATATAATAGTCTCGAGGAATATACCAAACCTTATTATTGTTTTTAAAAATAACTCCCTTGCGACATTTAAGCTTTTCAAAATCCCAATAATCTACAAAATCTTTACTTCGTACAGGAGCTACACAATAATAACCTTGAGTATTAAAAATTCTTGCTTGCTCATTAAATAATTGAGCTGTTTCATCAAATTCATATTTACCTGGTAATTTAAAACAAGAATGAACAAAAATTCTAAAATCATCTCTAGTTTGGAAGATTGTATCATCTATCCAATTACCATTTTCCCAAGTAGGAATCTCTATAAAAGGTTTATTGATCATAAGCTAGTCCTGCGCCCCCGCGAACATGGTTCTTTTGTTCTTCTTGTAAATCTTTATATACTCCTTTAAAAGAAGCTCTAATACCTTCAAAGTTTTTAGCAGCAGCAACTAAAGAATTAATGTTACCATCTCGACCATGACTTATAGGAGTTGTCTCCATATACCTAGCTAATCTATCCATCATAGTAGCCATACCTCGATAAGATCTAACTGTAGGTGTTTCAAAAAGTTTATTGCAACGATCTTTTGCTCTTATAATTAATTCATCTTCCGTTGAAAAATCAGCTTCAATCTCATCTAATATTAAACTTTCTTTGTCTTCTTCTGGAACATTAAAAAAAGGATTAAGTTGTGGATTTGGACAAGTCATATAAAATATATATTTATAGACAGTTATATAATTTGTCGGATACTCATCCATAATATTTTTTAAAAAACTTAAAGCATAACAGTGTTCTGTAGGTACTAGTTTTCCATCATGTATATCAAATAATCTTATCATCGTTTACGCCATTTAAAACTAATATTAACACATAAAAAACTAATAGACATATCGGTATAATAGTCCAAAGGAAAATTTATTCCAAAACAGATACCTGGAAAAAAATGTATCCTAGTTTTTATCTTTTTCTTTTTCATTTTTAATTTTATCTCTATTATCGTATAACCAATTAATCATATCGATTACTTCTCTTTTAAGATAAGGAACATCGTAAGGTACAACTTCTTTTACAATTGGGTTATTATTTAAATCTAATTTTGCAATTGGATAACCATATTGATCTAATCCTTCTGTTTCGAATACAATGTGGTGGAGTTGCATCTTGCCCGGTTTGTACCTAGGATTATGCTTAAGAATAATATACATATAAACACTAAGCTGTAAAGCATAGTGATTAAAATTGCAATCATCAAGATGAGAACAACAAGAATACATTTTACTAACCACTCCTTGATAGTTTTTAAAACCTTGTAATTTGATCTCTTTATTTGTTTTATAATCATAAATATCTACTGTATCTTTTACAACTTCAACACGATCTGATTGTCCACATATACCTGCAGATTTCAAATAAACAAAGTGTTCGGGATAAATCCCTTCAGTAAGTTTTTGATTTGGAGCTTGTTTAATATCTCCTTCATAAAGAGGTTTAATAATAGGAATAGAAACTCCTAATCTATCAATTGTCATATGATCTGTAAGATCTTTTTCTCTTTGATCATGATACCAGGTACCTAAATCAACAGCTCTTTTACCTTCATTTTCCCAAGCTTCTTGGATCTCTTCCATAGATAATCCAAACCATTTAGATTTTTTATTCTTAGATGATTTTAAAGCTTGACTTGTTGGATCAAATTTTGGTTTAAAAAGACTAATAAACGATGTAACACTAATCCAATCAATTTGTTCTTCTGGATCAATACTTTCATATTTATGATTCTTTGCTTTGAATATTACTGACATCTTGAGTTGGGTTTTGAGTTGAAAATATGAAATTTTATTTATATGCTAGTGCTATCTGGATTATAATTAATATCGTTATACAATTTTTCTTCTTCTTCTTCTGTAATTACTGCTTCCCATTTAGGACCATCTGGATGTGGACACGATGATGACATAGATCTAGTTTTAAAAGCAAGTTTACAACCACATTCTCCACAACAAGGAGCTGTGCCTGGAACTAAACACTTACTTCCTTCCTTATCAATAAGAGAACATGCTTCACAAATTTTCATTCGCTCTGTAGCTATAAACTCTATATGATCTTTTTTAAAGATTGTGTTCTTGACTCCCTCAAGAATTTGCATCCGGTGATTCCAAATTTCTTTTAATGATAGACCCATTAGTTTTTTTATTTTTTAATTTTTCTTTCCTTTCTTTATCTGCAGATGTAATCTCCATCACTTTATTTAGATTTTTTAATCTTTCTTCTACATCTTTTCTTATTTGATGTTTTGCAAAACTCATTTTATTTGGGTCGCCAGAATCTAAGTGTAACTGGTATCTTCTTCTTTGTTCTTCTAAATCCCAAACTTTTAATCTAAATTCTCCTATTGATCTTACTTGGATAATAGGAGATTTTAATTCTACTAAACTTTTTCTTATTCCTTTCCAATAATAGTCAACTACATGTTCTACTAAATTAGGATTTAATTTTAGTTCTTTTGCTGTTGATTCTATAAAACTTCTAGATTTTTTGGGTGTCAATGTGTACAAATTTAAAGTCCAACAATATATTTCCTGAACACTGTATTTTTAAATCTGGATTAATAAAAATCTTCTTTTTACTTTTTCCTTCTTTAACTATAAATCCAATCTTCTCCATTTTTGTTAAACAGTTTCTTACTGTTTGAGTACTCTTAAAAATATTATCAGAAGATGCTGTTATACAAAAATCAGCAAGATCCTGTTCACCTTTTAATCCAAGTAAAGTAAGACAATCTAATTCTGACTCACTCAACAAAGTTGAAGTAAGATAAGAATGAGTAAGAAATTGAAATTTAATAATACTTGATAATGTAAATTTATGACGCTTATCAACTAGATTAACTTGTGCCATGTTGTTGGTTTATGACGGATTTATACTGACTTAAGCTTCTTTTCTGGTTTTTGTTTTGGAGCTTCTGATGCTTCTTCTTTATTATTAGTTGACGCTTCTCTAGATTCTGGAGGATACATAATCATAGCTTGACGCGCAATAGATTCAACTCTTATCAATTTTTGTTTTTCAATCTCTGTCAAAAGTGTCTCATATTCTAATCTAATTTTAAGCATTGGCAATTCACTTTTATAAAAGTTTTCCATTGCTATACGATGTTCCTTGATCTCTTTTTCGGTAGGAACCTTTGTCTCTTCTGTGTTGGTTTGTTCTGACATGGTTATTTTTTTTAATTAAACTTAAGACAAATATATTACATAAAGTTTAAACTTCCAAAGTTTATATTAAATTTAAAATAAAAAAAAGGTCCCTGATAAACAGAGACCTTAGTTACAGAAAGACAAAGAAAGCTATATCAAATTGTATCCTGTAAAATCAAACCAACGTCTTAAACCAGTATATCTATAATAAAATTTAGTAGCTCCAACTGGTTGAAAAATAGGTGCTATAAAATATGTAGTTACTCCTATTGATGCATCATAAGGAACTTTAATTGTATTCCAAGCATCTGCAAAAGTAACACCTTGCGCAAATGTTCCTAAAGGAGATCCATCAGCTCCTGTTAAAGCAAAAGTAACTGTGGCACCATTATCAAATACACCCATCAAATTATTATAAACTAAAATATCAGCAGCAGTTAATGCACTTACAATATCAAAAGGATAAACTATATTAAAAGCGCGACTAATAGTAACTTGTAATTCATTCCACTCAGCTTCAGAAGAAGCAACAACATTGCCTAAAGTAAGATCGTGAATATTTCTATTTGGTGTATAAAGTGCTGTAAGATTTTTACCATCAACTAATTTATGATTCCAAGTAGCATCTCCTCCTGATATCTTTAATTCTTTAGCATAAATACTAGCAAAAAAATATACAGCATTTGTATAGTTATTGTCATAAAGAGTTCTCTTTTTACCATAACTCATACTAAAAGAATTATTTGTAGTCTTAACTCCTTTTAAAGAATTAGACATAATAATTGCTGTAGGAATAAGTTTATCTTTAGATGCCATAATCAATAATTTATTTTACTTCTTTAGAAGATGATCTATAATTAGTAAAGTTTTCAGATGCTGTAAAACCTAATCCGGCAATTACAATATATTCAACACCAGAATAAACATTATCAGATATTGTAAAATCGGTAAATAAATCAACTAGAAAACCAACAGCAATTAAAATAAAAGCTGCTAGTGTAACGACTCTTTTAGAAGAAATCTTTCCATCTGAACTTAACATATTTTCAATAAAATTTTTCATACTAGATAATTTTCATATTGTTTGATATTCAATATAAGGAATATAATTCATATTTCCAAAAACTAATCTTCTTTATCTTTCCAAATAGCTTTCTTAATTTTTTCCCATAAATTATATCCAAGTATAAGACTACTATTTTCAAATATACTTTTTACTTCAACAGTAGCAATAATACCCGCTGTTACATCTATCCAAGGAATTGCTGGTGTTAAATATGTTTGAGATACCTTAGCTACTATAATAGCCAAAGGATATACAATAAATTTAGATACAATTCTTCCTGCTTTACGTGAAGTAATAGATTTCCATCCACCTTTATTTTTAGATGCCCAGATACCTAAAAAAGTATCTACCATAATTAAGAATCCTATAGCAAATAAAGCTGAAGATATTTCAGTAAAAAAGATCGCTAGAAACGCTGAGATTTCTAAAAAATATTGTGATATGGATTCTTTAAAGTTCATGTTAAAATATAATTAATTTATCCCACAAAAGTTGATCTGCTAGATCTTGTATTATCTGTTGGCAGTAATCCCCAATTAAGTGTATTGCTAAATACTCCTCTATAAGAATAAATAGGTCTACCAAGTGATGAATTTATATCAGTTGCATTTACAAATCCTACATCAATAGTAGAGCCATTATCTACTGTAAATATTGCTTGTGAACCTCCAATAGAAGATTTTAATAATATCCTATTAGCATCAGTTGCTTGTGTAGAAGTAAAAGATTGTCTTACTCTATATGTTTTTGTGGATACCAAAGTAGTAGTTCTTAATATAGCAGCATCAGAACCCATTATAAGATTATAAGTATCAAATGTTCCATCTGTACCTAAAAAAGTTGTAACTGAAACTTGTAATGTTAAAGTATCTAAACAAATTAATTGAGTATTAAGAGTTACAGATGTAACAGCTGTAAGTCCAGTAACACTACCGAAAACAACATTATACCAAGTTATTCCTGCTCCATTAAATATAGTTCCTGATGCACTATTATACAAAGTAGAACCTACTTGTACATTTACAGTTCCTGCGGTATAAGTAAATATCCCACCACCAATATTACCTCCAGTAAAATTTATTGTTCCAGCACTATTAATTGTAAAGTTATTACTTAATCTACCAGGACCAGTTCTTGACCATGTACCAGTTGATAAAGCAGGAACAGCATAAGTAAATGTTGTTGTTCCTGTAAAAAGACCATTACCTGATTGAGTAAAATTACCTGTTATTGTGATTGAATTAGCATTTAATGTTGCTGAACTTGCTGCCACTAACTCTACATTCTGAGCAACCCAAGCGGTAGGAAGAGTTGTTGTATTATAATTTCTTAACTGTAAATGAGTAAAATTAAGAGAATAAATTCCAAGTGTAAATGATATAGGAGCATTTGCAAGGTCAGCAGTTCCAAATGTGGTAGCATTAATATTACTTACTAATGTAATTGCGCCATTAACTAATAGTTTATTAAAAGTATATCCGCCTAAATTACAATTAGTATTTCCACCTGCCCCACCAACAACTAAATATGCAGAAGTTTCATCAAATGTACCTGCTGTATATGTTATAAATCCTGTTTCTTTCCAAGGTGTACCCGAAAGAGTAAGTGTTCCCCCAGGTGTATTAATAGTTAAATTATTTCTTATAAAACAATTAGTACCTGATGCAGTCCAAGTACCTGTTCCAGCATAAATAAAATTTGTAGTGCCTGTACAACCACTTGTATTAATAGTAAGATTCTCTGTAAAAGTTAATGTATTACCATTGAATGCTGAACCATTTGTAACAGTCAAAGATTTAAAGGTAAGATTTGTAGGAACAGTAAAAGTACCAGTTGCATTACTAACAAGATTAGCATTTGTAGTTACAAAAGTATTACCTCCTAAAACAAAACTTGTTGTTGATGTACTTCCTAAAGTAAAGTTTCCAGTAAGAGTAAGATTACTTCCTAATGTTATTATTGAAGCCGCGTTTGTTGTTATATTATTCCAAGTTATACCATTTGTAGTTAAAGTTGTATTTGCCCCAATATTTAAAGTAGAACCAGTAGTATCAACTATACCCGATGTATATGTAAGTGTTCCTGTATCATGCCTTACATTACCAGATACTGTAATTGTATTTGCACCTGCATTAATAGTAAGATTATTTCTAATAGTACCAGTAGATGTGTTATTCCAAGTGCCAGTACCTGTTAATACTAATGATGTTGTTCCGGTACAATTTCCAGTACCTGTTGTACTAAGATTTCCTGAAATATTAATGGTATTAGTATTTAATACAGCACCTGTAGATGAGCTAATAAGTGTAGCATTTGTAACATTTAAAGTATTTGGAATTGTTGTTGTTCCTTGTGAAACTACTAAAGTACCAGTCGGGTTGAATGAGAAAGCACCTATTGTAAAGCTTAAAGTACCTGTGTGATTTAATGTAAGTGTTCCTGTAATATTTAAGTTTGATGAAAGTGTTATTGTATAAGTTGCTCCTGTTGTTGTAAAGTTATTCCAATTTAAAGTACCTGTATTAAATGTAGTAGCAGCAGCTACATTTAAAGTAGAACCTGTTGTAACTACTGTGCCTGCTGTGTAAGTAAAAATACCTGTATCATAATAAAGATTTCCTGACATTGTAAGTGTACTTGGCGTATTAATAATAACATTATTTCTTATTGCTCCAGTTGAACTATTACTCCACGTACCTGTGCCTCCAAATACAATTGCAGTTGTTCCTGTATATATACCAGCACCACCACCTTGTGTCAAACTACCATTTATATTAAGTGTATTATTAGTAAGAGTAGTAGTTCCAGTTCCTTGAAATGTTACAGTCCCAGTTGAAGTCCAGTTGCCAACAAATGTATATGTTGCAGAAGTACCTCCAAATGCTAATGTTCTCGACCAAGTAACACCTCCTGATGTTAATGTTGCAGTACCATTTAAAACAATACCACTTGCTCCTGCTTGTGTATATCCACCTGTTCCAAGATTTAATACTCCACTTGTGTTTAGTGTATTATTAAAAGTAATAGTACCTACATAGTTTGTAAAGTTTACCCCTACTAAACCTGCAGTATTGATATTCACAGTAAGATTTCCTGATGTAGCAGTAAAAGCAATATCATCACCTGCAATAGGTACAACACCACCTGTCCAAGTGCCTACAGCGTTCCAGTTACCTCCTGCGTTAGATACCGTTCTTGTTGCCATAATTATTGATTTTCAAGTTTTCTTTCTTCTGTAATTCCCATATTATTTATTCCTAATTCAATATCCGCTTCTGTTTGCGGATTAAAATGAGTAACCTCAATAGTTACTTTAGTATTATATTGAATATAATAATATTCTACTAAAGTATATACCATTATATAATCAAATACTTCATCTGTATTAGGAATAGGATTTCCCTCTTCATCATATTGCCAAGTAATTTGTTGTTCAGGAACTGTTCTTCTTTCTAATTCTATCCAAGTAAAACCCATACTTTATGTTTTTAAAATTGTTATAATTAAATTTACACTTGTTAAGGTAGATGCAGAATCAAGATTAAATCCTATAACATCACCTGCTGTTACTGCTGTTGTCCAAGTAGTAAGAGTATTATCTGAATTAAGTTGTTGTGATGAAAGAGTAGGCTTCTCTGTGCCCGCGATAGTATTAGCTACTGTTGGAACTACACCCGCAGCTTTCCATACATCTATTACACAATCTCCTGATATATCAGAGACTATGCTCCAACCAGTAATTGTCCCATCATAAGGAATAACTGTGTATCCTATGATTCCTGTTAATGGAGCAAATCCACCACCATTTACTGAGCAACCAAAAGTTGTTGTTCTTACATTAGGTGTTACACTGCCGCCACCACCACCTCCGGATATTATAATTTGAGTACTCATATTATGTTAAATAAATGATTAATAATTCAGCATTAGCTGGAGATGCATCATAAGCTATAGCATCTAAAACATTATTAATTCCACCTGGATTAAAGTTAATAGTTTCTCCTGGTTTTAATGTAATACCTTTTACAGTAGCATTAGCTGTACCAACACTTGCAAAAGATGCTCCATAGGTTCCTGCTGCTACAGTGCCACTTGCTAGTGTTACTCTAAGAAGATTAGTTGTTCTTGTT